ACCAACTATTACTCTTTTTGATGCTAATGGTAATTTAACTATTAATTCTACTTCTTTTAATATTGGTAACTCCACAATCAATGTTGCTATTAATTCTACATCATTTTCAGGAACTTCCAATAATTCAAATTATTTTTCTGGTCAAAATCAATCTTATTATGCGAACGCTTCTATTTACACTGGTGCTTTTAACGGAACAACAATTAATTCTTCTTCATATATAAATTCTGTTGGACAAATTAATGGTAATGCAGGAATAGTTTCTACTAGTTTTGATAGTGGTGGTGGACAATTTAGAGCAATTTATGGAAGTTATGGTGTTTTTTATAGAAATGACGGAAGTAATTATTATGAAATGATAACTGCATCGGGAAATTCTACCGGAACATGGAGTTCTCTAAGACCCTATATATTAAATTTAGCAACTGGTTTTGTTAATATAGATCAGACTGGTGCGGGGGTTCAATTTGGTGGTACTATTACTGTAAATAATTCAATAGTTTCTGGTTCAAATTCTGGTTCTGTTACTGCTATTACTGGTTATTCAAATACTTTTTATGGTGTTTATGGACTTTCTAATACTAATATTGGTGTTTTTGGAACATCTAATTCTTCTTATGGTGGATATTTTCAATCTACATCATACCCAGGAATTCAAGGAATTTCTACTACCGGAGTTGGTGTTCAGGGATTATCTAATTCTTTATATGGTGGAAATTTTATTTCTAATACTTCTTTGGGAGTTCTAGGAACATCTAATACAGGCACAGGTGTTTATGGTCAATCAAATTATGGTGGTTATGGTGGAAATTTTATTTCTAATACTGGTATTGGAGTAGTTATTCAATCTTATACAGGACAAGTTGCTAAATTTTCCAATGCAACTACATCTCTTATGAGTTTAGATAATTCTGGTGATTTAACTGTTTATAATTCAATAGTTTCTGGTTCAAATTCTGGTTCTGTTACTGCTATTACTGGTTATTCAAATACTTTTTATGGTGTTTATGGACTTTCTAATACTAATATTGGTGTTTTTGGAACATCTAATTCTTCTTATGGTGGATATTTTCAATCTACATCATACCCAGGAATTCAAGGAATTTCTACTACCGGAGTTGGTGTTCAGGGATTATCTAATTCTTTATATGGTGGAAATTTTATTTCTAATACTGGTATTGGAGTAGTTATTCAATCTTATACAGGACAAGTTGCTAAATTTTCCAATGCAACTACAGTTTTAATGACTTTGGATAATTCCGGTGATCTTGCTGTTTATAATTCTTTAACTCTGGGAAATTCTACTGTTAATTTAACCATTAACTCAACTACTTCTTTTGGTGGTGGAAATGGAGTTGTCGGTGGTTCAAATACCCAAATACAATTTAATGATTCTGGTTCTTTTAATGGTTCTTCTGTACTTACTTTTAATAAAACTTCTAATACCATGACTTTAGGTAACTCAACTGTAAATGCAGCCTTTACGGCTAGTGGTGTACAAATAGCCAATGGAACAGTCACTTCTTCTATATTTACTAATTTTTCTGTAAACAATTCTTCTACGGGTTCTACAGGTACTCTTTCCGCCGGTCAAATAGTTTTTTCTAATACTACCGTTACTAATTTTACTATTAAAGGTGGTACTAATGATCCTTATATTTCATTTTTTGATACATCAGGAAATGTCTATGTAAATACAACAATATTAACTCTAGGTAATTCCACAGTTAATTCCACAGTTAATTCCACAATTATTACAAGTTCTAATCTAAATATAAATTCTACTCAAACATTAGGAAATACTTCTGGAAGTCAGATTGTTTATGGTCAATTTTATTCAAGTGATGGTAATGGAGATAATTTAATATTAACAAATACAAGAGTTGTTAATGGTACATCTTGGGTAGGTGCAGGATCAAGAATTCAACAAAAAATTGATGCCACTTGGATGGGATGGATGCAATTTAATGGTAATTCCTCCGGAGGAATTACTTGGGGAAGTGGTGAATCTTCTTCTGGTGCTACTTATGTTCCACAAACAATGTCGCTTGACATAAATGGTAAATTTAGTCTTTCACAATATGGTGCTGGTCTACAAGGATCAAATACTTCTGGTGGATTTAATACTATTAATATTGTTACACCACAAATGTATGGAGCCGCCGGGGATGGTTCTACAGATGATACAACAGCCTTAACAAATTGTCTTACTTCTGGTAAACAAGTTCTTTTAATTGGAAAATTTTTAATTTCTTCTGCAATTACTATTACATTAAGTGCTCCAAGCGGATTAAAAATTACAGGATCAGGACAACAATTATCACAAATATTATTATCAACTGCCAATGCCGCTATTAATATTTCAATTCAATATAATGGTAATTATGCCAATCAAAACTCTCAGGTAGTTTTAGAAGATTTTTCATTGGTTGAACAATATGTCGGTGCAGGTTCCTCTAGTTCTGGGGCTTCTCCTTCTGGGATGATGAATATTTCTGCAACCACAACAGCAGCACAATTTGGCGGAATAACCGCTGAAACGTTAGTTACTAGAAATCTTTCATTTCTAGGTAATGGAACAGGATGGAATTATGTTGGACTCTATCTTAAAGATTTGCGTTATATAAATGTAAATGTAACTATGCAAAACTGTATAGGGTCTCCTTATGGAACTGGTGGTATAGGTGGTTCGGCTGGAATTTTATTTAGCACTACAAATACAGGATCAGAAACAAATGCTCCTACTACTTTGTTTTTTGATAAATGTCATATTACAGCAGGAGATTATGGAATCAGATTTCTTCCTTCTGGTGCAACTTCCGGAACTATGGACCCTCAAGGAGTTAATATAGTAGATTCATTTATAATAGGTCAAAATACGGCTTCTGTTTATTTATCTGCAACGGATGCTAATAATGGTGAATGGCGAATCAGAAGTTGTTCTTTTGATGCAATTCATACAGCAATTTCTTTAAATGGAATTGGAAATCCAAGAATAACTGATTGTACAATTAATTATGGTGTTCCTGCTAATTCATCTTTTTCTGGTATTGGTGGAAGCGGAATATATTTTAATAATGGTACAATATGTCCTTGGAATAATGGATATATTTTTGGAAATTGTATTAATGGTCCTGGATTAGCTAATGGTTATTCAATATCAGGAAGTGTAAATAATAATGGTGGCGGTGTTGCACATACAATAATTTCAATGAATACTTCTATGAATTCTCCTGGTGGTTATACTATTTCTGGTAATGCAATAAATACAAATACGGCAGGAAATTATTAAAATAAATAATATAAAAAGGAGAAAAAAATGGAACAAAATTATTACGTAATATCACAAAATATTTCAACAGATATAAATGGAACAAATCTTAATTTTACTTTAGGAAATTCAAATCCTACAAATTCTAATAATTTACCTATATTTCCACATAATAACTTATCATTTTCTATTCATAATCCTGCTAATACAGATATTACTACATTTTCTTTTGGAAGTCAAATAACAATGACTTTGGTTACAGCAAATACTTAAAAATGTATATTCCTTCTTCTAATACCCAAACTCGAACTTCTTATATAGGAATAATTTATTCTGATTTTACGGATAATTTTAATAAGGCACCTTTTTCAAATGATCTTGCTAAAATAACCAATGAAAATTCTGTTAAACAATCCTTAAAAAATATTTGTCTTACTCATTTAGGAGAAAGACTTTATGATAATAGTATAGGTACTATATTTCAAGTATTTGGCCAAAACGATGCAATTTTTCAATCAGTTGTTTCACAAAGTTTGACTGATGCTATTCGATCAAATGAACCAAGATGTAATCTACTTGGTATAAATGTAGACTCTACTTCCATTCCTAATGCTCTTTCTGTTACAATTTATTTTACAGTAATAAATATACCAGGAAATCAATCGGTAAATATTCTTATAAATCGGATTAGATAAGAAGAAATATACATCATATGAAAGTTGTTTGATTTTCCATAAACTTTAATAAATATATAAAATTATTTAAAAGACCTTTGGTCGAAGGAAGTTTATGGCAAATACTATTCCACAAAATATTTCACTTGGAAGTCTTGATCCAAATACATTGAAATCACAAATGATAAGTTGGTTTCAAAATCAAAGTATTTTTCGTGATTATAATTTTACAGGAAGTAATATTAATGTTTTATTAGATATTTTTTCTCGTAATACATTTCTTAATTCTTTTTTTCTTAATATGGCATTTTCAGAATCATTTAATGATTCTGCACAATTAAAAGATTCTTTAGTTTCAATTTCAAAAATGTTAAATTATGTTCCTTATTCTGTTTCTTCTTCAACTACTTCTTTAAATTTAACTATGTCGGCGCCGTCTCTAAACATATTAGAGATACCTCAAGGAAGTATCTTTGGAGGATTAAATTCCAACGGAAGTTTTTCTTTTGTTACAGATCAGAATTATATAGCAACTTCTTCAAATGGTTTTTTTCAATTTTCTAATGTTAATATTTATGAAGGTTATTATAAAACAGATTTATTTGTTGTGGATACTACTGTAAATAATCAATTATTTACTTTATCTTCCCCAGGAATAGACACTTCTTCTCTTTCAATCTTAGTTTCTGAAAATTCAGGTTCTACTAATACATCATTTACACAGGCATCTAATCTTTATGGTTTGAACGGAAATTCAAAAGTTTATTTTCTTCAGGCTGGATTTGGAAATACCTATCAACTTCAATTTGGAGATGGTATTTTAGGTTATATTCCTCAAAATGGTGCTGTTGTGTCGGCTAATTATAGAGTGTCAAAAGGAAGTGATGCAAATTATATTTCTTCATTTATTATGAATACAAACTTATCTACTTTTAATGGTGGAACAGTTTCAAATGTTTATATTTTAACTTCTAATAATTCTTCGGGAGGGGCGAATGCAGAAGGTATAGATTCTATAAGATATAATAATCCAAGACATTATCAGACACAAGATAATGCAATTACTTCCTTAAATTATGAAACTTTAATTTATGAAAATTTTCCTTCTATTACTGATATTAACGTTTATGGTGGAGGAATTACCAATACGGCTGTACAATATGGTATGATTTTTATTGCTCTTGTTGGACAATCCGGTAATCCTGCAACATTGTCTTTAAAAAATGATATTCAGACTTATATTAATAAAGTAAATATTCTTAATTATCAAATTCAATTTGTTGATCCGGATAATCTTTATTTAAATGTATTTTCTAATGTTCATGTTAATTTTTCTAACACAGGATATTCTCCTTCACAATATCAGGCTTTAGTAACCAATACAATTTCTAATTTTACAAATAATAATTTACAGGCATTTTCTACTCCATTCAGATATTCTCAATTTTGTGATGCTATTGATGAAACCGATCCTTCTATCATTTCCAATGAAACTTATGTTACCATGTCTAAATATGCCAATGTAATTTTCAATGTAAATAATTCAATAGTGGTTAATTTCAATAACCCAATTTCGAATGTTTCTTCTTCACAATTTATTATTTCTGGTAATAATTATTTTCTAACCGATACTTTGGTTAATAATAATCCAACTGGTTTTATCTACCTTTCCCAACTTTCTCCCAATAATTCTATTATTAATCCTAAAAATGTCGGAACTGTAAATTATGTCAATGGTAATATAAATATTCCTATTCTTAATATTTCTTCATTTGTTTCTAATGCTTCTGGTTTACTTTTAACAGCATTTCCACAAAATAAAGATATATATTCTATAGGAAATGATATTATTGAAATTAATATGGTAAATGGTCTGTCAATTAATATAAGTAATAATTAAAAAATGACAGATATTTTAACAAATATTTATATACCTTCTCAATTTCCATCTTTTTACCAAGGAGGAACTGGAAATAATTTTGTTTCATTTGTTAAAACTTATTATCAATATTTAGAACAATCTAATAATATAATTTATAATTCAAGAAATTTTTTAAAAAATCATGATATTGATACTTGTGATGAATCTTTTCTTCAATATTTTAAAAATCAATATTTAGGAAATTTACCTTCGGATGTTCTTGTTAATCCTCGTCTTTTAATTAAACATATTCAAGACCTTTATAGAAGTGTAGGAACCGAAAGAGGATATGAACTTTTATTTAGAATTTTATTTAATGAAGATATAAATTTTTACTATCCTGGTCAACATATTCTTAGACCTTCTAATAATACATGGGTTAGAAAAGGTTATATAGAAGTAACAAATTCTTCTTTACTTTTTCAATTAGTAGGTTTAAAGGTCTATTCTTCTTCAAGTCTTGCATCGGCTCTTGTAGAAGACTACAATATTATAACAGTTAATAATAAACTTATTAATGTTCTTATTCTTTCTAATATAAGTGGTTCTTTTAAATATGGTGATTTTTTACTTTCTTCAAATTTACCTTCCTTAACAACTTCCAATGCTCCTATAATTATTGGTTCTCTTTCGGCAATTTCTATAACAGATGGTGGAGCACAATTTAATCTTGGTGATATTGTTAATATTTCTGGTTCTAGTGCTTCTGGATTGGGTAGAGTTTCCTCTGTTACTTCTCAAAATGGAAAAATAATATTTACTCTTGTTAATGGTGGTTTTGGATTTACTAAAAATGCACAAGTACAAGTTACTGGTGGTGGAGGAAGTGGAGCAACATTTAGTATTGGTTCTCTAACAAATCAAAAAGTTTTTTCTATTAATAATGATGAAATAAATCTTTATTATAATACTTTATTGGATAATTATACTCTTCCTAATCAATTTACTCTTAATATTTCTAATACATATGGAACATTTTCCAATTCGGAAGTTATAAATTCTTCTGCCAATGGTATTATTTTAGATTTTGCCTATATTTCTGGTAATTCACTTTCTAATCTAGAATTTTTATCTAATACTTCACTTGGAATTTCTAATCTTCAAATTATAGAAATAGACAATCCTTCTTTTGTTAATTTAACTGGTCCTGAATCTTCTCTCAATAATGCTAATCTTGTTTCTGGTATTTTATTAAAAGGTTCTGTTTCCAATAATATAATTTATATTAATACAGTTTTACCTAAATGTCAATATATTGCTAATGGAACAACCACATTTGCAAATTCTACTACTTTAAAAGTAACTAACGCAACTGGTTATTTTCTTCCAACTTCTATTATATATGGGCAAACTTCTTCTGCCAATGGATATTTAAATTCTACAATAAGAAATACCAATTGGGGATTTCCAATGTCTAATAACGGAAATCTTGATATCCCTATAAATCAGGTTCTAGAATTTCAATCCTTGATAGTTGGTACAATTTCCTCGATAACAGGGGAAAATCCAGGGGAAAATTATTCTTCTAATGCAACTGTTTCGATTATAGAATCAGAAATATATCAATTACAAATATCAGATGGAATGGGAGGTTATTGGGGCGGAGATGCAAACGTTTCTGCTGTTGCTAACAATGAATCTGGTATTATAACTTCTCTTCAAGTCATAGAATCGGGTTATGGATTTAGTCCTGGCGAACCTTTATCAATTTATGGTAATGGACAAATTTATGCAGAAGGAAGTGCTATTGTTGATGGTACTGGTATTACACAAGGATATTGGATAAATAATCAATCATTTTTATCCGATGAAATTTATCTTCAAGATTCTTATTATTATCAAACATTTTCCTATGAAATTCTTGCACCTAAAATCTTATCAACTTATCAAAAATTTGTCTATGATATAGTTCATCCTATTCAAATGAAAATGTTTGGAAGATTTACTTTAAATGATATTCAAAATTCTAATACATTTTTATTAAATACAACAATAACACAAAGTAATGTAACATACATTCCAAGCTATTTTTATTTAGGATTTTAAAATAAAATAATAAAAGGAAATAATAAATGAAAAAATTAAGACAAATAATTAAGAAAAAAGATATAAATTCTTCTAATTCTGGTTATTCTCCTGATCATGATACAGTTGTTACCGATGGAGATACAGATTTTGAAACAGTCTCAGAAAATATAATGGAAGGTTTAAAACAAGAAAATAAAATTAGTGATTTATCTGATTCTCTTGGAAAACATTATAAAAAAGTTTTTGATAATTCTTCAGAAGGTGAAATATATGCTATTGATTCTTATATGCATAATTCAAGACCTATTAATAATTATCATTGGAAAAATGATAAAACTAATTCTAATTATGAAACCGAAACTAGAAATTTAGATAATATTTTAAACAAAGAAAAAACTCCACATAAATTAGTAGTTTATTCTGGCACTCGACATGATCCTAGACAAGTAAAAGATAAGGATAATATTGTAAATCATCCTGCATATCTTTCAACTTCTATTAAAAAAGGAAAAGGTGGAGAGTTTGCAAGAAGAAATAAAGTTCTTGATTTAGATAATAACATTGAACATCAACATCTTTTAAAAATTCATGTTCCTGAAGGTCATTCTGGTGTCTATGTCGCACATGCAGGTTTAGGCATGACTAATGAAAGAGAATTTCTTCTTCCTCGAAATACTAAGATGAGATATTTAAGAACAGAAACAAAAATATTTCCAAATTCTCATCGTGATATTCATCAACATATTCATCATATGGAAGTTTTACCACATGACGAAAACTGATATTAATAAAATATATGATTTAATTTATTTTGATTCTGAGACTGGCGAAATTAAAGAAAAAATAAAAATGAGAGAAATTTTTTCTTGGAATGGTAAAAGGTATGAATTAATTAGACATTATGAATTAGATAAGGAAAATATATTAAATCCATTCTTTTCTAATAAATAATCAAAATAAAAGGAATTATTTTGACTGCTACACTAACAGAAAATTTTAATGTAAATAATATTAATAATTTTTTAGAAGATATAAATTCTTCTAATTCTTCTTATTACTTTTTTGTAGGTGGTACTTTACCATGGCCTATTGATTCTGTTCCACCATCTCCTTTAAATGATTTCGAAGATTTTGATCAGGATATTTTTCATTCTATAGTTTTTGGTAAATTAATTTCTAATTCAAATATTTCCTATTTAATTCCAAGATATAATTATACTTCTAATACAATTTATACACAATATGATCCTAATAATGCTAATTTATTTTCTTCTTCTTTTTATGTTTTAAATAATCAATATTCTGTTTATAAATGCATTGATAATAATAATGGTTCTCCTTCTCTTATTCAACCATTAATTACACCAACATCAGGTACATTTCAGACTTCCGATGGTTATACTTGGAAATTTCTTTATACAATTTCTACTAATGCCAATACTCTTTTTACTTCATCTAACTTCATTCCTGTTGTTCCTAATACTTATGTTTCCAATAATTCTATACCAGGAACTATCGATATTACCAGAGTTATCACAGGTGGTTCTGGTTATCAAACATTTGATCAAAATTATCTAGGAAATATAATCAATCAAAATACATTAAAATTAGGAAATACAGCTTCTAATATTAATAATTTTTATACTGGTTGTTCGATTTATCTCAATGGTGGTTTAGGAGCAAATCAATTAAGAACAATTACAGCCTATAACGGAGGAACACAAGTTGTTTCTGTTTCGCCTTCTTTTAATACTTATGTTAATTTATATTTAGGAAATACTCAGGGATCATTTATTCTTGGAGAAAGTGTAGATCAATTTATAGATGAAATAAGTTATGTTTATTCACAAGGTTATTTTAATGTAAATGATTATATGATTCAATCTGATTCTGGTTTCGGGGGATATATTTCTTCAGTTAATACTTCTGTTATTGGAATAAATCAAGTTACAAATTCAAATATAAGTGTCGTTTCTGGTGCATATCCTATAATTGATACCAATTCTCTTGGAACTTTACAATCAGGAGTTGTTACTGTAAATACTTCTTCCAATGTTATTATTGGTGGGGCGGGAGCTAATTTACTTACATATTCGGTTAATAACTATATAAGAGTTGGATCAAATACTTCTGCTAATATAAGAAGAATAACATCTATTACAAATTCTTCCTATGCAAATGTTTCTGTTCCTTTTAATAATACTTTAATTTCTAATGTTCATTATTTGGTTCCTAATGCTTTTGAACCTATTTCTTCTACTGAAGGAATTTCTTCTGGTATTATAAGTCAAGTTAATTTAACTTCAATGATTGTTAATTTTGGGAATGTTTCTTCAAACTCTATTTCATTTATTTTAGGAGAAACAGTTAAAGAATATAATGCAAATGGAGTTGATCAATCTTCTAATGCTGTAATTTCCTATGCAAATTCCACAACTTTAATTCTTTCTTCTATAAATGGAACAATTTCTACTGGTTTTAATTTAGTAGGACAATCATCAACTTTAAATGCACAAATTCTAAATATTTCTTCATACCCAAATATAACATTATCAAATACTTCTGGTACATTTATTTCTGGTTCTTATATTTATTCTTATTATGCCAATGGATTACCTTCTGGAAATGCAGTTTTATTATCTTCTTCTTATTCTCCTTCTTCACTAACACAATATATTGTTTCTCCTACAGTAAATTTTTCTGGTGATGGGTATGGGGCAATGGCATATTCTATAGTTAATACTTCTATAGGTGCAAATTATCCTATTTCTAAAATTGTCATGATTAATACAGGAACAGAATATACAATTTCCAATACTTATATATCTGGAAATCCTCTTTATGGTTCGGGAGCAAATCTTTATTCTGTTTTATCTCCGACTCATGGACATGGTTCTAATTGTTATTCTGAATTAGGTGCTAAATATGCAGGAATTTCTGTAACTATTGATACAGCATCAAATGAAAATTATTATTTTCCTAATTATGGCTCCTATAGAAAAGTTGGCATTATTAAAAATCCTTTTTATAATGATGTATATTTAAATACTGATAATGTACATAGATATGCAGCTAATATTTCTCTTTCTTCTAATAATTTTGTTAATAATGAAATTATATATCAACCTTCAACGAATTCAGCCGCCTTAATAAAATATGCTAATTCTTCATATCTTGAATTAGATAATATTAATGGTTCTTTTGTTTCTAATACCTCAAATAATCTTGCAAATTGTTTAATTATTGGTTTAAAATCAAATACAACAGCTAATTTATTAAATTATTATTCAAAATCGTTCAATCTAACTTCTAATACTCAATATATATATTCTGGAAATAATCCTATTGGACTTCTTACACAAGTATTATCTAATAATCAAATAAGAATGACAAATATTTCTGGAAAAATATCCAATGAATTAAATACTATTATATATGATCCAACAGTTAATTCCTATGCAAATTTATTATCAATTTATTCTTCTAATGATACTGTAAATTCTTCTATTACATATGGAACAAAATTTAATCAAACTTCTCGTCTTACAATTTCTTCTAATGTAGGATCATTTCAAATCGGAGAATATGTAACTCAGGCAACTACTAATGCTTCTGGTTTAATTATTAATACTTCTAATGAAATAGATTTAATTTATACTCCTAATTTTGGAACTATAACAACTGGTATAATTTTAACAGATTCAAATACTTCCGCAACAGGTATTATAACATTTGCTAATTCTTCTTATATAAAAATGACTGCTGCTAATGGAATTTTTAATAATTATGATAAAATATCTACTATTACTGCTAATGGTTCTATAAGTTCTGTTATTCCAGTAATTGTTGTTTCTGATCTTCTTAATGAATTTCCTTTTCAGGTAGGATCATATGAATTAACAGGTAATACTTCAGGTGCAATTGGTTTAATTCAAATTGCTAATACAGTCACATATCCAGATTTAATACGTAATACAGGAGAAGTTTTATACTTAAATTATGTTTCACCATTTATTATTTCACCTAATACAAAATCCACTTTTAACATTACGATACAATTATGAAAAATTTAAGAATTATTTTAGAATCAAATTTTAATAAAACAAATAACGAAGAAAGAGCTCTTGTACATCTTCATAATAAATTATCAAATCATTATAAATTTAATGATGAGGATATAAAACCCATTAAAGATTATACAAAAGATTCATCTAGATTAAATGCTTATCAATGGAAGAAAAAGGAAAATGGATATAAAAATGCTTATCATAAAGAATCAGAAGAAAGAACTTCTGAAATGGATGATATTTTAGATAGACATAGAACACCACATAAATTAACTCTTTTTTCTGGCACTCCACATGATCCAAGAGAAGCAATGAACAAGGAAAAAATTGTAAATCACCCTGCATATCTTTCAACTTCTCTTTCTAAGAAAATAGCAAAAGATTTTAGTGGGCATGTTTTAAAAATTCATGTTCCAAAAGGTCATCCTGGGGCTTATGTTGATCATCATTCTTATAATGGTTCTGAAAAAGAATTTATATTACCACGAGATACTAAAATGAAATATAAATTTACCCAAGAACATAAACTTGATGATGGAAGTACTGTTTTTGAACATCATATGGATGTTATTCCTTCAAATATATAAATAAATACAATAAATAATAAAAAAATATAAGGAATAAGAAAATCGGAACTGGTCAGCTTGATACAAATTTAAATCAATCTCCTTATTTTGATACATTTAATGCAAATGATCAATATTATCGTGTACTTTTTAAGCCATCTCAGGCTGTACAAACACGCGAACTTAATACAACACAATCAATTATGCAAAACCAAATTCAAACATTTGGTGAAAATATTTTCGTGAATGGCACTATTGTAAGCGGTTGTAATATAACTTATAAAAATAATCTTTCCTATGTAAAACTTACAGATACTTATGCAAATGGCTCCCCTCTTACAATTTCTTCTCTTAAGGGTCTAATTGCACTTTCTAATTCTGGTCTTAAAGCTTATATTCGTGATACTTCTCAAGGTTATATTTCACAATCTCCAAATCTTAATACTTTATTCATTACTTATCTTAATTCTGCCACAACAAATTCTGCTATTAAGGTATTTCAAAATGATGAAATTTTAAATATCGTTACTTCTTCAAATCTCGCTATTGCACAAGTTCAAGTAGCAAATACTATTACTTCTGGTTCTTCTAATACTACAGGATCATCTTATGGAGTTTCTGTTTCTTCTGGTTCTATTTTTCAAAAAGGGTTATTATTAGAAGTAGCTAATCAATCTATTATTGTAACTCCATATACAAATCAACCAAATAATATTTCAGTCGGATTTCAGTCAATGGAATCTATTGTAACTTCATTTCAAGATCAATCTCTTTTGGATAATTCTCAAGGTTCACTAAATTATGCCGCTCCTGGTGCAGATAGATTAAAAATTATTCCTACTCTTGTTTTAAGACAAACAAGTTCTACTTCTTCTAATGATTTCTTTTCTATTGTTGATTTTGTTGCTGGTTCTCCTTCTATAGTTAATCAGGATACTACATATTCTATTATTGGTGATAAAATGGCAGAATATTCCTATGAGACTAATGGAAATTTCGTCATTAACCCATTTAATGTTAGAACATTACAAAATGTCACTTCCAATGGTTCAATTGATACAAATAATATTAGACTAGAAATAGATTCGGGTCTTGCTTATGTACAAGGTTACAGAGTACAAATTCTTGGAAAACTTTTAGGCGTACTTCCCAAAGGTAATACAATTTTAAATGCTCCATCTCAGATTGTAACAACACAACTTGGTAATTATCTTCAAGTTCAAGAATTTTCTGGTATTTTTAATCCTTCTATTTTACAACAAGTTTCTTTAAGAAGTCAACCGGCTTATTCAATTTCTAATAATCTTTCTATTGGTATTCCTACTAATTCTATTACTGCACCAGGAACACAAATAGGTACTGCAAATATTCTTGGAGTAGAATATGATAATGGTACAGAAGGATTTGCTAATTGTGTTTATGATTTATATCTTTTTAATATTCAAATGTCTTCTGGATATTCTTTTGCCAATGTAAAATCATTATTTGCAAATTCAGGTGGAAGTTTAGGATTTGCAGATGTTACTTTTAATTCTGCCAATACATTTTCTCTTCAAGATTCAAATACAGCTACTCTGGTTTATTCATTTAATCAAGGAGCAATTAAAACTCTCAAAACTTCTTCTAATACAGTCGATTCTCAATTTCAATATATTCAATCCACTAATGTATCTTTTTCAAATACGGGAAATGTTTCTATAACAATTCCAACTTATGCTGGTGGAACAAATGAATTACCTTTTGGTTCTGGTACGCTTACTCAGCAACAAATGGAAGATTTTATTATTACAATTGAATCTTCACAAACTACTGCAAATATTTCTGGTTCTGTGGTTTCTTCTGGAAATACTTTAACAGGAACCTCAACTACATTTACAACATCACTTTATAATGGATGTTATATTTTAATTGCAAATTCTACTGTATCTGAAATAAAGCAAGTTGCTTCAATTTCTAATAATACAACTCTTGCTCTTACGAGAAACGCTAATAATTCATGGTCTGGTGCTGGTGCAAATATTTCTATTCAATATCTTGCTGGTATGCAAATTCCTACTTCTCTTGCTAATACAAAAATTAATATAGCAAATTCTACTTCATTTACAATTTCTCTTAATGAAAATTTTTCTTCATCTTTTAATGGAACAGTCCTTTATCCAATTCAAAGAGTAGTTGCTTCTCCTGCCACTAAACAACTTCAAACTTCTGTTTATGTAACAATTAATTTATCTAATAATATTAATGGAACAAAAGGACCATGGTCTTTAGGAATTCCAGATGTATTTTCTGTTGCAAATGTTTGGGTAGGAACAACTTATTCAAATACAAATCAATCAATAACTTCACAATTTACTCTTAATAATAACCAAAATGATCAATTTTATGGTTTATCATATCTTTCTTCCAATGGTGCTTCTCTTTCAAATACAGAAGTTTTATTGGTTCAAATAGAAGCCTATCAAAAAAATATTTCCTCGGGGGCAGGTTTTTATTCTGTAGATTCTTATCCTGTTGATGATACCGGAGTCACTTCTAATTCAATTTTTACACAGGATATTCAAACTTATGGTTCTGTGTCTTCTGGTATAATTTATAATTTAAGAAATTCCGTAGATTTTAGATTTTCGGCTTCTAACACAATTCCTTATATTTCCAATGTCACTTTGGCAATTTCAAATACTTCTATTGTTAATCCTTCTAATACAATTTCATTTTCATCTTCTAATTTATTTGTTCCTATTAACGGAGCAGAATTTGAATCTTCTCTTCAATATTATGTAGGAAGATATGATGTTGTGGGACTTTCTCCACAAGGAACAATTGTTGTTAATTCTGGTGTTCCTTCTGAAAATCCAGCACCAGCCGGTCAAATTCAATCAGGAATGACTCTTGCAACTGTTTATATTCCACCTTATCCTACTTTGACTGTAGATATTGTAGACTCTAATAAATCTAATGGAAATCCAACTTCTTCATTAGTCTATAATACCAATAGAAGATATACCATGCAGGATATTGGTGTTTTGGCACAACAAATTCAACAAGCTACATATTATTCTGGTTTATCTGTATTAGAACAAACTGCACAAAATTTATTATTAACTAATCAATCTGGACAAACAAGATTTCAAAATGGAATTCTTGCTGATCCATTTAATGATTTTTCTATTTCTAATACACTTGATCCTGCTTTTAATATTGCTATTGATGGTTCTACTTCCGAAGCTCGTCCTACATTTACTCAATTTAATGTAAATTTAGAATATTCTAATAATTTATCCAATAATACTGTAGTTTCTTCTGATAATCAATTAATTCTTCTTGATAATCAACAAATTGGACCGTGGATTACACAGCCATTTGCCTCACAACTTAGAAATTGTGCAGAAGATATTCTTTATGAATGGACAGGAACAGTAACCCTTAATCCATCTGGTAATTGGTCTCCCGATGTTACTGTAAATCCTGCTGTAGTTGTAGATTTAAATTCTTATTCTAATTGGGTAAATCTTGCAAATGCTTGGGGAACTCAGTGGGGAACATGGAATGAAACTGCTTCTACGACAACAAGTTCTTCTAAAACTACAACTTCTGGTTATGCCACTACTACAACCACAAGTTCTTCTACAGCAAATACTTATACTCAAACAGGTACACAACTTTCTGTTACTCCTGTAAATTCTACTTATTCTTTTGGAGATGTTATAACTGATGCTTCTCTTCAACCTTTTTGTCAGGCACAATTAATTAAATTTTTTGCAACTGGATTAAAACCATCTACACAAGTTTATACTTATTTTAATGATAAGTCAATTTCGCAATATTGTAAACAGACTGACTCTAATTATAATATTTTAAATCAAACAAATATGGTGACAGATTCTACGGGAACAATTTATGGATATTTTTATCTTCCTGCTAATACTTTTTATACAGGAAATATTAATTTTCAAATAATGGATATTTCTAATCTTGTTACAATGTCAAATATTATTACTACTATAGCTTCTTGTACTTATCAAGGAACTAATCTAGCTTATACACAAAATAATTTAGAATTACAAACACAAGCAGCACAAGTAGCACTTACTACAGTTTCACAATCTATGGTTACTTATTCTAATTCTACTTCTACTAATACAGTAGTTACTGGATTTGATATTAATACATTAATTGTACAAGAAGCAGCATTGGCTGTAACTCATCATGAGCCAATTGCACAAGCATTTTCTATTCTTTCTACTAATTTACCTTCAAATGTTCAAGGGGTTTATATAACTTCACTTGATTTATATTTTTATGCAGTTGATCCTAATCTTGGTGTAACAATTCAGATAAGAGATATGGTTAATGGTTATCCAGGTATAAATATTCAAGTAGGATCACAAATTCATCTTATTCCTTCTCAAATTTTAACTTCTGGGAATGCTTCGGCAGTAACAAATATTGTATTTCCAGAACCCGTATTTTTAGAAAGTGGAACAGATTATTGTTTTGTTGTTATTCCTGATGGAGCAAATCCTAATTATGATTTATGGACAGGTGTAATTTCAGGAACAGATGTTCTTACTAATGCTCCAATCTATTCTCTTTCATTTATTGGGGATATGTTTCTTTCCTCACAAAATTCTACTTGGACTGCATATCAAAATGAAGCTATTAAATTTAATCTTTATATAGCAGATTTTACTGTTACTCAGGGTATTGCTACTTTTACTAATGATGATACTGAATATCTTTCAATTGCCAATACTTCAAGAATTTTTCAATTAGGAGAGGCTGTTTATTATTCTAATACAGTTCTTCAAACAGGAAATATTTCAGTTTCTAATACTTCAACTACAATTAATGGAAATACAACTGGATTAGCAGCCAATACAAAAATTTATCTATTTTCTAATACAAATAATTATTGTATGATTGCTAACGTAAATTCAAATTCTGTTGGTTCATTTGTTATTAATACAGTACCAATATTTACTGATAATAATTGTTCTATGGGTATTCTTACATCTAACGGAGGACTTACTGGATTAATTAAATCTGTTAATAATACAATATTAACAGTACAAAATTCTACTTCTAATTCTTCTGTTTATCTTTCTACTAATAATGGATTAATTATTGGTTCTCTTTCTGGCGCTTCTGCTACTATTACTACTCTTAATGATATTCCTTATGATACTATAATGCCTAAATTTGCAACTTCCATTCCTTCTGTAACTACTCTTAATTTTTCAATGTTGGGGGTCTCAAATTCTTATAATTCTTATATATCTGATATAAATCAAACTTATCTTACATTTGGAAAATCAACAGATTTTATAGATAAAGAAAGAGTAGTTATGTCTAAATCTAATGAAATGAAATATAATTCTGGAAATAAATCATTATTTGTATATGGAAACATGACTACAAATTCTTATTATCTTTCTCCTGCTATTAATATAGTTAAAAGTGCTGTTGTTTGTATTCAGAATTTAATAAATGGAGAAGATTCCAATAATGATGTTTTTCTTTCTGAAATAACAAATTCAGGAAATGCTATAAACAAATATATTTCCCAAACTGTTACTTTGGTTTCTGGTATGGATGCAGAAGATATGACAGTTTATGTTGGTGCTTATTATCCTCCAAATACTTCAATTTATTGTTATGCTAAAATTCAAAATCAATACGATTCTGATCCATTTATCAATAAATCTTGGACTCCGATGTACACTACAAATATTACAAGATCAAGTAAAATTAATAATCAAGATTTTAATCAATATATATTTAATTTTGCTAACTCTCTTCCTTCTGGTAATTCATATCTTAATACAGCTTATTTAAATTCTAATGGTATGGTACAATATACTTCTAATTCCGGTGCTTTATTTGTTGGATATGATACTTTTGCTATAAAATTAGTATTATTATCAAATGCAGGAAGTTATTTAGTTCCGCTATTAACGGATTATGTTGCTATTTCAACTTTGACATAATTAAGGAAATAAATGAGAAATACCCCGAGATTTTATCAGGTTGAAAAAAATCCATCTTTAATAAGAGATATGAACACTCAGGCTATTTTAAATAAAGATATAGAAAAATTAAATGCATATAAAAAAGAAAGAGATTACAGATTTCGAGTAAATAAAATGGTAGAAGAATTTGATGACGTGAAATCAGATATATTAGAAATTAAAAATTTATTAAAAAAAATATTAAATAAATAATTAAAAAAGGATAATGAATGTCTATTACAGTTAGCCAAATTTCAAACAGTCAATATTTTGGAACTTGGTTAACAAGAAGCAATCAAATTGCTAATATTATTTCATCAAATACTGTTACCTCCGATGCAACTTCTAATGGTTCCTTAACTACAGGAAATTCTTTTGTTAATGGTTATTTTGGTTCTGTTGTTTTAGCCGTTGGAAATACAATTCAAGGCGGAACTATTAATGCTGCTGCTAATCTTTATGTAGGTTCCAATACATTTTTTAATATTGGATTATATTCACTTGGTGGAATTTATGCGAATTCTTCAAAAAGTACATTTAATATTTCTACGAATAATTTAATAATTAATACATCTTCTATTATTGGTAATACAAATTTTTCTAATAATATGATTGTCAATGGAAATATTAATACAATTTCTTTAAATACAGGAAATACTGTTGTAAATTCTTCTCTAATATATTTTGGAAATTCCACAGTTAATTCTACAGTTAATTCCACAGTATTTACAGGAACTTCCAATAATTCGACTTATTTTAATGGACAATTATCTTCTTATTATGCCAATGTAACAAATCCGGTTTTTTCATCAAATATCTCTATTGGTTCTAATGTTTTAGTCAATACTTCTACTATAATTGTAGGAAATACTATTGTCAATAATTCTTTATTTTTTATAGGCAATTCCACAGTTAATTCCATAGTTAATTCCACAGTATTTACAGGAACTTCCAATAATTCAACTTATTTTAATGGTTTACCTTCTTCCTCATTTGCTAATGTAACAAATCCGGTTTTTTCATCAAATATCTCTATTGGTTCTAATGTTTTAGTCAATACTTCTGTTATTTCTTTGGGCAATTCTACAGTTAACACATTTATAAATTCTTCTTCAATTACTACAGGATTTATAAATGTGGTTTCGAATATAACAGTCTTAGGAAGTCTAACAGTTTCAGGAAATATTACTTATTCTAATACACAAGTTTCTAATGGAAATTTTATTCCTTCTATAGATAATTCATATTTAGTAGGTAATTCTACTTATAGATGGATAGGTAATTTTTCTTCTATTACTGCAAATTCTTTAAATATTGGTAATTCTACCGTTAATTCTAGTGTTAATTCTACAATATTTACAGGAACTTCTAATAATACAAATTATGTAGGTTCTGTATCTGTTGCCAATGTTGTTTCCAATGCACAATTACAATCTAATTTATCATCCTATCAAACTACAGCCGGATTATCAGGAAATGTTGCTACTTTAACCTCTAATAATACAAATTATGTAGGTACGGTTAGTATTGCTAATGTTGTTTCCAATGCACAATTACAGGCAAATATAGTTAATTTAGTTAATACTTCTCAATTAACCTCTAATCTTTCCAATTATCAAACTACAGCCGGATTATCTGCTAATGTTGCTACTCTTACTTCTAATAATACAAATTATGTAGGTACGGTTAGTGTTGCTAATGTTGTTTCCAATACACAATTACAATCTAATTTATTATCCTATCAATTAAATTCAACTTTATCTGCTAATGTTGCTACTCTTACTTCAAATAATTCAAGTTATTTAGGTGGTACAATTGCTTCTTCCTATCAATTAAATTCAACTTTATCTGCTAATGTTGCTACTTTAACCTCTAATAATACAAATTATGTAGGTACGGTTAGTGTTGCTAATGTTGTTTCCAATGCACAATTACAGTCTAATTTATCATCCTATCAAACTACGGCCGGATTATCAGGAAATGTTGCTACTCTTACTTCAAATAATTCAACAAATTTCGGAGGACATAACTCTTCTTATTATGCTAATGCAACAGTTTTTACGGGTGTTTTTAACGGAACAACAATTAATTCTTCTTCATATATAAATTCTGTTGGACAAATTAATGGTAATGGAGGAATAGTTTCTACTAGTTTTGATAGTGGTGGTGGACAATTTAGAGCAATTTATGGAAATTATGGTATTATTTTTAGAAATGACGGAAGTAATTATTATGAAATGATAACTGCATCGGGAAATTCTACCGGAACATGGAGTTCTCTAAGACCCTATATATTAAATTTAGCAACTGGTTTTGTTAATATAGATCAGACTGGTGCGGGGGTTCAATTTGGTGGTACTATTACTGTAAATAATAATATTATTGCTAATGGTTATGTAAGTGTAAATTCTTATGTACAATCTCTTTATATGCAATCGAATACAATTTCTGCAAATTATAGTCTTTCTAATACAGATTCAGGCTCTATTATTCTTGTAAATTCTTCTAGTAATGTTTATATTAATATTCCTAATACAATGCCAAATAATTCTAGATTATTAGTAACAAGATTAGGTTCTGGAAATGTTAATTTCACTAATTCGGCTGGAATGACATTAGGATCAAGAACAGGAAATTATAATGTAATAAATCAATATGGTTCTGTATCTATATTCATTGTTAATACTTCTCTAACAATTTGTGACGGAAATATTTAAAACATACACTTTTCTGTAAAATAATAAAAAAAGAGAAAAAAAATGAATAATTCTAGAAGAAATGTTAATAAAATTTTAATTATATATTCTAAAAAAACAGGAAAAATAAGAAGAATTATTGATGCAGATAATAATTCTGAATATAAAGAACATGAAAATAATAAACATGATGGAGAAGGATTTTTATATTTAACTCACCAAGAATATGAAAAAAATTTCATAAAATTACAAGAATTTATATCAAAAAAAATAAATTTAAAAATTCCTGAATTACACGAAACAAGACATGCTCATGTTGATCATAACGGAAATGTTATAAACATAATTGAAGCAGATTTATCATGTGGAGATTCTGGTGATCATCTTGGAAAGAATCATAAAATAATACAACATCCAACTGCAAAAATAGGATGGAAATATAAAAATGGAGATTTAGTAGAATGACTAGTGTAACAATTACTTCTGGTACTTCTCTTCCTGCTTTATCTGGTTTTCCTGGTTATGCCAATGTATTAGTTTATGGTGCGGGCGCAGGTGCTTGGGGATATAATTCTAGCGGAAAAGGAAATGGTTATGGTGGTGGTGGTGGTGGATTTTCCCTCGGTATATCTAATACATTTAATCCTAATACTGTAACAATTTCAATTGGTGCTGGTGGTACTCAATCTAATGGTACTGGTATATATATTGGACAATTTCCTAATCCTGGTGGAACTACATCGTTTACAGGATCAATAACTCTTACTGCAAATGGTGGAATTAATCCTGGAAATACTTCTTCTTTTTTTGGTGGAAATTCGGCGGGAGGAACTGGATTAACACATAATGGTGGTGCTGGTGGTCAATCTAATAATTTTCCTAGTTATGGAGGTGGAGATGGAGATGGAAATGGAGGTGGAGGTGGAGGTGGAGGTGATATTAATGGAAATGGGGGATCAGCATTTTTTAATAATGGTGGTGCTGGTGGTGGAGGAGGTATAGGTGGTGCTGGTGGTGGAGGAGGCACTTCCGGAAGTGGATATCCTGGGTCTAACTATGGTGGTGGTGGAGGCAGTTCGGATGGATATGGAGGTTTAGGAGGGAATGGAGCACAAGGAGCTATTGAATTAATTTACACTCCGAGTTCTGGATATTCCGCTCCATTTATGAATTTTTCATTTTAAATTTTTTTATGAACAATTATCATTGACATGCATATCTCCCGGCATATAACCTTTTTCCCATCCTTGGGCAGTCTCAAAACAACCTTCTTTTAATCCTCGTGAAGGGGCAGGAAATACCATTGTATATTTGTTATGTCCAATATAAATCCATCGAAAATATGATGTTTCAGAAGGATGATCTCGAAAAAATTTATTTAATTCTTCTTGATGAGTTATTCCCCAATTATATAAATTTTGAGTAGCATCATCTATTTCCGATGCATTACAAGAAATAATAACAAACATATAAAAGAATATTACAAGAATTTTCATGACAAATCTCCTTTGCATAAATAAATACTAACATAAAATTAATTTCATGTCAAGTTAAAAAGGAAGAAAAATGAATATCACAGAAGAAATGTTATTAAAAATTGCTCCACAAGCTAATCATCAAATAGTTTCAGATTTAATCCCATTTTTAAATAAATATTTACCTTTATATGAAATTAATACACTTCTTCGCCTAGATCATTTTTATGGACAGGCCGCAGAGGAATCTGCTGGATTTAAAACATTAGTAGAATATGCTTCAGGAAATGAATATGAAGGTAGACGAGATTTAGGTAATACAGAAGAAGGTGATGGTCCTAGATTTAAAGGAAGAGGAATTTTTCAATTAACAGGACGTACTAATTATACTTCCATGTCAAAAATTCTTGGTATTGATTTAGTTAGCAATCCTTCTTTGGCTGCTTCTCCTGAAATTGCGGTTAGAACAGCATGTGAATATTGGAAATCACATAATCTTAATGCACTTGCAGATAATGATGATATCGAAGGTATTACGCGAAAAATTAATGGTGGTTTAAATGGTTTAAATGATAGAGAAATATTTACTGATCGGAGTGATTCAGTTTTTTCTTTGTTATTTTCTGCTTGACATTCTAAAAAATATTTCCTATATTGAAATCCTCGAATAAAAGGAGAGTAAAAAATGATTATGGCATATCAAATGTTAAACGCTCTTATCGAACGTGTTAAGGATATAGTTGTAAATGTAACTACAGATTTTCCTAATTTAATTGGTCAAGTCAGAGAAATGAAAAGTCAAACTGGTTTTAATCTAGAAGATTGTAAGGAAATTATAAACGCATATCAAGATAAAAATACAATTATTAATTATTCATATTTTGAGGAATTAATCAGAAAAGCAATAAATAAAAAATATGTTTCTGTTGATTATCTAGAAAATCTTAATACAGAAAATATAAATGTAAGTAATAATGAAGAACTAGCAAAATATAATGAATATTATATTCTTTTCAAAACTTCTTCTGGGAATGAATATTATGAGGTAGAAACAGAAAAAGATGCAAAATGTTTATATAATTTTCTTCTGAAAAGAGATGAATTTTGGGAAGTAAAACTTATTGATGTAGAATGTGAGAAAGATGAAATAGAAAAAGAAGAAAAAACAGAATAATAAATAAAAGTAAAAACTTTATTTTAAAAGGACTATCTTAATTGATAGTCCTTTTTTTTGTGTTTTGAATAAATATATAAAAAGGATTTTAAATGACTGTACCTACTAATCGTCAAGATTTTAAAAATTATTGTCTACGTAAACTCGGCGCACCAGTAATTCAAATAAATGTTTCAGAAGAACAAGTTGATGATGCTGTAGATGCTATGTTATATTTATATGCAACATATCATATGGAAGGAAGTGATAAAACATATTATACTTATTCTGTAACAGAACAGGATATTCAGAATCGTTATATTACTCTTCCTCAAAATATTATTGGTGCTGTTAGACTTTTTCCTATTGGTGATGCTTTAAATACCAATTCTCTTTTTAATATGAGATATCAATTCGTCATTAATGATCTTTATAATATTTCCAATGTTTCCTTAATTCCTTATTATATGGTTATGGAGCATGTACAATTTTTAGAACAAATGTTAGTTGGACAACAACCTATTCGTTATAATCGTCATAATAATATTTGTTACTTGGATATGGATTGGGATCAAATTACAGTTGGGGAGTTTCTTTGTGTAGAATGTTACATGGTTCTTGATCCTACGGTTTATTCTGGTTTATGGAGTGATAAATGGGCACAGGATTATTGTACCGCACAAATAAAACAAAGATGGGGATCAATTTTAAGTCTGATGGAATTGCCTATGCCTGGACAAATAAAATTAAATGGACAAAAAATATATAATGATGCTACTATGGAAATAGAAAGATTAGAAAAGAAATTACTTAAAGCATTTTCTATACCACCTAATATGTTTATCGGTTAAAATAAAAATAATAAATGACAACTCCACAAAATTATCTTAATCCTTTTTTTAATAGATATAATTTTCAACCAGAACAAGAGTTATATCAGGATTTACTTTGTCAAGCTGTTCAAATGGCAGGAATTGAAATTTATTATATACCAAGAAATATTGTAAATTTTGATAAAATTTATGAAACAGATGATCAATCATCATATACAAATGCAATAGAAACAATTTGTTATTTAGAATCTATTGATGGATTCGGAGGACAAAAAGATATTTTTTCTAAATTTGGACTTGAAATTAGAGACCAAATAACAGTTACAATACCAAAAAGAATATTTGATAGAACAATAAAACCAATATCAAATTCTGAAAGACCAGATGAAGGAGATTTAATATATTTTAAATTAAATCAAAAATGTTTTCAAGTTAAATTTACTAATAATAAAGAAATTTTTTATCCTCTTGGTGTTCTTCCCCTTTATAGATTAACTTGTGAATTATTTGAATATTCCAATGAAACATTTAATACAGAAATATCAGAAATTGATTCTATACAAACTCTTTCTTCATTAAATATTCTTGATAATGTTGTACAATCAGATGAAGGATCAATTCTCACAGATGAAAATGGTAATAGAATTACTCTCGAATCTTATGATGTACAAAATATTGATATAATAACCGATGAAGATACACTTAATACAGATGTTATTCCTCTTGTTTCTACATCGGAATCTAATCCATTTGGTTTCGTTTCTTAATAAATAATTAAAAGGAAAATTTAATGAAAAATAAAAATATGATTCATGCATCAATACATCCTAATGATACTACAGGAAGCGATAACATGGGATATGAAACTAATGACTCCGATGGTGGAGAAAGTTCTGGAAATAATGATGGAATGATGCCTGATGACACAATGGATGAAAATGTAATGATGGAAGATATTAAAGAAATGTCTTTTAAAATATATCAATTATATTTTTCATAAAAGGAATATATAATTGTTAAATAACGATTATTTTTATTATTCTACAATTAAAAAATATGTTTTTTTAATGGGATCAGTATTTAATAATCTAATAATTAATAGAAATGATTCTTCTAATAATGTAACTCAAATTGTTAATGTACCAATTCAATATGCTAAAAAAGAAAAAATGTTAACTAGAGTTATTTCTGACCCTGCTATTAATAGAGAAGATGCAATTATTTTACCTGTAATATCCTTTGAAATCAAGGATATTGTTTATGATACCACCAGAAAATTTAATACTATTGGAAGAAATTTTACTAATCTTTCTTCTTCTAATTCTTCTGTAACATTTAATTATAATCCGGTTCCTTATGATATTCATTTTGAGGTTTATATATATGTAAAAAATAATGAAGATGGAACAAAAATTCTAGAACAAATACTTCCTTTTTTTACACCAGATTTTACAATTAGAGCAATTATGTTTCCGGATATTCCTCCTACAGATGTTCCTATTATCTTAAATGGAGTTAAACTTGATGATGATGAAAATTCAAATTTTAAAAATAGGTCTGTAATAATTTGGGTTTTGGGTTTTACTCTAAAAGGTGCCTTTTATGGTCCTATTAAAACTTCCCCTGTCATTAATCTTGCCAATGTGGGCATTTATGTTTCCGACAATATTTCTTCCAATAATTACTATAAGAATTTTGGTATGGAAGATATCTCTAATAATTCAATATCTTCCAATGCTTATTCTTATGTTTATGTTTCTAATACTTCCGATGATTTTATCGTAACAACTACTCTTGCACCTAATGCTGATCCTTATTTTTATCTAGGCATTTAATTCAGATGAAATATCTAGAACTCTAAACTTAATACCAAAATCTTTAGGATTTCCATAACCTTCTATAAAATCAGAAAAATCATGAATTATTCCTCTTGCATATAATTGTGCAAGAAATTCAATATGTTCTTCAATACAATTGAATTTATAGAATGATTCTATAAATTCTTTCATAAATTCATAAGTAAATTTTGTTTCATCTATTTCAACTTCAATAACTTGAGTAATTCCAACTATATTTTTTATTTTATATTTCCTTATAAAGTTTTGTAATATAACAATCTCGTATCACCAATTAATTTTCTATTAACAGAAGTTGATTGAATAAAGATTTCATATTGACCATGATCTTTAGGTGCAATTTTAACTTCACCATAAGAAGGAAGTCCTAAGACTGTACGAGCGTAGGAACCAGTATATGTTTTTCCTGATTTAAGATGTTTAATACAAATTTTCTTAGTTTCTTGCAATTTTTCTGGTTTTGTTAATTGATAATATGCAGAACCAATTCTATATTCTCCAAAAGTTTCTTCACAAAATTCACGAATCATTTTTCCATGATAATGAAATGGAATCCATGAAATATGAACTTTATCAGTAACATCTTCTAATACCTGTTTAACTTCCGATATTTTTACATTACTTAAATCTGTATAATATCTAGAAGTAGATGTTTGACCTAATGATCTTGCTGTAAAATAAGATTGAGTAGCTTGTTGATTAATTACACTGGACTCAACAATACCTTTATCAGTCTGTTCCCATTCCATAATATTTCCAGAAGGAATGCCAAGTCTAATTAATTCAGATGCATATCCTTCGGGTACTCTAAATACAAATGTCCATTTATCTGTTGCTTGTAAAGTTTTAATAATTCTAGAAATAGAAGGACCATCAAATTGTTTATATACATTATTTTGTCCATCAGTAACTACCATAAGTAAATATGCAGAATCAGAACTATTATCACCAATATTTTCTAATTCTTTAACAATAGTGCCTACCGAATCAAATAATGGAGTACCAGAACCATTTGTTTCATATGTTGTTAAATGTTTTATATTATTAATATTTACATTTTTTTCTTTAACTCTTACATCGGCTAAATAACCAACTCCACATTCTACTACTGTAACATAGGCTTCTTGATTAAACCCTTGTACAGAATTTTTAATTCCGTCAATGAGAAGATTATAATCGTTAATAGCTCCTTTTTGTAAAGGACGCATAGAAGCCGAATGATCTCTTACAATTCCAACATATGTTTTCATTTTAATTTATCCTTTATAATTTGAATTATTTCTTCATGAATTTCATTTTTTTCTCTATCAGCATTTATAACATATATTCTAGGATTTTTTTTGGCAATTTCTAAATATAGTCTTCTTCTTTCTTCAAAAATTTCAAGAGAAACATTATCATAATAATTATTAAGTTTTACTCTATTTTTTACTCTTTCTAAGGCTTTTTTGGCATCTAAATCAAGTAGAAAAACTACATTAGGAACTGAATAAGAATCATAATAATTGTCAACTTTTAATGTTTCTAATTTACACCTATTACGAAACTCTACAGGAATTTTATTTTGATAAACATCTGTAGAATCATAATATCTATCACAAATTACAATATTACCTTGTTTTAAATTAGGAATAATAGTATTGATAAGATGTTCTCTTCGTGAAGCCTGAAAAAGATAAAATGTTGTTAATTCATCAATATCGGCAGCTTGGGATAATATAAGCTGACCAATCTTTTCTGCTATATAAGAACCTCCAGGCTCTTTGGTTTTTATAGACGGAATGTTATTTTTTTCAAAATATTCTTGTAATAGGTTAATTTGTGTGGATTTTCCGACACCTTCTCCACCTTCTATAACATAAAATTTACTCATAAAATTTCCTTATATTATTTCTTCATACCAATACTCACCAACTCTATATAGAGTTTTATATTAATATTTTCTATTTTATCATTAATACAATCAAAAGAAGCATAATATTTTACTTCATCTATAGGAATATAAAAAGAAATATTTAATTCTCTATTTTTTATACTTTTTTTATTATTATTTGTTTCATCACAAACAATGACGAAATCATTTATATCACTCATATTAACTTCCTATTTTACAGTGCTTTGTGCCTCATTAAAATAATTTTTAATTGCTTTCATGTTATTGCTACAAAATTGATTATGCTTCCAAAGTTTAATATAACTTTGTGCAACTCCTTTATTATCAAAAAAAATATCAGGTAATTTAACCTGACCACACCTTAACATAGATGCAGGAGGAATCACAACTTTATATTTAGTCGTTATAATATTAACAGGAACAGGAGCAGAAGCACAACCAGATAAAAATAAAAAAATACTTCCAATTATAAATTTTTTCATATTATTTTCCTTTTAATGATTTCAAAATTTGATTAAAGATAGGATCAAATTGTTTATCTGTGGAATTTTTAATAGCTAATTCAGCAGCAGAAGATACATCTTTTATAGTATTATTTAATTTTGTATTTTCATCTTCTATTGTTTTTTCTTTTATTTGTAAATTTTGCATTTCATCAGATAAAGTTTTTTGATCTTTAACAACTTGTTCTAATTGTTTTTGATTAAAAGAAATTAATGCTTCTTTTTTAGCATTTGAAATCTGTAATTCATACCATCCAAAAATAACACCAGCAAGTGATATTAATCCTAATGCATATCCAACAATTTTACCCAAAGGACTTAGAAGAAATGTAATAATTTTAAATTCTCCTTTTATGATTTTATATATTTATTATAAAAGGAGAATTTTATTTTTTTAATAACATATTTTTGTATTAGAAGGATTTTCTAAAATACATTTATTAAATTTTTCTTGATTAATTTGGTTTTGATGACGTGAAATATCTCCCAAATTAACTAAACCAAAAAGTATCCCAAGAAATACCAACAAAAGCATTCCTCTTATTATTAAGATTTTAATTCCTATCCAAATAATTTGAGATATAGAATGTGTCCAAATATACTTGTGTATTAAGGAAAATTCGACATCCTGTTTGAAACCCATTTTCATTCTCCATCATAATAATTATCACGATAATAATCGTACACTACATCTCCATAAATGTCAACAAGAAAATTTTCAATCCATTTTTTATCTACATTATCTGGTAAATAAGATTTTACACTTTCTTCTTCAACTCTAATTAAAAGATTATCAATTAGACTTGACACAAATCCATATGAATATTCACCAGCTTTAATATTTTTAAGAAAAGATGAATTACGACGTGGAAATTCTATATTGCCAGTTTGAAAAATTTCAATGGTTTGTTAAGCAATTCTAACAGCATGTGAAAGAGCTTTCCAATCAATGCCTTCATTTTTTTCGGCTTGTAAGGCTCTTTTTCCATATTCATTAAAAATATTTTTTACTATTGAATATGCGTTACTTACAGAAGATGTATAGGGTAATTTTCTATTACATACTGTTAAATGTCTTATTATATCACTATTAGGTAATGTAATATCATCAATAGAAATAAATTCTTTTCCTTGAACAAATACATCAATTTTAGATGCATAATTTCCAAGTTTTTTATTATTACCCATTATTTGAACAAGATGATTTAAAAAATCTAAAGTGTCTCTTACAGCAGCTACTCTTGAACCTTTAATTCCATATTTATTGGCTTGTTGACGACAATAACCAATAGCAGCTTTACAATTCTTGGTAAGTAATCTATGACGATTACTAACAATTCTATTCCATATATAATTTTTTTCTAAAATAAATTTATTATTTGTAAATAACATATCCAAAGAAACAGTTTGACCTTCCGACACTAATTTTAAAAATTTATCAAGAGAATAAATTTCTTCATCAATATCATTGGAATTATTTTTTTCAAATGCGTTTTTTTCTCTTTTTTGAGAGATCGATTCTTTTATTCTTTGTAATAAAATATCATTTGCATCTGGAATATATATAGATTTATAATCTTTATCTGAAGTTTCTGTATTCGTACCATATAAATGCGACCCAAATGTGGTCTTCATTATTATGTTCATTAAATAATCCTTATCTCTTTTTATTTAATCTTTTAGCTCGTCTTTTCTTTGATCCAATTTTTCTTCTTCCGGTTCTTGGTCTATTTTTTCTAGCGTGCAATTTTTATTTCCTTTTTTATGTGTCTAAATTTTTTTTTAAATAATAATATAATTCTTCCCAATCAATAACAATATTCATTACTCCGTGATATCCTGGTGATAATTTAGGTGATTTAATTTCACAATAATATATTTTATTATTACAATTAATTTCTCCTGTCCATGAACAATTTTCTACTAACAAATCTTCCCAAGTTAATATATTTCTTAATAAATCATCATAAATTTCTATATGACATGAACCCCATTTTTCTACAACACTTCTATAATCAGGTAACGGATTATATGACATTTTATTCCTCCAAAAGAATTGGAAGAATAATACCGGAATTATCTAGAGCTAATGAAATAACCACTCTAAGATTAGGCATTATATAATTATAAAAATAATAGTTTTGATCAAAAATATCTTTTACCTTCATTGGATAAAGATATTCATCAGTTAATGGTTGAATTAATGAAAAATCTTGATCATAAATTGCATAAAATCCAATATAGAAATCTTTTCCTTTTAAGTCACAAATAGAAATCCATGCTTCATCTTTTATAGTAGTTTCTTCATGGGATTCTCTAATTATACTATATAAAATAGTTTCACCTTCTTCTGTCTTTCCGCCAATACCATTAAACATCCCAATTTGATTGGCAGGACGATTTTTTCTAATAAGTAAAATTTCAGAATTATTCTGATTAAAAATCAGCCCACAGGAATATCTTTTCATTTATCGATCTCCTTCATATTTATCTTCTTCTATTTCATACTCTTTTGGATTTTCTTCTATATTTTCCCACATATTTTTATCTAATTCTTTTATTAATGGTAATAAAAAAAGTTTATAAGGTTCTTCAGAAGAATTTCCGATACAAATTTCAGAATTGGTGCATTCGTGATTAAAAGTATCAGGTTTCATTTTGATACCTTTATGGTTTTTCCTAGTTTATATAGAAAATAAAAAGAAAGCGCAATAGGCCAAATTAAACCAAAAATTACAGCAGATTCTTCCTTATAAAGAATACTAGAACTTCTATTCACCCAAAATCCTACACAAACAGGAAATCCTATAATATATAAAGAACCAAAAATTATTATATATAAATCCACTATATTACATCCTTTTTAAGATAATTATATTCATCTATTGCAGCTTGTGAAACATTCCTGACAATAGACATTGTATCCATAGCATACAATCCAGAACATGAAAAGGAATTAAATTCTACAATCCTAGATCCATCTTCTGTTAAGGCTGTATCCACAACATACACATTATCAGGTTGTTCATAATTATTAATAATATATTTAACCAATTTTTGACATTCTGGTTCTACATCAATTTGAATATCTAATTTACCATCACGTTGATATTGAGATTGTCCTACTATTTCATTATTACAAACTACGTGACGATATTCTCCAATTATTTTTTTAGGTGAAGATATAACACATAATTCAAAATCAGAAATTTTTTCATATTGAGATAATTGATTTACATCATCTTCCATTGTATCAAATTCAAATACTCTACCAGCAAAAGATTTTATAACAACATCTGGTCTTAGAAATAATTTTTTATTTTTAAAATTAGGAGGCAATAATCCTTCTTCTAAATCTTCATTCATTCTTCTTTTAATTTCACCATAGGGAAGCATATAATAATCATCATTCAACATTAATCTACCAAAAATAGATGAATAATTTGAATATTTTAATTTTTCTTTATTAAAATATGCTCCTGGAATTACAGTTTTTAGTAAACCAAGTCTTTCCCATTGAGACACAAATTGACATGATCCATATAAAATTGTAGGTTCATATGGATTAAAAGGAGTTTTTAATGGTTTATCAGAAAATGGAATATATTTAGTAATAATTGCTTTATGTCCACATTTTTCTACAGCTTCTTCAATACGAGGAAATCCAAAACCTTCATCATGTTTTTCGAGAAGTAAAGTATCAATAATCCATTGAACTTGCATATTAATCTTCCTTATTAAATTTTACCGTCTTATCATAATTTAATATTTTTTTATCAATTCCATTAAGATCAAATACTTTTTCTTGTATAAATGTAAAAAATGATCCAGAAATTTTATATATAATATCAAAAATATTAAGAAATAAATCTTGTGTAATATACACTACAATATCAAAAGGCCACCAAAAAGTCCAGTAAAAAATTTTATATTTATAATTTCTAATAAGAGGAATATAATCTTCTCTTATTAATTCTTCTTTAAAAGTAGACTTCCAACCACCAGAATTATATCTTTTTAATAAGTTATCCATCTCAGATTTTATAATAGAAGATTTCTTTGCACAAAAAATTGTCCATTTTATTGTAGAATATAAAAATCCCACAATAAAATATTCTAATAACAAAATTATAGTATATACCCAATCAAAATAAATTAAACCAAATTTTTCAAAACAAAAATAAAATCCATAAATTAATAAAAATAAAGTTGGTAAAAATATTAATCCGCTTTCAGATGCACATAATAAAAAACTAAATAATAATAAAATAAAAAATCCTATATATTCAAACCAATTTAAATAATGAAGATTTTCTACTAAATAGACTGGTCCTGTTATTATATTAAACATTTCATTTTCCAATATTATATTTTTGTACTAATTTCCATTCTTGTTTTTCTTTGAAAGGAATAATACAAATATTTTTCATACCAGAGGAATCAGATAAAATTTCTGGATTTAATATTTTTAATAAACCCCAATCTTCTAAAAGAAGTGCAATTTGATTTCTACGTGCTTTATCTTCTTCTGAAAAATGCCTACCCTTTCCATCAATAAGAAACATTTCTAAAAAATGTACAATATAATATCTATTACGACGATGAAAGATATGGCATGTTTGATACAAAGTTTTTGTAGATTTAGAAGCAATACCAATACGAGATAATGTTTCTTTAATTTTTAAGAAATTTTCTGGATTAAAAATTTCTACTTCAATTAATAAATCGTAAATAGATGACATATTTTATTCTCCTTTTTCTTTATTATATTCAATAATAATTTTTATTTGTTCTTTGGTTATAATTTTTTGTATTTCTTTCGCTTTGTTATAAGAACAATCATAATAAGATATAATTAATTCTATATTTTTACTTTTTTCTGATTTATACCATTTGGAAAATCTTTTTTTGGGTTTTATAGAATTTTTAAAAAAATCAATTTCCATTTCAGAAGCAATATTAAATTTATTTGCCTCATTTGCATAAAATATCGTTTCTACAAAATTAGAAAAAAATCTTCTTCCTAAAAAAGAATTATAGTTTGAGATATTAGAAATTTCTTTATGTTCTGATATCTCATTTAGGATTTTAAAAGGAGATTCTACCATTTTATAATTTCCAAGTAACAGAAGACATAATTTCTGTAAGAAAAGCGACAACATTTATTTCTTTATCCATAACAAAATGCATCTTATAATCATACTCATTATACATTAATATATAAGAAGGTCTAGAATTTTCTTCTATAAAATCTTTAATTTCAGAATAAAATTTTCTACCAAATTCATTAAAATCAGAAACTAAATCAGAATTTTCACCTACATACTTTCTCATCCCATTCCAATTTTTCGACTTAATAAATCCTATTAAATCAGAATAATCCTTGGTAGTTTTAATTGCTAAAATACCAGAATTAATTTCTTTATTTTGTATAGAATAAAGTTGTAATTCATTGATAATTTTTCTAAAATCTGGAAAATATTTTAAAATATATTTTCCTACAATTTTTTTGTCATATTTAATATTTTCTGTATTTAATATATATTCAACAGTATTTAAAAAATCTGTACCTAATAAACGTATATCATCTTTTTTGATATTAAAATCAATAAGAGAAAATCTAGAATGTAAAGCAGAAATAATTTTATCTTTATTGTTACAGGTAATAATAAATCCTGCATTAAATGAAAATTCTTCTATTAAAGCTCTAAGAGATTCTTGAGCAAAATCATTCATCCCATCGGCTTCATCAAGAATTATATATTTTCTTCCTTCCCTAAGAGACATAGAGGAAGCAAAATCCATGATCTTGTTTCTAACTACGTCAATACCTCTTTCTAAGGAGGCATTTATCTTGATAAAATCACAATCTAATTCTTCTAATAAAGCAATAGCAACAGAAGTTTTACCAACACCAGAAGAACCAGAAAGAATTAAATTAGGAACATTTTTTTCTTTTAGAAATCCTAAAAATAATTCTCTAATATTATTCTTTAAAATACAATCATTAACTTTTTTTGGACGATATTTTTCTGTCCAATTCCAATATTCTTTGGTCATTTTTTAACCTTCAATTATCAAAATATAAAATATTATAATTATTACAAAAACAGCAACAAAAAAAGGTATCATAAAACTGATTTTCCTTTATCAAGAGCCATAAAATAATCTATCATATTCGAATGAAATTGTATAGCTCCTTTTTTAGAAATATTAATCTCATAATCTTGCTTAATAAGATTTAACATATTTCTAGGAAGAACGGCCTTGAATTCTCCACCCTGAATATCAATCCATACTTCGGCGGTATCACCATTATCATTAGAATTCATGATAGAAAGAAAATTTGCATTATTCTTACCTTCAAATATTATAAATTCAGAACCAAGAATATCCGCCATTTTTATTATATCAGAAAGATCAGAATATCTTAATTGAATACCCTCAAAATCTTTCTGCATTTTATTATATTTGTCAGGTTCTTTTTCATACTTAATAAATTCAGGATTAGTTAATTGATATTTACATTTTTTTTCACCATTTACAGAACTAATTGTAAGAGTTTTTTCATTAATTTCAATATTAGGTTCTTCAAATAATGAAAGAACATTAATAAATTTTGATAGAGAAAAAATAGCAAATTCTTTTTCTATTTCAACATCTGTATTGGCTCGTGAAAATATTGATCCTGTAGTCGAAATAATACTTTGTTTATTTCCAGGAACAAATAACATATTTTGATTTATAGAAGAAAAATTCTTTAAAATTGTAATAAATTCTTTGGTAATTTTCATGTATTTTTTCTCCATATAAAAACATAATTTCCACAATCATAAATTTTGTAATATCTATTATTTCTCATATTTTCACTTTCAGATTTATTAGGGTCGAAATTTTCAAGTTTAGATAATTTATGTTTTTGAAATTGTAATCTCGATTTTAATATATATTCTCTATCATTAAAATACCAATAATTAGGTGAAGTTTCTCTTTCTAATTTAAAACCTAATTTTTTATATACATTTCCATTAAATAATCTTTTATCACAAAAGGATAAAATTGAATTAGGATTATAATCAGAAATAAATTTTTTAAATAATCTTTCTGATCCACCTAGGATAGTATGATTTGATTTAGAACACAACCGAATTATTTCAAAATCATATTGATTATGTTTATTGAAAGTCATAACCATAACTAATTCATTTTTATAAAATAATCCATAGTTTATACTACTTGATCTATAACCTTGTATATGATTTTTATTTTCAAATTCTTTAATATCATTATTATTTAATATTTTTATTTCACATTTTCTTGCCATTATTTTTTTGTATATTCCTAATTTAGATAAAATCATAGATTCTACTAAATCAGCTTTATTATCAATTTCTATATCCCAAAATTGTAATAATAAAATATTTTTTTCTTTACATATATCGAATTTATTCAAATGATAATTTTTTTCTTTTTTATCTTCTGAATGCCAATAAAGACTATTTATTTCAATGGCAAAATTATAATCTGGAATATATATGTCTAATTCTTGTGGTTTAATTAATATTCTATTATTTTTTTCATAATTTATATTATAATTATCTAATATATTAATAATTGCCGAATGAGGAGATGATATATTTTTACTTTCGTATTTAATTTCATATTTTTTACAATAATTAAATATAGTCATGGGAGTAAATTCATACTTTTTGGCAATAGAATTAATACTCAGTTTATTATCAAAATGTTCTTTATTAAAAATTTCTTGAAAGTTATCTGCTAGTAATTTTTGTTTTTCTGTAAAATTTTTTATTTCATAATTTTTTTTTCCAGAATTATACTTATAATTTTTTAATTCTAAATTCAATTTTTTAAATGCTAATCTAATACTCTCGTCATTTGATCCTAATAATTCAGCTATCTTTTGACATGATAGTTTTTTATCAATATGTAGATCATTATAATATTTCTCTACATTATTTAAAAAATCATAATATAAATCAGATTGATTATATCTTTCTTTTTTTGTTTTGGTTATTTTTATTCTTGGTTCTAATAAGAATAATCTATTTTTATGTATTTCTAAAAGATTAATATCTGAGGTTTTATCTTTACAATAAAACCCTTTATGTTGCATTGATCTTCCTTTAGAAACATCTCTCATACAAATTTCAGAAAGATTATTTTCTCTACAAAAATTTGCAAGATTTTTTATTGAATATGAAATATTTTTATTAGAGTCAAATATTTCATATTCTTTGGATTGTCCTTGCCCTTTTAACATAATATATTTCTTTCATTTTTTAAGCTAAGTTATTGATTTATTTAGCTTTTTCTTTTTTCAATAATGAAATTTCAGCGGTTGGCGAGGCACCTATACTTGCTAAATCTGCTAAACTTCCCCCATATATCATGTTTCCCATGTGAGTTGTCTTCATCCAAGGGCATAACCAAATCTTCATACCTAATTCTTGTATCTTTTGCGAAAAAAAATAATCCTCACTTAGATAACGATTAGAAGCTGTAGATAATTTCTTTTCAAAATCATTAACTTCTTTTTGTATATCTTCTTTTGATCCACCATTATCAAAAATTTTTTTAATTCTTTCTTTTAATAATACAGCATCAGGAGCATCAATTTCAGCCTGAAAAAATTGACAAATCTGCCGAGAACCATCAAAATGTGCAGTTCTTACATGATCAGGACGATACATATAATGAGGAAATGCTTCTTGAAATTTTTCAAAAGTAGCGCGACGAATCATCATAAATCCTGTTCCACCTTCTAAAATTTCACAAGGCTTATTAATGGGAATTTGGGATTGTCCTGATTTTGGATTAAAAACGAAATCTCCAACATACTTATCCAGAACATTAGGATTTTCATCTGCCATTCCTTTGTTTACCGCCTGAACAATCTTTTCCCAACTGATGCATTGAAAAATTGTAATATTTTTTGTAACGAAATTATGATTTACATCTACAGTAATATCATATTGATTTCTTCTTTTTTCATCATTTAACCATTTAACTTCTTTTACTAAAGAAGCTCCATAATTTAAAAATTCTCCATTAAAAATATATTTTTCTACATAATGATATTTTTCTGGAATTTTATATTTCATACAATCTGGTATATAGGGAGAAATAAGATCAAAAACTTTTTTACTATCAATTGTATTAATATATAAACAATTATATTTACCATTTTTTACAATAGATGCTTCAATATCCCATTTTTCTTTTAAAAAATCTACAAGTAAATATTGATCTTCATCTGAAAATCCTTCTGTAGAAATTCTGTAATATGGAGAATATTTCCCATTATTATTATGAAGACAACCATCATCTAATATCCAAAATGCTAAAGATTTTTCGTCTACATATTTCAAAATATTTTTTACTGTTTTTTTACCATTTTCATATAAAATATTCCTTATATATCTAGTTTGTGCATTTACAGGTGATGTTAAATGCCATGTTGTTCCATTTTTATTAGTAGTATAAGGTCCTGTAATTTCACCACCAAATATTTTTTGCTTTAATTCTAAATATTCTTTTTGTTTTGATCCATGTTCAATTGATAATCTTTGTTCTTTTTTAGAAAGTGTTGCATCTCCTAAAAGCGTACCAATTAAAAATGACAATTGATCTTTAGTATATAAAGGATTAATTCTATTTACTGGTCTACTAACTGCCCATTTATTTTTACCTACTTCTGCTGGTAATTTTTCTATTAAAGGATTCATAATATCTTTAATAAACATACAATCATGATCATGAGTAAGTGTTAAAGATTTACCATTACTAGAACCACCTTGATAATATAATTTAACCCATTTTTTATTAGGATCAAAAGATTCAAACCAATTAATTACAGGCTGCCATTCAAATCCTCTTTCAGAAGAGTAAGACATAACTTTTCCAGAATATTTGTTTTTAACAATCCACTCTACTTTTTTAATACCATCTTCTGTAAGAATTGGTGTATCTTTATCGTACGATTTTTTTGGATAAGGCGCACATAGGACATCATAAGGAGATTCTAGTGTCATCAAACCCATCATAGCAATAATATCACCAGGATCAAACCCAATATCGGCATCAAGAAATAAAAGATAATCCATTTTTGATCTAAGAAATTCATCTACACAATAGTTGCGAGCGCGTGTGATCAAACTTTCATTAAACAAAGCAAAATATTGTAGTTCTATGTTATATCTAGTACAAACAGCCGATAAATCACACATAGATTTAGTGTACATACCAGCACACAAACCCCCGTACATAGGTGTAGCTATAAATAATTTCTTTTTGGCTAGGTCTTCGGCAGTTAATTTAATTTCCATTTATATTATTTTCCTTTCTTATTTTTTGTTATATTTCCATCTTATTTTGCCACAATCATAAATTCTATAAATTCCTTTATTATAGAAATATTCATGTTCTGTGATTTCGGGAGGTATATTAAAATTTGATTTTTTACTTGTTTGTTTAGATTGTCTTCTAAAGGTATTGTCTTTTAATACATAAGAATAATCAGGAGCTAAATTTTCATCTAGAATAAATCCAGAATTTTCATAAATTTTTCCTGTAGACCATCTATTATCAGACCAAGTAATGATTTCCTGATTTAATCTTTCCAAAGAGTTTTTTATTAATCTTGAGGCACCACCAATTATTTGATATCCATCTTTAAATGTAAGTCGATTAAGAACTAATTTAACATTATCTCTATGATGATTTGCAAAAGATACTAAACCGACTAATTCATCCTCATATTCTAAACCAAAAGAATATTTTATATTAGAAGGTGATCCTTGTATATGGTATTTATCAAAAAAATCATATCTTTTATCCTCTAATTGAATAAATTTACATTTTCTTGCAAATATTCTTTTTTCAAAAATACCTAAATTTGCCTTAAGAAATTGTAGAACTTGATCTTTTCTATATATCCACTCATCTTCAAAAATAGTTATTAACTTTATATTTTTTTCTTTACAACTAATATATTTTTTATAATGATAATTGTTTTCTTTAAATTCTTCGGAATGCCAATAAAGTCCACAATATTCAACACCCAAATTTAGCTCTTCCGAATAAGCATCTATTTCCAGTCCATCTAGTAATTTTCTATTTGTGTTAAAATTACCATATTGATTTAGAAATTCTTTAATCTCTTTTTCTGGTTTAGATTTTCTGCCCCAATTTATAATTCCATCTGGAAATTTTTCTAATTTTATTCTTTGTATTCTTGTTTGAAATTCAGAATTATTAAATAGTGTTTCTATTCCATATTTTTCAATGCAAGTTTTTTTATTTTGTTCTAAATTATTGTATTGACAATTTCCATAACGTTCTAATTTAGACTGAGCAGATTTTCGTTTAAATTCTTCTGTCTGATAATATAATTCTACACCATATTTCTCTAAATTTGTTTTTTTAGTCTTTTCTATGATAGAAACCATATCACGGTTTTTGCCAATTTTTTTATTACGTTCTTCTGATTGGGTAGAGCAATATAAAGAACAGTAATCAAAATAACCAGACTTAAATTGTTTAAAATTATTTTCCTTGACTCCACAATGCTTGCATAATGGAATGCTTTTAATATCATTTAAAATATGATAAATTCTTTGTGTAATATTATCTGTTTCTAAAAATGAAGTTTGTTCTATAATTTTTTCTAAGTATTCTTCTACACATTTATTTTTCCACCAAGACAAAAAGGAAATTCTATTATTCAAACTTCCTTTAATAGAAAAACAATTTTCTTTAATCCAATTCTTTAAATTTTCATCAAACATAACTATCTCATTTAAAATTAATTATTTTAAAATTACCTTCAAAATCTTCTACTAAACAATTATGAGATTCTACCCAATCTCCACAATTCATATATTCTATTTCATTTATTTTTTTAATATCAGCTTTATGAATATGACCACAAATTACACCGTCACATTTATTTAATTCAGCTTCTTTACATAGTATATTTTCAAAATGTGTAATAAAATTAAGAACTGATTTTACAGAATTTTTACACCACTGAGAAAGAGACCAATGATTTTTTGGAATTTTAGTCAATACATAATTAATCATAAAAACTAAATTATAAAGATGATCTGAAAGAAATACTAACCATTTTGCATATCGAATAACCGAATCAAATAAGTCACCATGAATAATTAAATAACTTTTTTCATTCATTGCTTTATATATGTATTTATCTACAATTTTTATGTTACCAAAAGAAATTCCAACATAATTTCTTAAAAATTCGTCATGATTACCTGCAACAATTATTATTTCGGTTCCATGGGAAGATTTATTATATATTTCTTTTATTATTTTAGAATTTATATCAGGCCAATTCCAAGATGAAGAAAGAGCCCATCCATCAATAAAATCTCCTACAATAAAAATCCTAGAGGAATTTGAATTTCTCAAAAATTTCAATAGTTTAGAAGAATCAATAAATCTCATTCCTAGATGTACATCAGAAATAAAAATTGTATGATAATTATTTTTCATCGGTAGTCTTTATATTCTTTTGTCAAGGGTTTATTTAATAAAGATACAGAAAAATAATTAAGAATATATTTATACATAGTTTTTATAATTCCTTCATTTTTAAATCTCCGTGAAGAAGAATAAATCCACATAGAAGGAATAAGTTTTACTTTTCCTACTTTTGATAATCTTGCTGCCAAATCTGTATCTTCTCCATAAAAGGAGATATTTGTTGAATGTCCACCAATTTTTTCAAGAGCAGATTTACGAACAATAAAATTACCACCTTGAATGCTTGGACCTATTAATTTATGCATTATAATATTAATTAAATAAAATATTTTTCCACAAAATTTAAATAAATTATTATAATCTTCAAAAACAATAGGACCAGAAATAGCAACTGTATTTGAATTACGAATATATTTTAAATTTTTTAACCATCCTAAAGGTATTTTATTATCAGCATCAATATAGGCTTGATATTCATACTTAGCATTTTTAAACCCAGCTTGTCTGGCAAAAGTTACTCCTTTATTTATACAGGAAATAACCTTTGCACCACAATTTTCAGCAATTTCTTTTGTTCTGTCTGTTGAATTATTATCAACTACTATAATTTCAACAAAATTAAAATTAATATCAAATCTTAAAATTTCTGCATATATAGATATTATACAATCAGAAATTAATTTTTCTTCATTATATGCTGGAATTATAAATGAAATACCTTCTGACATATTATACTCCTAAAACTTTTTTCCACCATCTTTTTCTCTATTGGTAATTTTATGATCTTGACGATGACGATTATATTGATCTTTTTCAACAATAGCAGCACCAATATCTAAACCTAAATATCCCGCCATATCAAAAATTCTAATAACCGCATCTGCCAATTCAACTTCTAATCCTTTTCTATGAGGAAGATGATCATCATTTAAATTTTTTCTTGCAGCTTCTAGTGCTTCGCCTAATTCTGACATGATTAAAGCAATCATAGTACCAATCAAATAATTTTCAAAGGCGGAAATTAAATGTGGAGCATTATTTAATAATACTTCTTTAATTTCATTGGATTTATTTCTCCAACCTTGTTTAATATTAAATGTATTTATAGCATCTTTTATAGAATTAAGATTAAATTCATCAACAGCATCTAAAGTATCTCTTGGTGTATTTTCTTGAAGATTCATTATTCTTTTTCCTTTTCTTTTATTTCAATTTTATTGAAAATATCTAAACTTTGTGGTGTATAGTTTGTATGTTCCACACATACATTATATGCATTTTTTTCGTTCATTACATTATTATGAATATGACCATATAAATGAATAGAACCATGAAATTTTTTATTCCATTCAAAAATTGGATAATGAAATAAAATAAAGTTTTTTATAGAACCATTTATAAACTGATTTATTTCTAAATAATCATGAACAGATTGCCAATTCATATTTTTTGTTACAGAATGATCATGATTCCCTTTAATTAATATTTTATGACCTTTTAATTTCTCAAATATTCCTGTATCTTGTTTATAATACATAAAATCACCAAGATGAATTACAATATCATCAAAACCCACTACTGAATTCCAGTTATTAATCATAGTATTATCCATTTCATCTTTATCTTTAAATGGACGATTACATAATTTAATTATAGCAGAATGCCCGAAATGTGTATCAGAAATTATAAATATTTTACTCATCTTTTTAACCTTTCTTCGAAAACTTTTTTAATTTATAAACATTAAAATTTTATTTTTTTAATAAATTAATTATAAAGGTAATAACAAATTTATGATTATTTTGATCATTTAAGGATGTCATATCATAATATCCAAGATCATTTGATTTTTCTTGTATATATTGTTTAGTTTTTTCTTTTATTTCAAGAAAATAACATGCTCCTAATAAACAATATTTTTTGGCATTTTTATCATATGGATCATAAAGTCTATTATCATTTTCATCTTTCGCAATTGAGTCTTGAGTCCAAAAATTTATATCAGAAATTAATTCTAATATTTTTAATAAATCATTAACAATTTCTTCGTCTTTTATCTTAAACATTTTATACCTTTCATTAATTAAAAATATCATCTTCTAACTCATTCATTTCTTTTGTTATAAAAGGTTCTTCTTTTATTCTATTTTCTTCTTTTTTACATAATGTACTTTGTTCCGATCTACCCACGTTATATAATTGCATCTTAGCACGATTGACTCCCACAAGAAAGTTTTTATATTTGTTAATATCATGATAACGATTTTTAACTTGTGTAAATTGTAACTGTGAATCTCTTTCCAATTCTTCCGAAGTTATCAAAGCCCATATATAATCGGCAGTCATGGAAGTACCAAAACTATCTGCTACCGAATCCATTCCAGGTGATGAAAGAGTAATTGAACTTCTATTCATTTGAGAAGCAGAAATAATAGGAAGATTAAATTCTATGGCTAAACCTCTAATCTCTTCTCCTACTACTTTTACATATTCATAAAGAGAAGCCTTGGATAATTTTAAGGTAGACGCAAGACAAATATTCAAATAATCAATATAAATTATGTCAGGAAGAAAATTCTTTTTTATTTTTAATTCTTTTATTAAAGCTCTAAAATTTGCCGATCCTGCTTGTCTTGTAGGATATTCCTTGACAATTAATTTACCAGGAGTTTTTTTCTTTAAATTTTCTATTCTTCTTAGAAAAGTTTCTTTGGGAAGCATAAGAAGAGTATCAACATCTAAATCCATAAGGTTTTCATCTATTCTCTGACATATCATTTCTTCTGACATTTCAAGAGTTATATATAAAACATTTTTTCCTTGACGTAAATTATCGGCAGCAAAATGACACATAGTAGCAGTTTTTCCTGTACCCGGTGCTGCTAAAAGAATGGTAAGAGTTTTATTAGATGCTCCGCCACCTGTAATAATATTAAGAATATCAATATCAAATGGAATTTTATCTTCAAATTTATGATAATATTCAAATCGACTATCAGCATCCTCAATAAAATCATGACCAATATGAGAATCAAATGAAATAGCGATTGCGTCGGTAAGAATTTGTGGTATAGATGCTCTGTCTAATTTATTTTCTTTATCATTACAGATTTCAATTGATTTAAGGAGAGAAAGATAGATGGCTCTATTTTTAATATATTTTTCAGTCTCATCAAAAAGCCATTCTATCTTGGAATTTTTATCTACTTCTAATTCAAATAGAACTTCCTTACATTTTTCAAACTCTTTATCATTAATTTTATCTTTATTTTGTAAATCTATGAACAATACTTCTTGAGAAGGAAGTCCATTATATTTTACTATATAATCAGATATTACTTCAAATAATATTTTATCATGTTTTTCCTCAAAATATTCACCTTTTAAATAAGGAAGAACTTTTCTCGCATATTGATCGTTATATGCGAGATTTGATAATATAACCTTTTCAAACAATTATTAATCCTTATCTTCTAAGGGGAATATGACATCCCTCATTTTTAATTCCTGGAAATGCAGAAGGTTTTTTTGTTATTATTCCCTTTGCCTTTAGACCTTGAATAGTATCATAATTTATGACTCCAATCCAATCATAATTTTCATTTCTTATAAAATTTTTAGATGCATTATTATTTATAGTATTTTTACTCGAACTTTGGTTATTCCTGCATTTTTAAATCCTAGAATCTTTGCTATTTTCATAGAAACGTCTAACTGTCTATCAGTCCATTTTGCAGGACCACGATCAGTAACAATTGCAATGACACTTTTACCATTTTTAATATTTGTAATTTTTATTTTAGTACCAAAAGGAATTGTTCTATGAGCTACAGTCAAGGCTTCTGGATTCCATTTTTTTCCATTAGCCATAAATTTACCAGATTCATATCCATACCAAGATGATAACATAACAAAATCATGATCGATAGAATTTTTTATATCGATCACTACTTTTCCTAAATTTTCAAAATGTCCTTCTGTTATAGGATATCTACCATTAGCCGAAGCATTAACAGTAAGTCCTAAAAATAATATTAAAGTTAAAAATTTCATTCATTGTCCTTTATTTCTTCAAATCTACCATCAAAAAATTCATCTTTTGGTCTTACCCATATTTTTAAATCTTTAATATCTCTATAAATCACTACTTCTGTATTATCTAAATTTTTATCAGAACATTGAAATGTTCCTATAGTTAAAATAGAATAAACGGAATTTCTTTTTTTATGTTTATATTTTTTCATGTGAAATAATACTCCTTAATTTATATTTTTTTATAAAAAAGACGTTCAATACCTTGTTTTGAACCCGTTTCTTTTACTAATGTATTATTAACTTTCTTTTCCCAAATACATTTAAAATCATCAGGCGCACTATATTCACTAACAAAAACAGAATGTCCTATAGTCGATAAATTTCTAACCCAATCCCAAAAAAACACATGATCGAATTTATTTTTATATCCTGTAGTTCCCCAATAAGGAGGATCACAATAAATTATTGAATTATCAGGAATTTTTAAATCATAATATTCTTGGTAAGTGATGATAACCCCATTAATCTTAGGGACTTGTTTTAAAATATTTTTCTTACTCTCAAGACAATAATTCCTAGGTTGACCATTTACATCATTTCCTCTGGCATAACCACCCCACCACTTCCCACCAAACGAACAACCAAATCCAACAAAACCTACTAATTCTAAAGGATATTTTTCTTTATTTTCTTTAATATCTTTATATTCATTTTCACTTATATTATCAGGTGGAATCCATCCTGTCTGAATAGCTCTAAAAAGTGCTATTAAATATGGATTAATGTCATTTGCTAATCTTTTTCCTTCTACTTTATTAATAATATTAAAACCTCCTACAAATGGTTCAACCCACCATTGATCATATTTTCTGTCTGCAAGCATAATATTTAATAGCTCTTTAGAATGTCTATTTTTGCTACCCATGTATCGCATTTATATTTCACATCCACCAGAAACGCACGCCAATTCTTTAGAATTTGTAGTCGAGTTTTCTAATTCAAATTCTACTAATTTTTTCCAATCAATATTTTCTGGCATTTTATTTAATAATTCATTATATTGATCTTCATTACATTCTGTAAAAGGTGCTTGTTTATAAACTGTAGAACCTTCTTCTGCTGGTAAAAATGATACTCCACTCATCCATTCAAAATTTTTATAAACCCATGCACCAACTTCCATCCATTCATCTTCTTTAACAGAAATAGTAACAGAAGGTTTATGTTCACAATAATATTTTTGATATTCTAACCAAATTTCAAGATGTTCAATCGCACTTAATTCTTTTCTTGAAACAGAAGTAGAAGCAGATTTAATAGGAAATTTAAAACATACAACATTATTAGGATCATATACATCTACTTCCCAAGGAAATCCATTATTAATCATAAAATTAGTAAGAGGGTCTTTTTTATCGTTTCTTACATATCTAATATAATAAGGAGAATAAGAAGGATGAATTCCCGAAGAAGTACCGTTGTAAGCAGCAGTTGTATTATGACTAACAACTCCATTTTCTAATTGATAAGTGTGTGTATCTTCTACTTCTATATCTACTGTAAGTTCTGGTTCTAATATTTTAATTTTTTTTATTTTCATTTCTTTTTTTCCTGTGTTTAATATTTACCAAGCAATAATTTCATCATTTTCTGATAAATCTTTTGCTTTTTTATATCCATTTTTTGTTTTTAATTGATGATTTTTTGTAAGTTTTACAATAACACCATCTTCGAATTCAATTTCATAAACAGGACTTAATCCATTTACAAATAATTTAGTAATATTTTTTTCGTTATTATTTTCATCATATACAGTTATAATATTTTCTGGTTCTATCCAGACACCATTACCAATTTCAAATATATTTTCTGATGTTAATTCAGAAAATATTTCAGCCATATTTAATATTCCATTTTTAGTTTTAATCTTTGTATCTAATGATACACAACCTTCAGGCTTCACACAAGTAATGGCAACAGATGAATTAATACCAATATCTTTGGCTAATTTTATATTAGTTTCAATTGCTTCTGATTTAAGACTTTCAAGAAAATTATAAAATTTAGATTGACTAAATTCTTCATATTCTTCAAGAAAATATTTTTTATTGGTATATTTGTTATCAAATATACCATTTAATGAAACTCCTAATAATCTTTCATCATCACAATTTTTTTTATATTTTTTATTTAAATATCTAAAATTAGTAAAACAAGATTGAAATGTACCAAGAATAGTAGCAAGTCTAATCTTTCTTTTAAGAGTTTCAGGCGTATCATCTTCATAAATTTGAACAGAAGTCAAATTACAAAATTCATATGGTCTTAATATTATTTCACAACACGGGTTTACTCCCCAATCATAATTTTTATCTCTTGTTCTAATTTCGTATCCTGGAATATTAATACGATTTGTTCTATAAAAATTAGAATTTTCAATTACATTTCTAATAGCTTCTCTTGAAATAATTCCTCTTTCACCAGAATGTGAATTATATAAACTTAACCATTCTGTCATAAATGTGCTTATATCTGGTTTTTCTTCATAAACAGCAGAATTATTAGATAATCTTCTATAAGGATTTGTTTGCCACCAATTACCAGATTTAGCATCTCTCATTTTAATATCATTTAAATCTGATAATGAAATTAAAGCAGAACGCCTAACTCCACCACTTACAACAATATCACCAATTTTACATGCAATATCATGTATTTCTAATGAATTTAATTTACGACCAGCAGCCTTTTTGAAAATATTAATAGTAAAATTTAATAAATCTACTAGAGGTTCCGGTCCTGAGCTTGTTCCGCCCATAGTTTTTAATCTTGCACCAGCAGGTCTTAAATTAGAAACATCCCATTTAGGGATTTGACCAATAAGAAGTAATGAAATAAATTCTCTATAACCTTTTGCCCATCCTAAACGAGAATCATTAAAAATTATTATTGTTTCAGATTCAAAAAAATCTTCTGGAATTTCTGGAAGATTTTTAATATTGTGAGATTCAACTGAAAATCCTACACCTGTTCCACTCATTAGAATAGCCATTTCTTCATCAAATGATTTTACATTATCAATTGGTAAGAAGACACAATTATAAAGAGCAATTTCATTACTTTTGGCAGCAGGACCAGCAGACATCAATCCTCGCATAGAAGGCATTATTTCATGGCATAATACAGCTTTTTCTAATTCTTTTCTATAAGAAGAAATATCAAAATTATGTTTTTCTTTTAAACCTTCTTGAATAAAATCAAAATATCTTTTAACAGTTTCGTACCATTCTTCTCTTCTACCTTCTTTTTCTAAATAACGCGCATATCTTGATTTATAAATAAATTCTGAATATAAACTATTTTTAAACAATTTTTTTTCTCCCTTAAATTTGAAATTTTAATCTATTCTGCATTTCATACCATGCAGAATAATTTAATTTTTTAATTCTATATTCTTCTTCATCAAAATCTTTACCAAAAATATATTCATGTGAAATAAAAATATCTTTTTCTAAAATACTAAAACTAGGATTACATTCTTTATGAATTATAATATAGTTAAAATTAGGAAACCAGTTAAATCTATTAAAAGATTCTTTTTCATAATTATAAAAATAATATTTAAAATATTCTACCCATGTTTTTTTATATTCTAAGTTAGAACCATAACTAATTGTTCCTATTCTTTGATTTCTATAAATTTTTATATCATCCATCAAAACATCAAAATAAAATGGAATATTCATTTTTCCTCTAATTCTACTAATTTACGATATTGAACCCATGGATAGGATAAATTTGATTCTAATCCAAAATCATATGTCCATATATCATTTTTATCTGCTACCTTTGCTTGATGCTCAAAAGGGCTCCAATGTTTTTGTTGTTTTAATAATTCATATCTTTTAAATTCTTTTTCTAAACTAGCATTCCCATCAAAAGGAGAATATGAAATTCTAGCACAACGAGCAACAGATAATTTTAATATTGTTTCTAATTCAAAATCTTCTTGTAATGATACATAGGGAATATGCCATTCCCCATTTTTTAATTTTTGTAATTTACATTCATCAATTACTTTTCTAATTTCTTTATCCATAGAGAGAGCCAATTCTTTAATTTCTGGCATGGCATCTTTATGGAGTCTAAGAGAAAAAAAATTATCCCATTCTGTTGAAGTTATAATAGTATCAATATACCCAAACCATTCAACAGGACGATTAGCCCATTGTTTATGGACACCTTTATCTGATAACCATTTGGAAAATTTTTGTGTTTCCTCGGCAAATCTAATCCATTTATTTTCAATTTCTTTTAATTCATCTAAATCAAATTCTTCAAAAGATTGCATTCCAGCTTGATTCTTCATAAAATGAGGAACATAAATTTCCTCTTGAAGTAATTTAGATACAGGAACAGCCCTAGATGATCTAGCATTACGCGAAAATACTCTATGTGTTATTACTTCTGAATGTATCATACGAGGATAACGAGCTTGTATTGTAAATATTGGAGGATCATAAGAATTATAGGTACAAGAAGCTAAAATTACTTTAGCCTGAAAATCATCAGGTTTCATTATTTCTCCAATTAAGTTAGTATGGAATTTGTATTTATCTCTTTTAGACTATCAATCTAGCAAGAGCTTTAATATTTTGAAAAGTATTTTCTTCAATAATATTTGTTATTTCTTCTTTTGTTTTACCCGAAATTATCATATCATTTATGTCTTTTTCTTGTATATAGGTAGGCCATATACAAACTTTATAACCAGCCTGAATTGCTCTTTCTATTTTTTTTCTGGTAAATTCTGAACGTCGTTCATTATCATAAATTATAACAAAATTTTCTTTATCAAAACCGGATAAAGATGATACCATATCATTACCCGATGTTGCAAGACAATTATCTAAAAATAAAGAATCTATTGGACCTTCTACAACATAAGTTTTTTTATTTTTTTCCCATCTTTCCAAACCATATAATTTTGGTTGAGATTCATCTATAACAATATTAATATATCTTATATCAGAATTACCAAGAGCACGTCCTGTATAACCTATTAATTTTTTATTTTCTGAGAAGAATAGTATTAATAAACGAGATTCATCTTTTTTCAAAGATTCTTTATTAAAAAGATTTGGTATTATATTATTAGTAAAATTTTTAAAATTTTCACATTTAAATAATAAATTATAATATTTTTCTGGTATTTTTCTTTTAATAACATATTTTTTATATGGATCATTTTCACTTATATTTTTTATTGAGACCAAATTTTGAAAAATATTAGTATCATAAAAAATAGGTTTTTTGGTAATTATTTTTTCTTCTTCATAATATTTTTCAAAATATAATTCTTTTATATATTCTTCATATAAAGAATTGTTTATTTCTTTAATAAAGTTAGATAATGATTTTGATATTTTACATTTCTGACAAAAATATGCAACATTTCCATCTTTTTCATATATATAACCTCTTGCTCGCTTTGTATTTTTTTTAGAATCTCCACAAAATAGACATGAAAAATTATATAACGATTCTGATTTTTTCTGAAAATTTCTGAGAGAAGAAGATAATAATGAAATATATTTATGATGTAAATGATTCACAAAATAATCCTTTCTTGATCGGAGGGTAATTCTATACTATTTTAGATAGAAAAACAAGAAAAATTATCCTATTGTATCCATTTTAACAGTTTTTTCAAATAAGTTTAAATATACGGAAAATTTTGTAAGAGAAGAAGAAAGAACAAATAATGCAAGTAATATATGAACTTTATTATCGATAGAATTATAATAACCATCTACGGCAGTCAAAATCCCTAGCATCATTTGAATATATAAGGCAAATTGTCCAATTTTAACAGAAGTTTTAGATAATCTTGTTGAACATGAAGAAAATATATCTAATTTTGATCTTTGCATAATACAAGCAATGACTAATAATATACTAAAAGTAGATTCAATAAAATTCCAGATATCTAATGGCATTATATATAAAGCAAAATGATTTAAGGATTGTATAAAAGTCATTTTTTATTTTTTTCCTGATTTTTCCGATGACCAAGGAATGATTTTAGAAATTATTGCAGAAATAATATCAACAAAAGAAGTTGTTTTAAGATTTCTTAATATATATTGTGTTGTGGATACTCCGAACATTGAAAGAAAAAATGATACAGCAATTTGTGGTAATAAAGGTTCCCAAATATGCATCAATTGGGAACCAAATATACCAAAAAACAATCCAATAATCAAATTAAAAAAGATATTTTTAAGTGATTGATCTTGACCAATAGCTATATATAACAAAGAACCACCAAGTGAAATTATCCATATTGCAACATTAGGCTCTAAGGTAGAACCAATCATGAGAAGAAATCCACCAATCATTGTAAAAAATGATTTCATTCCTAAAAAAGATGTACTTACAGTAGAAGTCATATCCATTATATAACATCTTTCTTTTTAATTTTTCTTTTAATTATTTTTTTTATATTTCCTAATAAAGGATCAAATGTTTGTATTGGACCTTGACTAGAAGAAGAATTACCCATAACATTTGTAGGTTCTTCTTCTTTTATTACAGATTCATCAAATAATTTTTTTTCTTTAACTTTTTTTTGATCTTTTATATGTTTAATTAATAAAGATTTTTTTGTATGTCCATCAATATAAGTTTTCATATGCTTTTCAAGAGCATCTTTAATAAATTTATCTAGTATTTCTTTACTAATTTCATTTATAGAAAACATTTTTTCATCTTTCTTTTATATTATTTATTTAAATTTTTTTGTTAAATTCCCTAAGTTTTTTTATTATTTTTTCATCCATGGGTATGTCAATAGTATTATAATTTATACCATTGACATTTTCAACATCTTCAGGAAGAATATTTAAATATAAAAGAAATGGTTTTATATATTTTATTTGATCAGGCATTTTTAGAAAAAATATACGACATAAAAATTTTGAATAAAAAACATTATTTAAGATGATTATATGATTTAAAACAAGCCTTTCATCTATAATGTTTGTTTTTGAATATCTAGTAAATATTTTTTTTAAGTATTTAAATCTTTTTATATCATCTAAAAATTCTTCAGTAGAATAACATTGAGTATTTTTATAATTTTTGGCACATAATACTAAAAAATTTTCTTCTGTTAAATTTTCCATTCATTATTCACAATTTACACCACATTCTTTTGATTTTTGATCAGCATTTTTAGAAACCATTGTATTTAATTTATCATAAAATTCTTTATTTATATGATAATCTTGTGGCAATCCATTACCATATTCACCATAATTATAAGCATTTGCTCCTAAATTTCCATAATGTTTACAGGCAAAAGAATGAGCCATACAACAAAGATCATGTTTACTCATGTCTTTATCTTTGGAACCATTCATCATGGCTTTATGACGCATCTGCATTTCAGTATGATGATTCATTAATTTTTTAATTTCATCTAAAGCAGATCGATCATCTTTATGATAGGCTTCGTTAAGAGGTTCATCTTGTAACATTTTAAGAGATATTTTATTTAATTTTTCAATTTCTGAAAGTAACATTTATTTTTCCTTTATAAATTAGAAAGAAGTTAGAGCAACACGTTTAACCGAATTATTTCCAGTGGCAACATATATATAATTACCATCAGACCAAATATTGTTAGTAATTGAATTTATAGATGAATTAGCAGGAGTATTATTTTGAAGTAATACTACTTTATTAACATATAAAGTAGTATTATAATATAAATTAGAAACTGAAATTAAAACGTCATTAGACGAAATATTTGAATATGCTACTAATTGATCAGAAGCATCTGCATATAATTTTGGTTGTAATTGTGATAATCTTGTTGAATTATTACCAGACATTAGATTCTTTCAATTATAAAGAAAACTATGAAGTTGGAAAAAGTGAACTAGCATTTCCATTTATCATTGATCCTGTAGCAACTAAAACTTCTCTATTAATTCTTCCTGCACGTCCACCTAAAGTAATAACTACGGTAGCACCAGAACCAGAAGAAGCCCCACCAGTAGAATTTGCAAATGCTTTGGTTACATAGGCTGTATTAGGAAATCCAAATCCAGGAACAATATTTGTAAATGAAAGAATACCACCAGTAGAATTAGTAACAGGATTAGAAGTACAATTTACACAACCATTACCTGAAATTGTAAGAACATCAGTATTATTATAGGAAGTACCACCAGGAGAAGCTGTAATTGTTAGAACAGGACCAGTACCTTGTCTAACTAAAGTCCATCCCGGTTGACTTAAAAGAGTAGCATGATTTGCCTGTGCGGCTTGTACCATTGTATTAGTAACACCATATAAACCTTGAACCATTCCATTAGTAAAGGCTGATGGGGTAGTATTATGATAAAGAGCACTCCCATTTGCAATTGCATTATTACCTTTATTAAAAGTATCTAATGCATATTGTTTAGAAGTATTATTTGAATAATCTGATGTTCCCCAACGACTCATTTATTTTTTTTTCCTTTTAATTATTTATTCTATTTATTATTTTGGTATAATTATCCTAAATCATTACAAGAACGAATTGTTATTATTTTATATGCCAAATCTTTTAATTCTAAAGACGCTTTTGGATTACCCAAAACTTTATATGGATCGGATACAGCATTATCAGGATCAGAATCTAAATTTTTATCAGAATCTAAAGGATTAAAATCTTCTTTTTTTAAATAACTTTCTATTATTTTTATACAATTATCATTTATTTTTTCTTTAATTTGTGGATTTATGATCACACGAGTTATTCTTTTTTTTAAAGTATCTTTAGTATTTGTATTTGATTTTTGATTTTGAACTTCCAATTTAAACTCCATTTTTTAATATATTTATTATAATATAAAATAAAAAAAAAGACCTAAGATTTCTCCTAGGTCTTTTAAGTATAAAAATTACGTTCTTATTAAATTTTTATTCTAATAATAATGTTTTTCCAAAATGTATATTAGTATTTATTTCATGTAGTAAATCCTGATATCCTCCTATTAATTGATTTTTATATAGAATAATAGGAACTGTATGCATGGTAGGAAAAGTATTTAATATCCATTCACGAGGAATGTCTTCTCCAATTTTGTATTCGGAAAAAGGAATAGAAAGAGAATTTAATAATTCTTTGGCTTTATCACACCATTCACAATATTTTTTAGTATAAATAGTAATCATTTTTAATCTTTCTCTTTTAACAAATATACATTACTTATCATTTTAAATGAATATCTGCCACGCATTGATTTAAATACAACTCCTTCTGCAGGAATATTATTATATCTAGTGTTATCTGCTATCATATGAATTTTTTCATGATCGAAAATATTTTCTCCAAAATAATTTATTCCTAATATAGGAACAATATTAAATAAAAGATTTAATTTTTCTAAAATTATATATCTTTCATATGGAGAAAAGTATCTTTGACAATTAATATCATAGATATCAAATATAAAAACTTTATGTGTATCTAATTTTTGTGGATTTCCTTGAATTCCTGGTCCACAAAGTTCCATTTGTAATGCAATATTATATTGCAGTTTTTCTAATTTTTCTTTTAGTTTTAATTCTTTAGCAATTTTCCAATAAAGATTTTCTGTATCATCTTTAAGATCAAGATTTCTGGAACATACACCAAAATCTCCATCTTTATAATAAACAGTCATAGAAGAACCATCCATTTTAACAGTAACTTCAAATGGAATATTTTTATAACAATTTTTTTCTTTTTCTGATAGATTTTGATATCGTTCTTGATCAGTTTTTCTAATAAATGAAGGAAAATTACCTTTTACTGTTCCTTGAAGACAAGATGGAATTGGCTTTTCATATTTTTGAATTCCAAGAATTTCAGTAACATTATCACCTTCATTAAGAAATTCAATTAATTTTTGTCCGTCTTGATTTGTTTGTAAAAATTCTTGAAAATCAGTTATAGGAAGAATTAATCCTTGGGAAATTTGACCTTTAAGTTTAATAGTTTTAATTCTAAAACCATCTCCTAAATTTTTAGTAGATTTAAAAGAATTTTTCCTAAGAAATTCGAATTCTGGTCTTACATTTAAAAACGAATCAATCTCAAAATATAAAACTAGGTCTCCAACATTAAAAGCATCTTTTTGTGAAACTACCCACCATCCGTCAACTCTATAAGCAACAATTTTATCAGCACCTTCGATTGGTTTAATTTCTGCAATACGACGAATACTTGCTAGTTTTCTTACTATATCATTCATTTTCTATATCTTCCTTTTTATAACCACTTCTTTTTAAATGTTCTTTGATAATATCTTTTCTAATATCATTATTATTTTTTAATTTATGATACCATTCTAATAATGTTTTTTTATCTTTATTTTGATTACATTCTCTACATACAATTATTCTGGGTTGTCCAGGCATTACAGATTTAGGAATAACATGATCTCTTGTGGGAAAATTTTTTTCATTATGTGCATTTTTATTATTAAAATTAATTTTTATAATTTTATTACAATAAGGACAAGTTTCACCATGTTTAAATAACAATTCGAAAGAATATGTTCTATTCTTTTTTCGTATATGTCACCCAATGTTATAAATTAAATTATCTTTTTAACTTCATCAACTAGATTTTCTACTCCTACTTCGATATCGTGAGGAATTTGTTTTGTAAAATCTACAACATTTAATAATACACCTTCTCCATGAATAACATTATTAGAAATAATAAAATTTAAATTAGCCATGGCAGAACTTAATGTAATATGTAAATTTGCAATTTTAGCAATAGTAGCAGCATCTTCACTTGCCTTTGTTTCTATATTAGAAAGGATTTTATCTCCTGCTAATTTTGCAAGATTAATTGCATTTTCTACTTCTTTTTCTAATTGTGATAAATCTATCATTGTATTTCCTCCGGAATTGTTTGAAAATAAAGAAACAAGGAAATTTATTTTTTTGTTAATATTTTCTATTTCTTTAATTATATTCAATTTCCTTGTCTCCTATTTATTTTAAATAAGTCTTAAAATTTTATATTGCCCATCAGATAAATCTTTTTCCCCAATACCAACACAAAGTTGATCATTCTTATTTTTAAAATAGTTATCATACCATTGTGTAACATTTCTTCTAACTTGTATAAGAAGACCAAGAAGTTTTTTATCCTCATATACCATATTATGAGGATAAATAGTATTTAAAATTTTATAATCATTATTTTCTTTAGATAAAATGAGAAAACATTCCCCAAAATTTAACATTCTAAATCCTTTCAAAATATTATTGCATAGAGAATTACGAATTTTGTTCCTTCATAATAACCATAAAAAAAGGCATTAAAAAGTGAGTCATAACGACCAATAATTTCATGGTTCATCCCATACTCCTTCATCTTCGGTTTCATCGGTATAATCATAATGATAGTCTTGAACTGTGTCAATAACAATGTCACCAAAATGTAAATATCCATTATTATTAATACATTCAAAATCCTTATCAAATTGTATTAAATGCATTAAAGAAGGAATATCACTTTCCTCTGTATAAGGAATAATACCAATTAATCCAGAATCTACACCATATTCATTGTTATATTCATCTTTATAAAGTCCATCACCATATTTTGTTCCAAAAACAACTACAGATAAATCGGTTCCTGTTAATACCCCTTTTCCTTCATTATCAAGAAAATCATTTTGTTCTAAAAAATTTAACCAATCTTCATGTGGTTTATCAGAAAAAAAATAACAAGGATCACCTATTAAATATTTTCCTGCTGGTAAAATATAATCTTCCATATAAATCTCCTTAATTTTTTTAATTGGTACGGGATAAAAGATTCGAACTTTTACTACTCGCTAATCTGGCGATGCGGCCTTATAAGGACCGTGTGCTACCATTACACTAATCCCGCATTATTTTATTTATAGATTTTCTTCAATCCATTTAGCAATTGTTTTAAATTTTTTACCCTTATTATCATTCATTTCTATTAATATATTTTGTTGTTCTGAGATTAACCTAATTTTATTTAAAATAAAATCAGGTAACATACCAATATTTACAAAAGATGGGAAATATTTAGAATTTGGAACAAATGCTTTAGTTCTATTATTTTGATATTTAAATTTTTCTTCTGTAAAATAGTCAGGATCAATACATTCTGCTAAAATTCCTAAACAACAAAAACTAACTCCACCATCACGAGTTTCTTTCTTTAAACTATTTTGACATTGACGATATTTACCAGAAGTAAGTTTTTTAATCCACTTTTCTTTTAAAGACTTATCCATTTTTTATCTCCTAATTTTTTATCATTTTCCATATTTTGTCTCCATTTCCTATTTCTTACTCTTCTATGAGAAAGTTGTCAAATCCTTTTTCAAAAAAATAATAAATATAGAAAAAGGAAAATTTTCAGTGTGGTCATTTGAAAAACTTGCAAAAGAAGCCGGTATTAATAATATCGATTTAAGAAAAGATAGTAAAAAAGCTCGTGATTGGTTTTATAATCAAGCCTATAACACCAAAAAGGCTACTGGCAAAAATTTACAAAAAAATGCTGGTCCATTTGAAAATATGGATAATTTATCTATTAATTCAATAGGAAAAATGTATTTTTATGCCTATGATCCTAAACATAAAGGAACTCTTAAATATTATGACATTTTTCCACTCGTTTTTCCTATTGAATTATATAAAGATGGATTTTTAGGAATAAATATTCATTATCTTCCACCAGGAATGAGATCAATATTAATGACCAGAATTTCAGAAACATTAAATAATCAAAAATATGACAATACAAGTAAATTAAAAATAAATTATTCTATTCTTACAAGTGCTTCTCGATTTAAATTATTTAAACCTTGTGTTCATAGATATTTATTTTCTCATGTTAGAAGTTCTTTTCAATATATAAAACCTGTTAATTGGTATTATACAGCACTTTTACCAACAGAAAAATTCAAAAAGAAATCCTCCGATTATGTCTGGGCCATGAGTTTATTAAGTATATGATATATAAGGATAATTTCTAATGGCTTTTGATGTAAATCAGTTTCTTTCAAATTTAAAAACTTATGGATATTCTTCTTCTAATAAATTTGATATTTTAATTTCACTTCCTAATATTTTAGGCAATCAAACTATAACCAATGGAAATTTAGCAGGATTACCGCAAATTCTACAAATGCGAGCCCAAAGTGTTACATCGCCTGCAATAGGATTACAATCTACAGAATCAAGAAGATATGGTATGGGTCCAATAATTAAACAACCTTATAATGCTGTATTTGGTAATTTGGAAATGTCATTTCTAACAGATAAATATGGATTAATATATCAGTTTTTTTATGAATGGATAAATTCCATATATAATTTTGCAGAAATATATAATAATTCTCAAACCACACAAAATGGAGCTTTAAATTATTCTGTTCCAAATTATACTTCCGCCTATGAAGATGATATTTGTTCTCAGGTAATAAATATAAATACATATGACCTTTCGGGAAATCTGATTAAAATCGTCAATGCCTATAGAGCCAAACCAATATTATTTTCAGAAACTCCTTTATCATGGGATAAAACTGATAATCTTTTAAAATTAGATATTACATTTACTTATAGAGAATTTGCAGTAGAATTTCAGAATTAGGAGATTTTAAAATAATACCACAATTAATTTACCCAACATTTTTAATTAATCAACCTTCTAATAAAAAAGATTTATATTTTCGTCGATTTCTCGTTAAAGAAGAAAAAATTCTTTTATTTGCCAAAGAATCTAAAAATATTAATGATATTTTTAAAGCCATTAAAGATGTTGTTAAGGTTTGTTGTCAAGAACCAGATTTTAATATTAACTCTATTCCTATGTTTGATCTTGAATATCTATTTTTACAACTAAGATCAAAATCAGTAAATTCAATAGAAACAATAGAGATTCAGGACGATCAGGATAAAGAAAAATATTCTTTAAAAATTAATTTTGATGATATTAAAGTTAATTTTCAAGACAATCCCCCAGATAATAACATTAAAGTAGATAATAATATTACTATTGTAATGAAATATCCAGAAGCCTCTATTTATGATTCTGATGATTTTCAGGCAAGACTTAAAAAGGATGGTTTGTTTGAATTAGTTGTTAGATGTATTGAAAATATTTACAATAAAGATGAATTATTAGAATTAACAATGGACGAAAAAAGAGAATTCATGGATAATTTAGATATTAAAACCTTTAGAAAAATAGAAGAATTTCTTCTTTCGACTCCTTCCGTCAAATATACGGTTCAATATACTAATAAATTAGGTACTATAAGAAGTCTTACTTTTAATTCTCTTATGGATTTTTTTTTATATCTTTAATACATAATAATCTATCTTCTTATTATTCTACAAATTTTTCTCTACAACATCATCATGGATATTCTCTTGAAGAATTAGAAAATATGATACCATTTGAACGCACAATTTACATTCAAATGGTTAATAAAATTAATAAAGAAATTGAAGAAGCCAATAGAAGAAATAATCCTTTATGATTTTGGTTTAAGAACTTTTTTAATTTTATCCGACAATTTTGATACTTTTTCCTTTTCTTTTCCAATATCTCTATCGGAATGATGGATTGATGTATGAATACTGTTATCTTTTTCCTTTTCTTTTCCAATATCTCTATCGGAATGATGGATTGATGCATGAATACTGTTATCTTTTTCCATTTTTATTTTCCCTTGCTTGTGTTATTTCTTATAATATCATACATATTCTGGAAAGTCAACATCAACATAATTATTAATATCTACACAAATAAATTGTGTTCCTTCTACTATTTTATTTTTATTTTCATGATGATGTCCAAATAACCATAATTTAGGTTTATGATAAAAAAACATATATTCGAAAGCTTCGATAGTAATAGAAGGAAAATAATTTTTATATGGAAATATTGAGTAAATAGATTTTGGACAATCATGCGTTACCATGACTTCTGGTTTTAAATTTACATATTTATCAATTAAATTCTGAAATTCTACGTAAGATAATTCTTCATCAGGCCACCAATCTTTATAAGGTGTTCTTAAATTTTTGTCGATAGATAAAGCCCCACCAACAAACATTATTCTATGTTTTTCATCATAGTAACCATCCTCAATCCATCTAGAATTTTTTCTACAAATTTCTGGATTATCATGATTTCCTCTTATAAATTTGTGAGATAAACAAACATCATTTTCTAGTGGAATTTCAATAAATCCTGCACCAAAATCTCCTAATTGAATTGAATTATCACAATCAGAAGTTATCTTTTTCCAAGTTTCTATATCACCGTGGATATCGCCAATAAATCTAATTTTCATTTTTATATTCTCCTAATTATGTCCTATGCCACCATATCCAGTAAATAATTGACTCACTCTTGTAGAAGCAGCTTTTGGATCACCAACTTCTTTCTTTTCTTTGGCAGGATTTCTTTCAAAAAAAGATTTTTCTTTATTTCCATCATATAAAGTATTAACATTTGGTGTAAATCCTGATTTTGTACTTCTTTCGATTGCAGCCTTGGAAATTCGTGCAGCATCCATATTTTGTTGAGTATGAAATAACATTTGTTGTTTTTGTTGTGCTGATATTTGTGTTGCTGAAAGTTGATTCTTATTTGTTTCTGTAAATTTTTTATTTATTTCTGTTAATTGTTCTTTATAATTGGCCGGATGTACATTATCTGGTCTTTGATTATCTATCATTGGTGTGAATAACATACCATTATCTTTGGCAAATTTTTCTAATTCAGGATTCCATTTAGCAAGATCGGCTCTTTTTCCTTCTCCAAGAATATTAACATGAGCACCAGCTTTTTTTAAAATATTAGCCATATCTTTTACATCTTTAAATCCATTTTCATCGGCATTATTAGATACACCAGAAATAACAACATTTTTTCCTTCTACACTATTAGTTTTTAAATATTCTTCAAGTGCTGCTTTACTATCTCGTGTATGTCTTTTATCTTTTGAATCCCCAGGAAGTCCTAAACCATGAACGGTAGAATCTCCAAAAGCAAGATCAGCTTTAGAATTAGAATTTTTTATTTCAGGAAATTCATTTGGTGGTGATGTGTTAAAAACAGAACCCCCAATTACACTTCCACCATCAGCTAACATTTTATCTCTATAACTTATATTTTTTCCTGGGCCATATGCGGCATCAGATGCAGCAGTAAAATTTAATTGTTCTGTTGATATAAATGGTAATTTTTTGGCAGCAGCTTCTTCAATATTAAATTTTCTTGTATCACTTGGTCCATTAATAAAATTAGGAGAAGGTGTACGTCCATCTCTTCCTGTAACAGATTGAAATTGATTACGGGCATGTAAAGCTGTAATTACACCATCAGGTCCCAATTTTTTAGCTCTATTAAGAATGGAAGCCATAATCATAGCTTGTTCTGTAGTATCACCTTTTCCTTTTATTCCGCCCCCTGCTTCAGCACTTGTTGCTCTAATTAATTGATCATATTCATCATCTGACATTTTTCTTCCCAAATAAGTTTCTGCATTATGCCTTGCATCATTTGAATAATCACCAGAAATATTAGAATTTTGATTAGGATGTAGACGAGCATAATCAAAATTTTTACGACCACCTAAAACTTCACCATCTGGTCCTAATACTTCATTATAATTCTTTAAAGAATTTTCACCAAAACCACCATTTAAAGGCATAAATCTTTCATGCATAGGTTGTCCTCTATATTGTTCTATAGCATTCCAACCATCAAATTTTCCATCTTTATCATAATGATTTGATTTTTTAACAATAACATGATCAGTTCCTCCTTGACCACCATTCATAGCCTCTACATCTTTTGCATGTCTACCTCCTTGTGGTCCACCATATATATTAGCAGGACTTCCATCAACATTTAAAAATGATGCAGCAACAGAACCATTAGCCATTTTTTCATAATCCGTACCACCTTTTTTCCATTGTGTAGTAAATGATCCTGGCGTTCCACTTCCATATTTTATACCAGCAGCAGCCATTCCTAAAGTAACACATTCTTCATTAGTGATAAATCCTGCATCTCTCATTTTTTCTAGATGTTTAACTACATCTTCACCATTTAATTCTGGTGTTTTAGAATTTTCATTTTCAATAGTTGGTTGTCCACCAGCATGTCTTTCTAATCTTGATCCACTATTTCTTACAATGGGAGCATTACTACGATAACCGGGCGGACCAAAATGAGGAATTCCTAAATTATTTGGATCGGAGGGATAAGTTGGTGAAGGAGTTGCAGTACCAAATATACTTCTACCATTTGAAAGAACAGGAGGTATATTTGGATTATTAAAAGAATTAGGTTTTATTTCTTCAATAGTAGAATTTTTTAAAGGTGTATTTTTAGAAGATTCTAGATCATTATAAGATTTATTTAATTGAGATAATGTATTTTCATTTTGTTTTAATTGTAATTGAAGAGAATCAGTATTTCCTCCACTATTTTTGGTTTTTTCTATTGTATCTTTTAATATAAGAATTGTATTATTTAAATTATCAATAGTTAATTTTAAGGCATCTTCTTTTGCTTTTATTTCTAATTGTCTTTTTTGTTCTAAAGAACCGTCATCTGAATTTTTATCAAAATCAAGATCACCAAAAAGTTTTCTTTGATTTCTTTCCATATTTTTTTTTATAGAATCTATATCTTCTCCTTTACCAATTCCTGTAGGAGAAGGGTCCATAATTTCAGCAGCTATACCTAAAGGACCTAAAAATCTTGATAAATTTTTTAAAAATTCACCTGATTTTCCTAGAAGTTTTTTTCCTATTTCCCATATTCCAATATCTACAGCAGGATTACTAAGAAGATTATTTCCACCAAATCCACCACCAAAACCCATTCCCCCGAATCCACCACCAAATCCACCACCAAATCCACCACCAAATCCACCACCATAACCAACATTTTCAAGAAATTTTTCAAGTAATTTATTATTTATAATTTGTAATTCTTTGGATTGATTTAAAACAATATTAGTCATATTTAATCTATCATCAATTTTATTAAAACCTTCATCCATAATAGTCGCGAGTTTTGAAGTTGCGGCACTAGAACGAGATTGTTTTTCTCTTTCTCTAGAAATTTCCCTTTCTTCTTTTTCTCTAGTATCACCACCAGAATTTATATATTGAGAACCAATTTCTAATAATTTAGAAGCTCCTGGAAATGCTGTTGCAAATATTTGTGAGCCGTGTTCTGCTAATATCTGTCGAAATGTTGATGTTTTTGTTTCTTCTGCCATTTTTTCCAATAAATATGAGAAATAATTTATATTATTTATTAAAAAAGAAGAAAAAATGGAAAATTGGAAAGAAAATTGGAGACCTTTAATTGCGATAACTTATGTCGCAATTTCTTTATTTGATTTTATAATTGCTCCCATAGGACATATAATTTTATCTCATTATTTTAATATTCCATATAAACAATGGAATCCTCTTACTCTTGAGGCCGGTGGATTTTTTCATATTAGTTTTGGAGCAATCCTAGGTGCAGGAAGTTATACAAAAGGATTAGCAGAAGTAGAAAATATAAAAAATCAACCTGATTTTTCAACTTGTGGAGAACAAATTGTACAAAATCAAACTCAGACAGGAAATATAGATATACAAAATTATAAAAGAGGAATACCTAGAGGTTAAAATAAAAAAAGGGCACTTAAGGCCCTCTTTTTTATAACAAATTTTATATTTTATAGATCAAAAAGGAATAGTATCTTCCTCGGAATTTTCTCTAATAGATTTAAAGAAATCATCACTTTCCACACTAACATCTTCCTTTTCTTCTACTTTTTTAGTATTTTTAGGTAAATTTACTTCCTCTTTTTTTAATCCCTTGGAAGTCCAAAGAGAAGTATCATATCCCACAACTTCATCTAATCTTTTCTTTAAAACATCATATTCTTTAAAATTAGAAGGTGACAAATAAGATTTAACCGACCATCCTTGAATTGATTCAAAGATTTTTTCCATTTCATCATCGGATGCTAATGGTTCTGGTTTCTCAAATGCAGAGGTAGAATAGTTTCTTTGTTTCTTTCCATCCTTGGTTTCAGAAATAATTTCAATTCTAAAATTAGCCCCATCCCAAAGATCAAATGGATTAATTGCCTTTTTACCCGCAAATTTTGGAAACATTAATCCTTCAATTTTATCGAAGGCCCATTTACCAAATTTAAACTTTTTTGTTTTTCCATTATTTTCTGGATTTACACCATCTTCCACAACAAAAATATTAGCTCTATAGTTAATTTTTCTCGATTGTCGAGTAGCCTGAATTCGATTAGGATGAAATTTGGCAGAAGGTGAATCTTCCACGGAATCCCATAACTTTTTATTGAATTCCATAACAGGATCAGAAGATTTATCTAAAGTAAATCGACAATTTTCAATATACCATTTTTTAGTATTTGGGTCTTGAAAATTATGACTCCACCACCTAGAATATTCTAGGTCTTCATCATTAATTCTTGGAAGAAACCTAATTAAAGCGTATCCATTACCAACTTTATCAACACCAGGATACCAATCATCGGGATCGGTTTCATAACCAGTTTCATTTAACTTTTGAGTTTCTTCTTGTAATTTCTTAAGATTATCTAAACGATTATTTTTTAATTTTTTAAAGTCTACCATTTTTTTCCTTTTTGATTTTTTTAAGTGTTTAAGTATGTGAGTATAAGAGTATATAAAGTTATTTATTTATTTTTTTCAGGATTTTTTAACATTCTAAGATTATTTCCTATTTTTTCTAATTTTCCTTTTAATTCTTGATCTTTTTTTAAGACTAAAATTAAAGTTTCTAACTCTATATTTTCTCTATCGGCTATTGTAATGATTGCATCCAATAAGTCAATATTTTTATCCATTAAATGATTTATTTTTTTCTTAAATCCTTCTATATCAAATTCAATTTTTATCATATAATTCCTTTAAATTTTGGTGACTTCGGAAGGAATCGAACCTTCATTTTCAAATCCAGTTACGACTAAGGAGTTAGAAGCTCCCCTCGTTTACGAAGCCAAATTTTTATTTAATATTGTATATTAAAATGTTTTTTTCTTTTGCTTGTTTAATCATATTATTTGTACCAGGGCCGCCCGGAAATGCAAAAACTAAATCAGGTTTTCCTTCATCCAACATTTTTTTATTTCTTATAGGACCAGCAGATTTACCATACTTATCCCATTTAGCTTTATATTCTTCCATTTCAATAGAATAATCAATGGCAAATTGCTTGGCACCAAAATCTGCTCCTTAGGCACCACCTTGAATAATTACAATTTCAGATATAGCAAGATGATCTAGTTTATTCTCTAAGAATTTATAAACTTTATTAGGATTATAATCTCTTCCACCACAAACCAAAATACGTTTTTTCATTTTCTATCCTATTATTTTAGATTTATCCACATATTTTTATATATGTGGATAAAAAGTTAAAAATTTCTAGAACGTTCTTTTCATTTGCTAGGCTATTTTTCTTTCTTTTACATTTTTTATAGAATTTAACGTAATTATATTACTATAATTAGAAGTAGTATTTTTTTCTTCCTCTAAAAATTTAGTAGTCCAACATTCTGAAATATTATAAACATTACATTGTAAATTATAACTATTTTTATATTTTATTGCAATGTCACAGGCATCAATAAAATTTTCATTAATATCAATAAATTGGTATTCTTCTGTCATTACTAAATACATTTTATTTCCCCATTTTTCTATTTCTCTTGACATTCAGATTATCAACTTTAGGTTGAATGTCAAGAAAATTTGATGGAAAAAAGGGAACATTTTTATATGTTCCCTTTATCTTAAGTTCTTTAGGCAGCCGTATTTTGCTTTTTTACATTATTTTTTACATTATTTTTTACATTATTTTTTGGAGAATGTATCATGATCAATTCATCCAATTCTTCTTGGATTTTTTTATGAAACTCTAAACTTTCTTTTAGAATTTTTTTCCTAAAATCTACAAGAACACTATCCAAATGAGAATTATTGTTTACTCTTTTCTCACCATTCCTAGGATAAGGCGTTTCGGTAGGAATGAAATGAGGATAATGTTCATCCATATATGTCATGCCTTCCTTATTCGTGTTGTAGCAAAGCGCATGATACCACACAGAAGGTATGACCAAATTTCCATTTTTATCTGTTATTTTGGCCTTATTAATTTCTTGGAAAGCTTCATGTCTTGTATGTCCAACTTTTAATTTAGAAATAATTTCTGCTACTTGTGCAGAGATACTATCATTCCTATCATTTTGGATTTTAAACATAGCACGCATCCTTTTTTTAGGTTTCTACGAAGAGAGTGTAAATCTCCTTTCGTGAGAAAGATCATATCATAAAGTCCTATTTAGTCAACCTAAAAGTACCCCTCGGAATATACCTATTTACATTAACCCTAAGATAAATTAGGCAATTTTTTTAATTTCTTCGGAATGATATTGTGCTTTCCAATCCACAGATTTTCCTAAAAAAGGAGACATAGAATATCCTGGTTTGGGCACTTCCATAAATCTCCAAGATTCAAAAAGCAAATTTTTAATTTCTTTTAATTTATAAAATTCTACATTTTCCATATAAACACATAAAATAACTGTATAAATTGAATTAATTTTTAAAATAGGTTTATTTTTATTATCTATACATTTTACATGCTTATTAAAAAACATTAATGATTTCCATAGTCTGTTATATTTCCTTCTGTATTTGTATCTAATTTAGGAACAGATAAATCTTTTTGTGGAGACGCCATTAGAACATGAGAACCACCACCGATACTAGATACACTCATTCCAAAAAATAAACCATCAAATTTACCATTTGTTTTTGTCAAGGCTTTATTTAATTCATCTGCAAAATTTTGATTATAAGGAATTGAATATAATTTAATTGTATCTTCTTGTAATAATAGATATATAATATTATCTTTTACTACTGCATGTAAAAGTGGTATTTTTTGATCTTTTGTATAATGAAAAGAATAAAATGGAGTATAATTATTAATTGGTTTTGGCCTACCTAATAATTCGGCTATGGATGTATATAAAATAAAAGTATATACTATACAAATTAATAAAATGTATAATCTTAATTCTTTTCTACAAAAAAAAGCAACTCCTAAAAACACAAAAAGAAGAGTAGTAAAGGATACATTAGGATAATAAAACATTCTTTTCTTTCTTTAATTTCTAAGAGGTTTATCTACTGAATTAATAGAATTTTCTTCCAAAAGCCCATTCTCTCCAATAAAAAAATCAAACATTGTTTTTTCTTCTTTTTCATAGGTAAATAAATGTTGTGATTTTAAAACTTTCCAAGAACCTTCTTTAAAAATCTTTACAAATAAAGTTGCATTGATATCGGGTTTATTATTAGGGTCTAATCTACCATGATCAGAAAAATAAGAAACATTAAACGTCCATTCTCCTGGATAAGTTTTATTGGCACACATAACTTCCATATTTAAATGTTCTAGATTATTAGTAAAACCAGTAACATCCTTATATAAATCTAAACCATTTCCATGCATATTAGAATAACCAACGGGTTTTTTATCAACAGGAGATTGACCCCATAAATCTAAATCTACGTCTCTGTTATTATCCCATATTAATTCTGCACACACTTTTCCTAACTTATCATTATCATTAACCGCTTCTGTATCCATTTTTTTATGGGGAAGGATAGCAAAAAGAATAAAAAGCATGAATAAAAATGCAGAAAAAGAAATTAAAACATCTGCAAAAGCTATACCAAAAAGAATTTCATCTGTTTTAATTTTTTTCAAATTACTCACCATTTCCAATAAATGAATTAAATCTTGTCCATAAATATGAAAATAACGCAATAATAGTTGTATTAAATAATGTAAGTCCGCCTTCTGAAACAATTTTAAGAACTTGATCTACATCTTTTATATTTTGAATGGATTTAAACATATGACCCATTCCAATGACTGTACCTAAAAGCCCAATATAAAAAAGTTGTCCTACAATATATTGGAGATATTTCGTAATAAAATTTTCTGATTTTTGTAGAACATAATATTTTTTTTCATTTCTATATGTTTGGTAAATTTCTAAAATAACATTTATTCCCATAATAAATGTAAGAAAATATGAAATATGTGTAATATCATCTGTAAAAAAAGATGATATATATCCATAAAAATAATTAACTACAAGTAAAGAAATTATAAAAATATTTAATATTAAAAGTTTAAATGTATTTGTATAATTAGTCATTTTTTTCCTTATAATTTTTAAAAGAGAAATATTTCTATTTATTCTAATAATTCCATTTTAATTTTTCTTTACCTTCCCAAATTTCTCTTACTTTATCTATTGATGTTTGTGTTCCAAGATTTTTTCTAAGAATATTTAATAATTCTTTTTTACTTTCAACAATAGAAAAATCAATTTTATCAAAAAATGTAAATAAAATTGATCTATGATATTTATATTTCCAATCTTTAGATAACAAAGCAAAATCTTTTCTGGAAATTTTAGAAATATTATATATGTAATGTAAATTATAAATATCCATTACATATTCTTCGAAATTTTTCCAAAATTTATATTCAAATTCTTCAAATTTTTCTCTATCTTCTTTTGATAGAAGAACTCGAAAGTCATCTGCTTTATCTTCAATAATAATAGAAACTACATTTTTTTCAAAATGAAGTTCTTCTTTAGATTTATGAAGAAGACAGTATTCTTCACTTTTTAACTTAATCATATTTCCATCTTCAAATCTTATAACAAATCCTTCTTGATTTGTTAATTTTTTTGCTAATTCTAATAATTCTGTTAGAGAAAGATCATTAAGATAATATTGTTTAACAAGTTCAATATTATACATTCTAGAAAAATCTTGCAATAATTCATAATCATGATATTTACCTGTAATATTATCTCTTATTCCTAAAAGGACTAATCTATCAAAAGGATGATCAATAACAATTTTATTTTTTCTAGAACAAAATTCAAAAATAGGAGTTAAACCATGATTCATCATTACAGCAGCAAAAGTATAATATTGCTTATTTTTTTCTACAAATTCTTCAACCATAGGTGTAAGGAAAGTAATTCCTGCTTTGGAAGCCCAAGTTAATTTACCATCAGTAATAATTGACCTTATAAAACTTCCATCTACCTTTTCTAAAATCCAATGTGGTTTAGAAAAATCAATATTTTCAATTTTTGTTTCTTCACGTTCACCAATATTAAAGAATTTCTGAAAAGGGCGTGACATGATATTGCCATCTTTATCAAAAATTAATCCACGGCATTCTTTTTCCCATGGATTATTAAAATATTCCGGAGTATTAAGAATATAATTTACAACAATATAATCATCTTTATAATTAACTGTAAAATTATCTTTTCCTTCAATATGAGGTAGAATATCAAATATGGTTTCAATTTTAGGAAACATTTTATTTTACTTTCCATACATAATTAAAATCGTCTTTTATACTTTCATAAGTTTCAAGTAAAGCAAAAGAGAAATAATATAAAAAATATACAGGAATAAAAATAATCATTAATAAAATAAGTAAAGTTCTTCTAATATAATTATTTTTAATATTTACAATTGAAATTTTCATTAAATTAATTTTCCATTAACAGTTGAACGTCCATTTAATTGTTCTAAAATTTTTCTTACAATAATAGAATTTATATCCCCGCAATGTACAGGAATAACAATTTTATCATTTCTAAATGGATGATAAAAAATAGCATGACCACCACTAATTCTTTGTTCTATCCATCCTTTTATTGTAATTTCTTTTTTTATGTCTCTAAATTTCATTGATATGTTTCTTTTGAACATATTAAATTCCTTTTCAGAGTTTAGATTTAATATCCCTAGCAAGATCAGAATAACTAAAAGGATGAACATGATCTTTGCCGGGAATAACCTTCACGGTTTTGTCACCATATTCCAATGCCACCTTTTTGACAATACTCCCGGCACGATTATTTGCAGGCTGTACCCAAACAATTATTTTACATTTTAAATTTGATCTAATAGATTTTAAATTTTTTTCTAAAGCTATATTAAAGGGATCATTAGAACCAGCAGAAACAATACAAATTTCATTATTTCCTGATTTCCTGGCTTCTTCTATAATAAAAGAAGAAGGTTTACCTTTTATAGCTCTAATTTCAGAACAATGTAGAACCCCACCAAGACCCTGATAAGTAGCAATTGAATCACCAAGACATAACATTTTTTAGTTCCTCAATTCTACAACACCATTAAAATATTCATAATAAAATAAATTTATATTATCAAAATTTTTTCCTACTTCTTTTCCATGAACAATAATTCCTTTATTACGACCATAAATTAACATAATTATGTCTTCTTCACCTTTTAATACACCTAAATAAGGATAATTAATTTTAATGTCTTTAGGATAATGTAAAATTTTAGATTCCATCTTATTTTCCTTTTATAGGTTTTCAAATTTACTTGTATTTAAATTATTTTCTTTTCCAAATTTAATTAATTTTTCAATAATCAATCCATTTTCATTCCAATTTTCATCATTATCATGAAATTCTTGCATTTTTTCTAAAAAATATGCATATTCTATAATATATAGAGGAATTTCTTCTTTGTAATTTTTAATACCATAAATACTTAAACCTTCATATTCTATATTATATACTTCATCTGTAATAACACAACCTACTGCACATTTTGTATTATTTGGACCACGATATAAACAATGATTAGCACATTTAGATTGAATACCTTGTTTAATTAAAAATTCACCAATATATTCATAAAGTTCTTGTTCTGAATTAAAGTTCATTTTTTCCTCATAATTTTAATAATTTATAATGTTGTAATTTTTGTCTTTGATTTTCTTTTACGGGAAGAATTCCAATAGCTATTATTCTATCCATATCAGATTCATAAAAATGTTCAACCTCAAACCCATCCGTTTCTAATAAATTTGCAAATAATTCAATATCCTGACAATAATCAGGTAATTCACAAACAATAATATTAGTTTTATAAGGATTATTAGTAAAACACATGGCGTCACCAATAACCATGGCAACATGAGCAACCTGAATTAATTGGTGAATAGGTTCTATATTATTTTGATCTACCCAAATATAACAATATTTTTTCATTTTATTTCTCTTAATTTTGTAATTGAAATAATTTTAACCAATCTTCATATTCATCAGAATATTTTGAAAATATATTTTTCATTTTAATTATTTCTTTTAGTGTATATTCACCATCTTCATCCCATTGATTTTCAAAACCATAGCAAGAACAATGGAATGCTTCTATAATATAAAAATTTATACCATCATATGAATAAACTACAGAAGCATGCCCTCCATAACTATCAATATCATAGAATGCAAAAACAAATTTTGGTTCTTCTAATTCTGGTTTAACACAAAACTCTGTCATAATATCAGACCAAGAATTAAAATCTCCAAAATAACATTGTTTATCCATTTAAAATATCCTCTCTATTAAAAATATTAACCTTAATACCAACTTCATTAAACATTATTTGGGAAACTTCAAAACTTCTAGAATAAGTTTTGTCATTTTCTGGAATCTCAAATGTATTTACTTCCTTTATTCCAGACTCAATTATCAATCTTGCACAAGAAGAACAAGGAAATAAAGTTGTATAAATTTTAGAATGATATAAATCTTTACCACTTCTTAAACATGATAAGATTGTTTTTTCTTCTGCATGACACATCCAGTGATATTTTTCACCATTTTCTTTGGAAAGTCTTTGTTCGTTTACATCCACATTAAAAGGAAAGTCATTCCAACCAAAACTTAAAATATTATCTTCACTATTTAAGATAATACAACCAATTTTTCTAGAAGAATCAGGAGAATTTAATGCAATTTGTTCACATAATTTAAATAATTTTTTATTATTCATTTTTTAATACCTTTACTATAGTTTGTTCTACATGATATTCTATATCAACTAATATTGTAGGTTTTTTATATATTATTTGATGGACAATGTCAATTGAATCATAAAGAAAATGATCGGAAATTCTTATTTTTTTCTTATTTTTACTCATATAAATTGAAGTTTTTGTTTTTCTTATTATATTAAATTTTTTATCTAATAATAATTTTTTTGTCATATCAATAGCTTCTAATATAGAATATATTTTCATTATAATTCTTTAATTTGGTGGGAAAGGTAGGATTCGAACCTACAATGTTTACCACAAATGGAACCGTTTTATAGACGGCTGCTAAACCGCCATCTTAGCAGCCTTCCCAAATTAAATATGGTGGACTCGGTGAAAATCGAATTCACCACAACCGCATTGCAAGTGCAGTTCGCCCCCTTGGAACATGCGAGCCCATAAAATTTTGAAGGTTCCAATCAAAATACAGCAACCTACAATCTCTTACCTCTTTAAAATGGTCAGGGTATCTGGCGCTGCCCCAGATTGACCTCCTTCCAAGGGAGGCAGTATTCTAACCCTACGTCTACCCTGAAATTGGTTGCGTAGAAAGGATTTGAACCTTTGATATTTGGCTTATGAGACCAACGACTTAACCAGACTTGTCCACCACGCAATAATATATTATTTATTCTAATAAAATTTCAAATTTACTTGTATCTAAATTATTTTCTTTTCCAAATTTAATTAATTTTTCAATAATTAATCCATTTTCATTCCAATTTTTGGAATTATCATGAAATTCTTGCATACTTACTAAAAAATATTCATATTCTATAATATATGGAGGAAGTTTATAATTCATAATATCAAATAGACTCATTAATTCCATACCAGAAAGATAAAATTTATCTGGAATAACACAACCTACTGCACATTTTGTATTATTTGGACCACGATACATACACGAATTATGATTAATATCGTAAGATTGTTTTCCTTGTTGGATTAGAAATTCACCAATATATTCATATAATTCTTGTTCTGAATTAAAGTTCATTTTAATTTTCCTTACCAAAAACAAACATTTCATTTAAAAATAATTCTTTATATCTATTTAAAAGATATCCAATTTGGGCATATGTCTTAGTATTAAGATAATATTTTCTTTTAATCATCATTTTTGTATAAGAATTATATGGAAATTCAATATAATAACCAGAACCTTCACTAAATCCTGCATTAATAGAATTTTTTAGAGAAACATTTTCATTAATATATTTAGTACGTATTAAAATTTCATCTACTACATATTTATTATTAAATTGATCATTAACATTTTTTTCTTTTACCAATTCAAATCTAAAAGAAAAAAAGTAATGATTTGGTATTTCTTCAAGATATAAAAATATATTATAATCTATATAAATATCATAAGATTTAAATGTATAGATTTTACCTAATTCAAGAAATTTATTATCAATATTATTGATACAGCGAATTTGATTACCATCTTTAAACATTTTATTTCTCCTATAAAATTATTTTCTTAAATCTTTAAGGCGTAAAGCCACTAATTCTTTTTCTGTAAAAGAAGATTTTAAATAAAGGCCAATATAATATTCAACAATTTCTCCATTTTCAACTTTCATTTCAAATTGTCCATCAATATAATGTTTTTGTTTTTCATCTTCATTACAATCTTCTGTACAAATACAATCTATATATAAACAATCTTCTTTCGTTAATTTATATTCCGTATTCCAATTTTTAGAGTCCTCAAATAATTCTTTATCAAATTTAATTATTTTTTCAGACCATGGTTCCATACAATCAAAACCACTATCAACAATAACTACAACACCTTGATTACCTTCTGAGAATTTAAGATATGGTTTTCCATTCGTATCATGTGACATTTTTCTCTCCTAAAAATCAACAATTTCAGTTTCCCATGAAAGAATTTGTTTGTCAAGTCTAAAAACGAGAAATAAATATATAAAAAAGGAATATTTACAAAATGACTGCATTATCATACAACAGTAATAGTTTAAATTTACTTTCGAAATTAAATTTTTACTTTACTTTACAAAGAGCACCATCACTTACATATTTTCTTCAAGAAATAAAAATTCCCAATAAATCACTTTCTCCAGCTAAATATCCAAGTCCTTCCTTAAATATTCCTTCTGTGGGAGATCACGTTATTTACGATCCGCTCGAATTAAAGTTCAAAGTAACAGATGATCTACAAAATTGGCTTGAAATAAATAATTGGCTTGATGCCATTGGTGATCCTTTAAATTCTGGAAATAAATATAAAACTTTAGAAAACAATCCAGAATTTTTAGGTTATGGAATTTATTCTTCTCTACAATTATTTACACTAGATTCTCAAAAAAATCCATCTTATGTTTTTACTTTTGAAAAATGTTGGCCTTCCGCTCTTTCAGGACCAGATTTTAATACTACAGATGAAACCTTACCCTATATTACAGCTTCTGTGCAATTTAATTATACAAAATATAATATTTCTCTTCCTTAAATTTAATAATATGATATAATATTGTCAGATTTATGAGTACAATATTCTGACAAATGGAGAAAAAATGAAATTAGAAGAAATTTATGAAGAATGGGAAAAAGATTCTTTTATTGATGAAATTATTCTTGATGACGAATCTCTAAAAATTCCTAAATTACATTTTAAATATCTTAAATTCTATAACAATGAAAATTTATTATATTTGAAAATGTTATCAGAATTAAAAAAATTAAAACAAGAAAAAAGAGATTTTTATCTATATGGTCAAACCAAAGAAACACTTGAAAAAAAATGGGAACTTCCTCCCCAAGGGAAAATTTTAAAATCCGAAATACCTGATTATATAGAAGGAGATCAGGATATTATTGATTCAACTTTGAAAGTTTCATTTCAATTGGAAAAAGTTAATACACTTAAAGCTATTATGGATATGATAAAAAATCGTGGTTTTCAAATTAAAGAATGTATTTCTTTTAAAAAATGGGAAAGTGGTGGATGATAACAATAAAAAAATTAAATGAAGTATATCTTCATATAAGTTCCGATGTTTCTATTCATCAAGAAATTTATGAAGAATTTAAATATAGACCAGTTAATTATAAATTTGATCCTAGATTTAAAAATAGATTTTGGGATGGTTATGTTTCCCTTTACAACAAAAATACATGCATTCTAGGATTAGGAATATTACCTGAATTAGAAACATTTTTAAAAAAACAAAATTATGAATATAAATTAGAAGGAGATTTTTCTAAAAATAATTTTACCGAAAAAGAAGCATTAGAATTTATAAAAACACTTAATATTCCAGAAAAATATCAAATTCGTGATTACCAATTAAAATATTTTATGGAAGGTGTCAAGAATAAAAAAATAATTTGTCTTAGTAGTACGTCAAGTGGTAAATCTTTAATTTTATATCTTTTTTTTAGATATTTTAATAAACGTACTGTTTTAATAGTTCCTACGATAGCACTTGTGACACAGATGTATGAAGATTTTAAGTCCTACGGGTTCCTAGGGGATGTCCATTTAATTATGGAAGGTGAAAGTCGAGTCACTGATAAACAGTTAATAATTTCCACCTATCAATCGTTAATCAATGAAAAGAAATCATGGTTTGAAGATAAAGAAATCATTCTTGCCGATGAAGTTCATACTTTCCAATCAAAATCACTGAAAAAACTTATGGAAAAAACAATAAATTCTAATATAAAAATTGGAATGACAGGAACTCTACAAGATATAAAGGATCAATTATCTCTAATGACTATTAGAAGCCTTTTTGGTCCTATTCATAAATACATAACAACCAAGGAATTAATCGATAGAGGATTTTCATCTCCTGTAGATTTTAAAATTATAATTCTTAATCATAAAAATTCTCCATATTATGAAAATACATATGGAGTTAATTATGAAGATGAAATTTCTTATCTATTAAATTCCGATGAAAGAAATCAATTTATAAAAACCTTAGCACTTTCATTAAAGGAAAACACATTTATTATGTTTAATAATAAGGATCATGGAAAAGTTCTTTATGAAAAAATCAAGAGAGAAAGTAAAGTTCCTGTTTTTTATGTAGATGGTGATAATGATTCTAAGGAAAGAAAAAATATAATAAATGAAATTGAAATTCTAAAAAATTCAATAACACTATGTTCTAAAGTTTTTAACACTGGAATCAATATTCATAATCTTCATAATTTAATTTTAGTTCATCCTACCAAATCCAGAATTAAGACTTTACAATCCATAGGTAGAGGATTGAGAAAAAGTCCTGATAAAAAACTTTTAACTGTTTATGACATTGCTGATAAAATATCCAAAAAACAATCTAGCACATTTCTCCATATGAAAGAAAGAGAAAAAATGTATCTTGATGAAAAATTTAATTATCAAAAAATTAGTGTTAATATTTAGTTTTACATTTAGTCGTTGGGAACCTATATACTAAGGTACTTTAAAGTTACTTCAACATAACTTCTTTATATATTTAGAATTTAAAGACTTAGAAAAGATAAACTTCAACATGTTGAATACAAACTATAATATGTTGAAGTATATACTACTATTATACCAGCCCGAAAAAAGTGTGTCAAGCGATATTTTAGAACTTTAAGAAATTATTTTTTTATTTTTTCATTTGACAAAATTTAAAGTTTAATTATAATAAGAAAAAAAATTTTCATAAAAAGAAAGGAAAAAATTGACAGAGGAAAAAACAGGAAGTATTGTAAGAAAACCAAAATCAAAAAAGAATTATATTAACGGTCCTGATTTCTATAAGGCTTTGGTAGATTATAATGAAAAATTAAATGAAAATAAAGATATACAAATTCCTAGATATATAGGAGAATGTATTTTTCAAATTGCCAATAAATTATCCAATAAATTCAATTTCATTAATTATTCTTTTAAAGAAGAAATGGTTCTCTCGGCTATTGAAAAAATGGTGGAAAAGGTACATTGTTATGATGTAGACTATAATAAAGAAAATCCTAATCCATTTGCCTACTTTACTCAAATAGCCTGGAATATTTTCATACAAACAATATCCAAAGAAGAAAAACAATCTTATACAAAACACAAGAATTTTGAAAGATTATTTTCATTAGATGATTTAAATGAATTTGGAGATTCATTTAATAATGAAGAACATAATAAAGTTATTGAAAAGTTTGAAATTAAAAATAAAAATAATTCAAAGGGATATTCTTCCCATAAAAATCTTGATTACTCTAAAAACAAAGTTAAAAAAATAAAAAAAGAGGAACAAAATGCTAGTTGATTCTGCTACTTTAATTGATTACGATATTCCAGATTTAATTATTTCATTGGTTAATTCCTATAGAAATGCTAGGACAGAAAATGAAAAATTAAATCTTCAAATTAGACTTGAAAAATGTAGAGATTACATTTCGGAAAGTTTAAAAATGGATAATAAAAATCCTAATTCTTATTTTAAAAAGAGAAAATAATGCCTTATATTTCTTCATGGAAAATATATAGACTATACTATAGGTATAAATGGTGGCAATTTGCCATTGTTATTATTCTATATTTTATTTTTTTGTTCATTTTTTTATATGGATTTTTTAAAATTACGTCCATTTTATTAGGATTTTAAGGAAATTAATATGACTTATAAAGAAATTATACTTCGGTTTTTAAAACGTGTAATAGATTCTACTATTACATTTGTAATTATCGAATTAGTTGTTTTAGCATGTTTAGGTATTTTAAATTTAACTTTTTTGTTTTTTACATGGATTTTTAGTTAATTGAGTAAAATATTAATTATTGCAGATACACATTGGGGTTGTAGAAATGATTCACAGGCATTTTATCCCTATATGCATAATTTTTTTTCAGAAGTAGTATTTCCATATATTGATAAAAATAATATTAAACATTTTATACATCTTGGTGATCTTGTTGATAATCGAAGACAAATTAATATACAAACTGCAAAAAAATTAAGAGAAGATTTTTTTGAACCACTTTCATATCGAATTAAAAATGGATTAAAAGCAGATATTATTTGTGGTAATCATGATGTTTTTCATCGTCAAACTAATGATATTAATTCCTTAAAAGAATTAATAGAAGGTAAATATAATATTAACTTATATAATAATCCTCAAGAAATAGGAAATATTCTTTTCCTTCCTTGGATTTCTCAAGAAAACAGAGAAGAATCATTAAAGGTGATAGAAAAATCACAGGCACGATATTGTATGGCACATTTGGAATTAAAAGGCTTTGAAACACAGAAAGGAATTATATCAACTCATGGAGATGATCCAAAAATTTTTGAAAGGTTTGATAAAGTTTTATCCGGCCATTATCACACTCGTAATCATAACAACAATATTAATTACATTGGTTCTTGCTTTCAATTCAATTGGGGGGATTATACCAATGATTCTGGTTTTTGTATTTTGGATACTGATACTGGAATATTGGATTACCATAGAAATCCATATAAGATGTTTGTTAAAATCGATTATGAAGAAGATAAAGAAATAGACATTTTAAATACTAAAAATTCTTATGTTAAAGTAAACGTTATTTCTAAAAAATCAGAAACTAAATTTAAAAATTTTATTGATTCAATTCATAATCTTGGAGTGATTGATCTTTTAGTTAATGATATACAAGAAAAAATTGATATTGTAAATCCTGAAGTTGTTCAAAATATTGAATCTACTTTAGAAATTTTTAAAAAACAAATTTCTACTATTGACACTCAATATAAAGCTGAGTTACAATTACTTACCGAAGAAATTTATAAAGAGGCCATGCAAAATGAATGATTATGTACTTTATTTTCTTATATTAATAACAATATTATTAATAATAATTATAGGATATTTAGGTACTATTCTATATAGAATAGAAAAATATTTTGATAGATTTAATATTTTAATTACTGATATTCATTTTTTTGTGGAAAAATATTTTCATGAACATAGAGGATAAAAAAATAAATGAATTTCTATGAGGAAAGAGAAAAAGATAGAAAAAAAGACAAAGAAAAAATTAAAAGATTAATTATTGGAAAAATTACTAATCATGATTTTATTTATGATCATATTCATTCTGAATGGTCTCTGTATCAGACTACACAATTAGATTATGAAAAATTAGCAGATTTTTTAACAGAACTTTTACTTGATCCGGTTAAAACAAGAGAATTATTGAGTCAATTTTAATAAATGAAAATAATATTTAATACTATTCGTTACCAGAATTTTTTATCATCTGGTAATCAATGGACAGAAATAAAATTAAACGAAAATTCTATTTCACTTATTGTTGGTATAAATGGTGCTGGTAAAGCACAACCATTATATTCAAAAATCCTAACACCTTTAGGATGGAATACTATTGGTAATATAAAAATTGGAGATGAAATTGTATCTGCTAATGGAGATATATCAAAAGTAATTGATATTCCATTTATCGGAGAAGAAAATGTATATGAAATTACATTTAAAGATGGAAGAAAAGTTAAATGTGGGGAAAACCATCTTTTTAGAGTATGGGGATATTTTGAATCAAAATGGCAATGGAAAATTTTATCTCTTTTAGAAATTTTAAAAGAAAAAGAAAATTCATTAGGTAATTTTACTGATAATCATTTTATTCAACTTTTTGAAGCAGAAAATTTTATAAAAAAAGATGTAGATTTACCAATTAATCCTTATTTATTAGGTGTTTTAATTGGTGATGGATCATTTACTAGTAGTAATGTAACAATAACAAATACAGATGAAGAATTATTAAATAAAGTAAGAAATATTCTTGATTTTACTTGTCCTAGGATTGTAAAATTACATTTATCAAAAGTTCAAACAAGATGTTCTTATAGAATTAATTATGGTATTAAATATGAAAAACACATATTTAAAGAAGAATTAAAAAAATTAAATTTATATGGAAAACGATCCTGGGAAAAAAATATTCCAGAATTATATAAAAATATTTCTTTTAATCAAAAAATAGAATTATTACGTGGTTTAATGGATACAGATGGAACTGCTGATAGAAACGGTTCTATTTCTTATTCAACAACAAGTTATGAATTAGCCAAAGATATACAAGAATTAATATTTTCTATTGGTGGTATTTGTAAAATTTCAGAAAAAAATCCTTCCTTTACAAATAAAGGAATAAAAAAGAAAGGAAGATTATCATATCAATTAAATATTAGATATAAAAATCCATCTGAGTTATTTTCATTATCTAGAAAAAAAGAAAGATGTAAAAATTATCAATATAAAGATTCTTTACGTTTAAGAATTGAAAAAATTGAAAAAATTGAAAAAGAAATTGTTAAATGTATTTCTATTGATCATCCTTCTCAGTTATATGTAACTGATAATTATGTTGTAACTCATAATTCGACTTGTCTTGATGCTCTTTGTTTTTGTTTGTTTAAAAAACCATTTAGAAAAGTAACTTTATCTCTTTTGGTTAATTCAATGACAAAGAAAAATTGTCTGGTGGAAATAGAATTTACCATAGGACAAGATTTTTATAAGATTATTAGAGGTATAAAACCTAATAAATTTGAAATATATAAAAATAATGTATTATTGAATAATACAAACCAAGATGATTATCAAAAATATTTAGAAGAAAATATTCTTCATATTAATCATAAGGCATTTTGTCAAGTTTGTGTTTTGGGTTCGGCTTCGTATGTTCCTTTTTTAGAACTTCCTTTACCAGATAGAAGAAAAATAGTAGAAAATTTACTTGATCTTGAAATATTTTCTTCTATGAATTTAATACTTAAAAAAAGAATTCAAGATAATGAAAAAAATATCTATGAATTAAGAACCGAACAAAATACTTTAAAAAATAGAATCAAATTATTGGAAGAATATAATAAAAAAAGAAAAGAAGATAATCAAAAACAAATTTTAGAAATGGAAGAAAAATTAGAGGAATACAGAAAATCATATTTGTTAAAAAAGAAGAATATACCAGAAAAATTTGATACTTCTAAAATAGAAGATGAATTAAAAACTAAAGAATCACTTTATTATAAACTTGGAAGTGATATTAATAATTTAAAACTTGAAAATAAAAAACTAGAAAAAGAAATGTATTATTATGAAAATACGTGTGTTTGTAATGTATGTAATCAAAATATTGATGAAACTTTTAAGGATATTATTATACAAGAAAAAAGGATACAACATACTCATAATTTAGATCAGGTAAAAATATACCAAAGAACATATGATAAATTAGAATTAGAAATTGATAAATTTAATGATTCTATTAAATCCATGAAAGAAGTTAATTCTAAAATTGATTTAATTTTATATGAATTAAAAAATATTACTTCTCTTGCTAATGAATTAAAAATAAAAATTAATTCTTTTAAAAATGAAAATGTGGAAGATAAAACAGAAGAAATTTTACAATTACAAAATTCTCTTGAAAATTATATTAAAAATTATGATAATTTAGTAATTCAAAAAGAAAATATGAATATATTACTTAAACTTCTTCGAGATGATGGAGTCAAGGCTTCTATTATTAAACAATATATTGAAGTGATTAATGAATTAATAAATAAATTTCTTCTTGAAATGGATTTTATTTGTCAATTTACAGTAGATGAAAATTTTAATGAAGTTATAAAATCTAGATATCGTGATGAACATATTTTTCAGTCTTTTAGTCAAGGAGAAAAAATGAGAATTAATTTGGCACTTCTCTTTACTTTCAGAGAAGTGGCAAAAAGAAGAAATTCACTCGATACAAATTTACTTATTTTTGATGAAACTCTTGATGGTAGTATGGATGCAGATGGAATAGATTCTTACCTTAATATTTTAAAAAGATTGACAAAGGATGAAAATGTGTTTATTATTTCTCATAATGAAAAAAATAAGGATAGAATAGAAAATATAATCGAATTTAAAAAAGAGAAAGGATTTAGTAAAATTGTTAAATAAAAATAATGTAATTAATCTTATCAAAAGTGAGGTAAAATCGTATTTTCCAGATGATGTTTTTCTTGAAAATAATAACGAAGAAACAAGAAAAAAAGTAAGAGACCATTTTAAAAAATTTGTTAGTAAATTAGACTATAATGGTACTATTTTTATTTTTTGTGACCAAACTAATAATAATCAATATTATATTGATTTAAATTTTTTTATTTTGTCATTTAGAATTGATAGTACAATTCTTGAATTTAAAATTAGAAATGTTAATCAAGAAACAGTAGAAACAGAATTGTAAAATAATAAATAATAGAAGGTATATGGATTTTGAATATAATAAAAGAAATAGAATCCATAAATTCTAAATTAGATTTTATAATAGAAAAAATAAAAGGAGAAAAAATGTTTGACCCTTCTGTGTTAGAACAAGAATTAAATAGAGCTACTGCCCTAGTTTCTAGGTCAAAAACATTTATAAATTCTCTTCTTTTAAAAATTAAAGAACATGAATCTACAATTGCAAATGTAACTAATCAGGTTATTAATTCTGCAAATGTAGTTTCTACTGTTTCTACAATATCTTCTGGATTTACCAATACTTTTTCTGATTTTGAAGAATTTTTAAATAGTATTTCAAATACTACAAATGTAACTTCTACCGTGACTTCTAATGTGGTGGTTTCTAATTTAAATACGAATAATGTATCTATTTCAAATGTCGAAATTACTACAGTTCCTATAGTTCCCGTTACTATAACACCATCTGTAAATAATGTTACAGAATCGGTAAATTCAACTCCTATTCCTACTCCTACTCCTATTGAAACTTCTATAGAACCTATTGTTATAAAAGTAGGAGATGAAACAATAACCCAACATTATATAGGGGCAGAAAAAATAAGAATAGGACCATTACAACAATGAAAGGATAATGTTTGGTAACTTTAGCGGATATAAATCAATATATTATTGAAGATTCTTCAATTTGCTTTCTTAATGGTATTGTAGATTCAAATATGGCGGAATATTTTATAAGATTTATAATAGAAAAAAATTGTTATGATAATGGAAAACCAAAACCAAATCATTTAAAAGTTATAATAAATTCTCCTGGTGGAATAATTTCTGATTGTTTTGCCATGATAGATATAATGAATGCCTATCCTATTCCAATTTATACCTATGGTGCAGGTTTGGTAGCTTCTTGTGGTTTGATATTATTTCTTTCGGGTAATAAAGGTAATAGATATATATTTAAAAATGCTTCTATTCTTTCGCATCAATGGTCTAGTGGTTCAGAGGGTAAAGATTATGAGATAAAAGCAGCATCTAAAGAACATAAATTAATTACCAAAAGAATTTATAATATATATGAAAATGCAACTGGTTTATCTAAAAAAGAAATTGAAGAAAAATTATTACCACCAGAAGATAAATGGCTTTCCCCACATGAATGTATAAAATTAAAATTATGTGACAAAATTATTTCTAAAATTTAACTTTTCCAAATTTGTATCCATTGTTAATATATTTTTTCTATATTATCTGGTAATACCATTTTATTTTTTGTTCCATTATTTATTAAAAGAGAAAAAAATAATAAAAAAAAGGATATAAAAAATGCTAGAAACTATTATTTTTATTTTTTTATGTATTATTGGTATTATAATTAGTCATCATTTTGTTGTTGCCTTCTTAGAAGGAAATAATTTAAAAAAGTTTTTTTCTCATATTATACTCATTGCAATTTTTTCTTGTTTCTATATTTTAGGAAAATTCTAGAATTTCATTTGACATTCTAATAAAAATATGATAATATACCTTTTTTAATATAGAAAGGGTATTAAAATGCAAAAAAATAAAGTAATATATACTATTAAGGATGGACAATATTTAGTGGAAAAAATTAGAATATTTGAAAATGTATCTGCTGCATGTAATTTTTTTAATTCGATTAAAAGTTTATCCGTAACTAAACCAATAATTGAAACTGTAGGAAATCAAACAAATGGAAAATAAAATAAATTTAGAATCATCTTTAAAATTTTCTGATGATATTGGCGAAGCTATTTCTGATTTTTCAGATGCCAATAGTGATGTTGAATTTTTTCGTATTCTGGAAAAAAGTACAGATATTTTTATGGGTTTTATATTTTATTTTTTTATGGTAAATTCTAGAACATTTGAAGAATTTAAAAATGCGATAAATTCTTCTATAGATACTTTTAAGAAAAATGATAATGTCAGCACAAATAATTAATATAAAAGATATAAAAAAAGTTAATGAAAAAATAATAAATGATGAATATACAGCATTTTTAAAAATGTTAGAAAATAATTTATCCAAGGAAGATTATCTTGATTTTCTTGAAAGTTGTGTTAGTATAGTAAAATATAATTATGCAGATAAAGATATTAAAAATTTAGTAGATACATTCTATAATAGAAAGGAATATAATTAAAAAATGAGTAAGAAAGTTGATCCAAAAAAGAAGCGTGATGATTTGGTAGTAAGAGTATTGACAAGAAAGAAAAATCCATTGTCTTTTGGTGACATTCAAAGACAATATGGAATTCCTAAGTCTACGGCTTATGATATTTCTCTTAGAAGAGGGGTTTATTCCCAATATGGAAAAAATTAAGGTTAAGTTATGACATTTAAGACTCGTGAAGATTATGAAAAGAAACAAAAAACAAAAAATCCTTATGAAGAAATTGAAGATTTAAAAAAAGATGATGTCAAAGGTAAACGTAAAGAAAAAAAGAAAAATAAAGACTATATTCGTAAATATGGTGATGATGATTGGAATTAATATTTAAAGTTTCTCTTTTCTTTAAATATTATGAGTTAGAAAAAAAGAGTGGTGGAGGCTAGTTAATAGCTCCTAAAAGGTAAGGATAGAGAGAAATCTTTTCCTTACCTTTTTTATTACAGGAGAATTAAATGAAAATAGAGTATTCAAAAAATAAAACAAAATTATTTCAAAAATCAGAGAAATGGGATTTTTCTAATCCTCCAATGGATATTGTTGATTTAGCAGAATCCATGGTTTCTTTTATGTATAAAGAAAAGGGAATTGGATTAGCCTACAATCAATTAGATTTAGAAGGAAATTATTCTGTTTTTTGTATGCAAGGTGATCCGGAATCATTTTGTTGTATTAATCCAAAAATTGTACAACCTTCCGAAGAAATAATAGAATTAGAAGAAAGTTGTCTTTCTTTTTCCAATTTAATTTTTTCTATTAAACGACCAAGGCATGTAAGAGTAAGGTTTACTGCCCCTGATGGAGAAATTTATACCAAAACATTTGCTAATCTTACTGCCAGAACATTTTTTCATGAAATGGACCATTTAAATGGAATTCCTTTTTGGTCCTCTGTATCACGTTTAAAATTTGATATGGCTATAAAAAAAGCCTATAAAAAGGGTTACGATTATAGAGATTTACCATATAAAGGTTTGTAGATGAATTTTTATACCTACATTAAAAAGCGTGGAGATATCTTATACCTAAGAGGTTATAAGGATGGAGAACGCTATGAAAAGGAAATTAAATATGAACCATATCTTTTTGTTTCTTGTAATGAAGATTCTGAATATAAAACTATTCATGGAGAAAATGTAAGAAGAATTGATTTTTCTTCTATTAATAATGCTTATAATTATGTAAAAAAACATGAAAATATAGTTGGTCATAAAATTTATGGTATGCAAAATTATGAATATGTATATCTTTATGATAATTTTAAGGAAGGTTTTGATTTTGATTATTCTTTAATAAAAGTTGTTGAATTTGATATTGAGACTTCAAGGACTAGATTCTCAGAACATAAAATAGTAAAAATTAAAAAAGAACAAGAGTTTTATGTAACTATTAATGAAATGAGAAAATATAAAGATTATGAAGTATATGATGAAGAAAAAGATGAATGGATAAATGTAAAAAATTCTGATTATTTTAGAAATCCAGAAGAATCATATGGTGATCCACAAAAAGCCAACAAAGAAATAACGGAAATTACTCTTACTCAAAAAGGTAAGAGTATTACTTTAGGATATTTTGATTATAAAAATGTAAATCAGGATAGAATTTATTTTAAATGTAAGGATGAAAAGGAATTACTAAGAAAATTTATTAAAATTTTGAATTCAGAGGAATGGTCTCCTGATATTCTTACTGGTTATAATTCAGAATTTTATGATCTTCCTTATATTATTAATAGAATAAATTTATTATTGGGAGAAGAATGGGCGCTTAAACTTTCTCCATTTGGGTTTATTACCGAAAAAGAAGTTACATGGAAAAATGGTAAAAATTTTAAGACATATGATATTGGTGGTATAGTTCATCTTGATTATATGGTAGTTTATAAGAAATTTTCCATGGGGGAAAAGGAAAATTACAAATTAAACACTATTGCCGAAATTGAATTGGGTAGAAAAAAATTAGATTATTCCGAATATAAATCTTTAGATCAACTATATAGAAATAATTTTGAGAAATATACGGACTATAATATACTTGATTCTCTTTTACTTGGACAATTAGAAGAGAAATTACATTATATTGAACAAATGGTTTCTATTGCCTATGTTCAAAGAGTTAATATTCAGGATGCTCTTACAACAGTAAAACCTTGGGATGTAATGATCCATAATTATCTTATAGATCAAAATATTGTTATTCCTCCTCTTAAAGTTTCTGATATTGAAAAAACTGTTGTTGGTGGTTATGTAAAAGAACCTGTTCCGGGTATTTATGAATGGATTGTTACTGTCGATTTTACTTCTCTATATCCTTCTCTTGCAATGCAATATAATATTTCTCCTGATACATTTGTGAAAAAATTTTCTAATGTACCTTCTTTTCAGGATATTATGTTTGGAGATATTTCAAAATATACAGAACAATTAAAAAAGAAAAATTTTACTATGACACCTAATGGTTGTCTTTATAGAAAAGACAAAAGAGGATTTTTCCCATATTTGACTAAGAAATTTTTTGATGATAGAAAAATATATAAGAAAAAAATGATTGAAGCTGAAAAAGAATATGAAAAAGACCCTGAAAATAAAGAAAAAAGAAATTTATATAATAAGTATAATAATATGCAAAATGCATTGAAAGTTTGTGCTAATGGAGGTTATGGGGCTTTATTAAATCCTTTTAATAGGTGGTTTGCTTCTTATCTTGGGGAAAGTATTACTTCATCTGGTCAAATGACGACTATGTTTATTGTAGAAAAAATTAATTATTATCTTAATAAAAAATATGATACTAAAAACATTGATTATGCTTGTTATGGTGATACTGATTCTGTAATGTTAAATATGAAAGAATGTGTAATTAAATCAGGTTTAAGTAATGAAAAAGATATTCTTAATTTCTTAATAAAGGAAATGGAAAAAGATATTATACCTTTTATTAATAATACTTGTAAAGAACTTGGTGATAGACTTAATGTATATGAATTAAATACAGTCGTAAAACTTGAAAAAATATGTCCTAAAGCCTTATTTAAAAGAAAAAAAAGATATATTCTTAATGTTCTCTATAATGAAGGTGTATTTTATAAGGAACCAAAATTAAAAGTAACTGGTATGGAAACAGTTCGTTCCAATACTCCTCTAATACCAAGAAAAAAACTTGAAGAATGTTTTAATATTATCATGAATAAGGATAATGAAAAATTATATAAACTTGTGGAAAATTTTAGTAAAGAATTTAAAAAATTAAAATTTAATGAAATAGGTAAACCTTCTTCTGTAAATGATCTAAAAGAATATTCCGATCCTAAATTAATATATAAAAAGGGTACTCCTGCCCAAGTTAGGGGTTCTTTAATATTTAACAACCTCTTGGTAAAATATGGATTGGAAGGTAAGATTGAGCCTATATATGACTCGGATAAAGTTAAATATTGTTATCTTATTCCAGAAAATCCTTTTCATGATACTATAATTTCTGCTAAGGATGATTTACCAGAAGAATTCGAAATAGAAAAATACATAGATTATGATAAGCAATTTGAGGCTGTTTTTTATAAACCTCTTAAGGATTTATGTAAAATTATAGGATGGACAACAGAAGAACAATATACTTTAGACGATATTTTTTAAGGATTAGTCTAAATGATGTATCATGATAATCATGTACTAGAATTAGTTGAAAAAAATCATAATATGTCTGTTCCGCATTTTCTTATTCATTCATATCTTTATTATATTATGGATGATGCTATAATTTCTGATTACATCTATGATAAAATAGGGATTATTTTAGGGGAAAATTATGAAAAAATAATTCATCCTCATAAATATTTAATAAAAAAAGACTTTACAAAGAGTGGATTTTATATTAAAGATTACCCTTCTATTGTAAAATATTCTTCTATAGATTTAAAAAATCTTAGATTAAAAAGAGAAAATTCATCTGCAACTAATAATAATTTTGCATGAAAATACAATGTAACTATCTGTAATAATTGGAGAAATAGAAATGGACATCTTCACATTTGGTAGCAACGAAGCCGGAATTCATGGAGCTGGCTCTGCTTTACATGCAAGGAAATATCATGGTGCAATTTATGGTCAAGGAGTAGGATTACAAGGAAATTCCTATGCCATTCCTACCAAAGATTTTAATATAAATTCTTTGTCATTAAAACAAATTAAATATTATGTGGATAATTTTATTAGTTTTGCAATAAATAATCCAGAACTTACTTTTAATGTTGTTGATATTGGATGTGGACTTGCGGGCTTTACAAAAGAACAAATTGCACCTATGTTTAAAGATGCTCCCAAAAATTGTAAGTTTTCAAAAGAATTTCAGGAGATTATAGATAAATTAAATGAATGATCATTTTTCAGACCAAGCATTATCAGAAGATTATTATATAGAACCAACAGAAAAAAATGTTCTTCGGGATATTAAAGAATTAATGGATGAAGAAGAAGAACATTTTATGGGATTATTTTTAAAATCTTTACCAGATGAAATGTATTGTAAAAGATATTATAAAGATGGATATTTGGATTATATAAAATTACAACTTAAGGGAAAAAAATAATGGACGATACAGAAGAAACATTAATTTGGGATTTTGGTTTTAACGCCATGAGTGAAGATGATGTTAAGAAAGCAGAAAAAGAAGCTCTTAACAAAAAAACAGATCAATTAACTGATGTTCAAAGAAAACTTATTGGTATTAAAAAAATGCTTTGGCCTTTATTTGAGCATTTAAGACAAGACCCTCTTAAACCTTATCTTTATTGGCCAACAAGAGCGGAAAAAGTCACTGATCTTATGAATAAATTACAAAAATATATGGAGGAATAATGAATATTGATAGAATAATGAATGATCTTCAGGATTATCAAGAAGAATATCAAAAAGAAAAAAATTATGAAGAAAATACAACGCCTAAACTTAAATTTAATATTGATTTAAGTTCTGATCAAAAAAATTTAATTGAGGCTATTGTTGCCAGAGTTAAAAATATTGGTGATACAGAAGAAAATGAATTTAGAAAAGAAAAAAATAAAAATAATTATTTATATTTAATTGAATTATTGATAAATGTAAAACAAGAATTTTTACGTCAAAATATGTTTATGTTTATGACTTCTGGATTTACACCAGAAACAGAAATTCCTTTTTATAATCAAGATACTAAAGAAATTACCAAAGTAACTATGAAAGATTTAGAATTTTCCTTTGGAAGTCCTACTGAAGAAGAAGAGATACCAGAAGAAGAAATTAATAATATTGTTTCTTGTATTGAACAACAAAAATTGAAAGAAAATGAAAAAATTGTAAAGAAAAAACTTCCTACTGCTGAAGATATTAAAAAAGCAAAAGAAAAATATGAAAATTTAAAATTAGATATGTATGAAACCATTAAAAATATGAGTATAGAATAATTTTAATAGGAATTTTAACACTTATTATAGCTCTTTCTATTTCTTGTGTTTCGGCCTTTTTTTCAATAACTGGTCTTACCACGATATTTCCTGGTGCTGTGATTCCTGTTATTATCATGGGCGTGATTTTAGAGTTAGGAAAAGTTGCATCTGTTATTTTTCTACATAAAAATTGGCATTCTCCATTTCTTGTTAAAACATATCTTGTAATTTCTATTCTTATTTTGATGTTCGTTAATTCTATTGGAATTTTCGGATTTCTTTCTAATGCTCATATTCAGCAAGAAATTATTAATAATTCTCAAACATCACAAATAGAAATTATACAATCTAAAATAGAAAATGAAAATTCAATAATAAAAGATATTGATTCTCAAATTTTACAAATAGATAATTCTCTTGCTAAATTAATACAACAAGGTAAAGTTTTAACTTCTATCCAACAAGGAAGTATTCAAAAAAAAACAAGAGATTCTTTACTTGATGAAAAAAATAAACATATGGAAATTATAGAAAATCTTAAAATTAATAAAATTAATACAGATAATTCTAATGCTGTAATAGATTCTCGTTTTGGACCATTGCTTTATATCTCTAAAATGTTTTTTGGTAATTCTAACAAAGAACAATTAGAAGAAACAGTAAGATATATAATTTCTATTATTATTTTTGTTTTTGATCCTCTTGCTCTTGTATTATTGATAGCATCACAATTTTCATTTTCTCAGATTAAGAAAAAAAACTTGTTTATTCCTAGAAAAGATGATACATTCACTTTTGATGATAAAATTTTAGAATAATAAGAAAAGGAAAATTAATTGGTATCTCTATCAGAACGTTTATTAAAAAATTCAACTATTAAAGAAACTTCCACTTTAAAAAATTCTAAAGTGTTTGAACAAAAAAAATTACTTACAACTCCTTATCCTTGCCTTAATATTGCTTTGACTGGTGATGCTTTGGAAGGTGGAATGCCTCCTGGTATATTACAAATTGCTGCAAAATCTAAACATTTTAAATCAAAATTTGCCATTGAATTAACAAATACGTTTATTTCTAAATTTCCACAAGGGGCTGTTCTTTTCTATGATTCTGAATTTGGTACACCAGAAAGTTATTTTAATAAATTAAATGTGGAAAATATTGTTCATACTCCTGTAGTTGATTTAGATCAATTAAATTCTGACATTGTTAATCAAATTGATTCTGTTGAAAAGGGTGATAAATTATTAATTCTTATTGATTCTTTGGGTAATCTTGCCTCTATTAAAGAAATTACAGATGCCAAAGAAGGTAAAGGAACAGTCGATTTAACACGTTCTAAAAAAATGAAATCATTATTTAGAATGATTGGACCAAGAGTAGCATTAAAAGATATTTATGTAATTGCTATTAATCATACCTATGATACTTTAGATTTATATTCTAAAGAGATAGTATCAGGAGGTTCTGGTGGAATTTATGGAGCAAATATAATTTGGATTATTTCAAAATCTCAAAATAAAGATGCCGATAAAGAATTATTAGGATATAATTTTACCATTCGAATAGAAAAATCTAGATTTGTTAGAGAAGGTTCTAAAGTACCTATTACAGTAGATTTTGATGGTGGAATTCAAAAATGGTCGGGTATGTTTGATTTAGCCTTAGAAGCTGGATATCTAACAAAAGTTACCGCACAAAAATTTTCTCGTTCTGATAAATTAGGAGTTGACTTTAAAAGAAAAGAAATAGAAAATGATGATGTATTTTGGACAACTTTATTTAAAGAAACAAATATTAATGAATGGATTAAGAAAGAATATCAATTAAATGATTAAAAAAGTCTTAGCACAAATAGATATTAAATTTTTTGCAGAATTTAAGAAAAAATATCCTGGATGGGATATTTATAGACTTGAGGATAATTCTCTGGTATTTGTTAAACCTCAACGTTAGAGACATAAAATGAAATTTGGAAAAACTTATTATGAAGAATATACAAGAAATACCAATGGATATATTTGGTTTGCATGGTATCCTGTTAGATTAAAAAATGGAAAATATATTTGGTTAGAATGGATATTTAAAAAATATATCTATAACATAAATGACACTTTTATAAATTATTGGGAATATTCTGAAATCTATCCAGAAACTTTAAAATTTATTATAAAGGAGAAAAAAAATGTCATATACAACATCCTCAGATTTAGAAAATGCTCTTAGGGAAGATATTAAGGAGGAAGAGACAATTAAATCTGCATCAACACTTAATAGTGAGGCACTTCTAGATTTTATCAAAAGAATTGAAAACTTAGAAGAACAAAAGAAAGATATTTCAGAACAAATTAAAGAAGTATTTACAGAAGTTAAAGGTGTTGGTTTTGATGCAAAAATTGTCAAAATTATTTTAAAACTTCGTAAAAAAGATCGGGAAGAAAGAGAAGAAGAACAAGAATTACTTGATCTTTATCTTACAGCTTTGGGAGAAGATTTAAATGAATAATATAACTTTAGTTATAATAATTATTTTAATTTTAATACTTTTTGGTTATCTACATTAGATAAATAATAGAGTTTTCCTAGGAATCCAAGCATGGTGCAAGGACTTGCCTGATTAACGACTTATAATATATTATAAGTTAGTGGTCCATACTGAAATAATGTATTGGAAGATTAAACAATACTAAAATAATGTATTGTAAAATTAAGCAATGTTTAGGTGGGATCGTTACCCACACTAGGAGCCAAATATTTTCTTGACATTTCTAAAAAATTGATCTATGCTCTTAAGTAGCAACTGAAATGGACTAATTATTATGGATCAATCTAAGATTTTTAATTTATTGTTCAATATGGCTTCAGATATTGAAAGTGTAGGTAATGCAAAAATAGTTTCTTGCATTACCTACAAAAACGATATTATTTCATTTGGACAGAATTTTTTGAAAACCCATCCTTTTCAAAAGAAATATTCTAGAAATTCTAATTCTATTTTTTTACATGCAGAAGTTTGTGCTATTAAAAATATTTATAAAAAGATCGATATTGAAGATTTTAAGAAATGTTCTATTTTTGTTTGTAGAGTAAAAAAAACTAAACCTCGTGGCTCTTATATTTCTGGTTTATGTCGTCCATGCTTAGGTTGTTATAGGGCAATTTCTACATTTGAATTTAAAAATTGTTATTATACAGAAGAAAATAAAGAAGGATTTCGATGTCTTTAATTTTAGGACCATATTTTTATATGATGGTAGGTTTTCCCGCCTCTGGAAAATCTACTTGGATAAGTCAAAATTATTTTCATAATAATGGTGTTATTTGTTCTTCTGATGGAATTTTAGAAAGAATTGCTGTTTTAGAAGGTAAAACTTATAATGAAATTTTTGAAAGTAATATTAAAGAAGCAACAAATATATTTTTTGATATAATTAAAAAGTCAGTTTTAGAAAATAAAAATATTCTTGTTGATAGGACAAATTTAACCGTAAAATCCAGAAAAAAAATTCTTGATCTAATTCCAAAAAATTATAAAAAAATAGCTATTGTTATTGAATGCCCAGATGAAGAAATATATAATAAAAGACTTAATTCTCGTTCTGGAAAAACAATTCCTTCTTCTGTTGTAGAAAGTATGAAGAAATCTTTTGAATTTCCTACTCATTCGGAAGGATTTCATACAATCTTAACTATTAATTCAATCAAAAACTTAGGAGAATAAATGTTAGATAAATTAATAATGAATATAGCTTATAAACTTCCAAAAAGGTTAGTTTATTGGTGTTTTGTTAGGGTAGTTACTTATGCTACCGTAGGAAAATATTCTGATCAAATTGTACCGGATTTAACAATTAAACAAGCAGCAGATCGTTGGGAGAAATAAATTGACGGCTAAAGGTGGAACAGAACTTTTAATGAATAGATTAAAAGAATCATTATCAGAAGAATTATTATCAAATTTTCAAATTATTCCTACTCGGCTTACAGAACCTTTAGATGAAAGTAAAATAAGAATTGCTTATATTCACGATTTAGCAGAAGACCCTCAGCTAAATTATCTTGATAACGGAGGATGGAAGAAATTTCATCTTATTGTATTCGTATCAAATTGGCAAATGCAATCTTTTATTAATAAATTTAAAATTCCATGGTCAAAATGTTTGGTAATTGAAAATTCTATTATCCCTATTGAAAATGTCTCTTATTATAAACCAACAGATAAGATTAGGTTAATCTATACCCCTACTCCCCATAGAGGTTTAAATATTCTTGTTTCTGTATTTCCAGAATTATTAAAGTTTTATCCTAATGTTGAATTAGATGTTTATTCTTCATTCAAACTTTATGGTTGGGATCAAAGAGATAAAGAATATGAACAATTATTTGATTTTTGTAGACAACATCCTTCGATTAATTATCATGGAAGTCAGGAAAATTCTGTTGTAAGAGAAGCCCTACGAAATTCCCATATTTTTGTGTATCCTTCTATTTGGCAAGAATGTAGCTGTTTATGTCTAATAGAAGCAATGTCGGCAGGTTTACTTTGTGTTCATTCTAATTATGGGGCTCTTTATGAAACTTCTGCAAATTGGACATTTCAATATCAATATCAGGAAGATTTACAAAAACACGCAATTTCTTTTTTTAATGCTACAAAATTAGCAATTGATTCTCTTCTAAATGAGAAAAACTTAGAATTACGTTTAAAAGGTCAAAAAGGTTATGTTGATCAAATTCATAATTGGAATTTTCGAAAAGTTCAGTGGGAAGGTCTTTTAAATCAACTTAAGGACTTACCTCGTGCCTTTGAAAAAAATGAAGTAGTTTTCGATTATAAGAGATAAAAATGAAAGAATTATGTGGTTCTATTTTATTTATGTTTTGTATGTCAGTTTCTTTATATTGTTTATATTCATACAAAATAAAATATAAATTATTTTGTATGTTTATTGTATTAGCTTATTTTTGCTTATTATTTGGATTTGGAAAATAAATTTTATATGATTTTAATGGAGTATAATTAATTTGTTAATTATGGATTTTAACGGGACACTCATTGCAAATATTATGCAATATTTGTTTATGAATGAAACTGTCGAATTAAATGAAGACCTAATTCGACATATGGTTTTAAATTCAATTAAATCAGTAAAACAAAAGTTTTCAGAATATGGACAATTAATTATTTCTTGTGATTCTAGAGATTATTGGAGAAAAGATTTATTTCCCTATTATAAAATTAAAAGAAAAAAAGACAGAGATAAATCTTCTGTAAATTGGTCTGATCTATATATTTACATGGATAAAATTAAAAAGGAAATATCAGATAATTTTAAATATCCTGTAATTGAAGTTGATAAAGCTGAAAGTGATGATATTATAGGATTTCTGGTAAATAAATCTTATAAAGAACCTATATTAATAATAAGTCGAGATAAAGATTTTATTTCATTACAAAAATATCCTAATGTAAAACAATATTCTACAGTAGATAAAAAATATTATGAAACAAATGATCCTAATAAGTATCTTTTTGAAAATATTATAAAAGGTTGTACTTCTGACTCTATTCCTAATATATTTTCTTCTTTGGATTCAATTGCTTTGGGTAAAAGACAAAAACCAGTTTTTCAAAATAAAATTGATTTATGGTGGAAAGAAAAAAATATTCCAGAAGAATATCAAGAAAGATTTAATTTTAATAGAAAATTAATTGATTTATCCATGACTCCTAAAGATATCCAAGAAAATATATTAGAATCTTACCAAAATCAAATAAATAAAAAGAAAAAAAATTTAATAAATTATTTTATACAACATAATTTAAAAGAGCAATTATCGAATATACAAGATTTTTAAAAAAGGAAAAAAATGCAACCTACCAGAATTTCATTATTATTAAAAACTGCTTCAGATTTACAAATTAGAGGAAAACCTATTCAAATTGAATATCTTAGGACAATTTATAACGAACCTCTAAGATATATTATTCAGGGAGCTTTACACCCAGGAGTAGAATGGTTACTTCCTAAAGGTCCAATGATTTATACTTCTTTTAATGAAAATGCGGATTTAGATTCAAAACTTTATAGAGAATATAGAAAATTATATATTTTTTGTAAAGGAGGAAATGATAAATTAAATCAACAAAAAAGAGAAAATCTTTTTATTCAATTATTAGAATCTCTTCATTCGGAAGATGCAGAATTATTAATTTATATGAAAGATAAATCTTTACCTTATCCTGGAATAACATATGACTTGATATGTGATGCATATCCTGGTATGTTACCTGAAAAAAGAGAAGAAAAAGAAGATGTAATTCCAGATGAAACAGAGGAACTTCTTAAAAAATTTAATCAAGAAAGGCCAATTCTCGTTCCTATTGAACCAAATAAAGGAAAAAGATGGTATAATAATGGAGTCAAAGATTTTTTAGTTTCTTTAGAAGAAGCTGAAAAAAATGGATATGTTTTAGGTAGACTTTTAAATCCTTTTAAAGAAGGTAAAGAAAGAGCCAAAGAAAAAGCAAAGGAAAATAAAAATGATTATAACTTATAATAGTGATTTTTGGAATAAAATTATGGAATGGAGAATTTTAAAAAACTTTGCTTTTGAAAAAAATACAAAATATTATATATTTGACATAGATTATGAAGGAAATGTTACTTTTTATTTTAAAGATGATTATCTTGATGAATTTAATATTTCTACAATATTAGAAGAACTTATAGAATTAAAAAATCAAAAAGAAAAAAATACTCTTAATTTAGATTTTACAACTCTTTGTAAGGATATTGAAGATTATACATATAAAATTTTTGAAAGGTATAATGCTTATATAAAGGAAAAAATGACATATGATTATAGAGATGCTAAATTAGATATTAAATTGGCGCATTCTATTCTTTCTCTTCTAGAAAATTTAGAAGAAGCTAAATTATATAAAAAAGTAGAAGAAATAAAATAATAATGATTTATACAGTTCTAGATAAAAATACAGAAAAAGAAAATGATGTTCAAATGTCCTACGAAGAATTTAAGGATTATCTAAAAAATAATCCTAATATTCAACAGATTTTTAAGTGTATGAATTATGCCTATAGAATTGGAAAATTACCTGTTTCGGATGCATGGAGAAGTAAATTGAAAGCCATGCAAAAGGCAAATCCGGGAAACACGATACAAATTCCATAAATTTTTAGAAAAAAGATAAATAGAAATGATCAAAAAAAAAAGAAAAGGATCATTTAATGGTATCTAAAGTAAAAGTCAAAGAATCCAATACTTTAACACTTTTACCTATAAAACCGAAAACGATAAACCAACAAAAAATATTTGATTATTTTGATAAAGGAAAACATTTATTTATACATGGATTTGCAGGAACAGGAAAAACAATGATTTCTCTTTATCTTGCATTAGAAGCTGTTCTGGAAGATGAATTTTACGATAAAATAATATTAGTAAGATCAGCAGTACCGAGCAGAACCCAAGGTTATCTTCCTGGTACTGAAGAAGAAAAAAATGAAATATTTGAACTTCCATTTATAGGAATTTGTAATGAATTATTCAGTAAATCAAATTCCTATAAAGAATTAAAATTTAAAGAAAAAATTAAATTTATTTCTACATCCTATCTTAGAGGAATAACCATAGATAATGCAGTAATTATTATTGATGAAGTTCAAAATATGACAATGGAAGAAATAGATACTGTAATTACCAGAACAGGTAAAGATTGTAGATTAATAATTCTTGGAGATGAAAAACAAGGAGATTTAAAAAATACAAGAGAAATATCTTGTATTAATAATCTTCATAAAATAATCGATAGAATGAAAAGTTTTGTTAAAGTAGAAATGGAAATTCAAGATATTTGTAGAAATGATATAGTTAAAGAATGGCTCATTGCTTCTTCATATTAATTTTACATTATTTTTTCTAATTCTTACCATTATCCATATATTGTATGATAAATCTGTTTCCATGACACCTTGTAGGATTTGTTCTTTTAATTCTAAATAGGAAAGGTCAGTTTTGGTTTTAGAGAGATGTAATACTTCTCTGCTAAAATTTTCTTTTCCTAATTTTTCAATATCCTCTTTAAGGTAAGAAGAACTTCCCCAATAAGATTTCCATGCCGATATTGATTTTGTTTTTTTCTTTTTACCTTTAATAATTTTAGTTTTAGTTGAAATAGAACTTTTTTTTCCTATATAAAACTTTCCATTTAATTTATTGGTAATTTTATATACAAAACCAACATAATTTTCTAGGTCTTCATCTTCTAAAATTTTATTATTATATAACCATGGATTATAATATGTCATTTTTTCCTTGAACATTTTTTCTCAACATGGTATATTTATTCATGAAAATTACTATAATTAAGGAATAATAAATGAATGTTAAAATGAAAGTTTCTATTAAACCTAATAATTTAACTCTTGTGGATAAAATTGCTATTTCTTTATATCTTCTTTATAATTCGGAAGATTCCAAGGATAGAAAATTTATTGGTGTATATTCAAATCCATATAATATTGATGTAGAAAAATTATCTCAAGAAAAGGAAATGGAAGCATTTTGTGATGAAATTATTAACGATGAACCACATTCTTATGGATGGAGAGATTGGGGGAAAAGAGCAGAAAATTTATTAGAAGAATTAAAAAAACAAAATCTAGAAATAAAAGATTTAAAAAATGAATAAAGATAAAATAGATTACTTTGCTTTTCAATGTTGGGATTTAGAAGATTTTAATTATAAAAAATTTGCAAAAATGTTAATTTATGAATGTGCTAAATTATCACAATTTGCTGTTATGGAAGATTCTCTTGATAAAAATAAAATTAATGCAGAAAATGTAAATAAAAAATTTGAAGAAGCTAATAAAATTAGAGAATATATTCTTAGAAATATGGGTGTTGAAATTACAGAAATGTCAATCAATGTAAAGGAAATTTTAGGTGGATAATAAAAGAGGTTTTAAGAGAAAAACTATTGTTCAGACTATCCAAAATAAAATGGATAAATGGATTAAATCTATTGATGATGAAGTCTTGAGAAAAGAAGTAAAAAATGATTATATTGTAACTGGTGGAGCAATAGCATCAATGTTATTAGGGGAAAATCCTAATGATTATGATGTTTATTTTCAAACACCTGAAGTTGTACTAAATTTGGTCAATTATTATATTTCTAAAGTAACCAAAACTGATAAAGTAAGTAGAATCTTTGCAGAAATTAAAAATAGTAGAGTAGTTGTTTTTATTAAATCTGCCGGTATAATTCGATCAGAAGATGAAGATTTTAAAGATTATGAATATTTTGAAATGACCAATGGTGATAATATTGAATCATATCTAGATAAAGAATCATTTAAAACAAAAACTCCATTTTCTGTTTCTATGATTTCTTCCAATGCTATTTCTCTTCATGGTGATGTACAAATTATTACAAGATTTATTGGTAGACCAGATGTAATTCATGAAAATTATGATTTTGTTCATGTTACTAATTGGTACACTGAAAAAGATGGACTTGTATTAAATGAGGATGCTCTAGAAAGTATTCTAGCCAAGGAATTAAAATATGTAGGGTCTTTGTATCCTATTTGTTCCATGTTTAGGATTAAGAAATTTATTAATCGTGGATGGACTATTACGGCAGGAGAAATGTTAAAAATTGCCTGGGATATTTCTAAATTAGATTTAAATGTTATGGAAGTGTTATATGAACAATTAATAGGCGTAGATGCCTCATTTTTTCATGAATTAATTAATATTCTTAAAAAATCTAGTAATAAAAATATTAACAGAACATATCTTTTTGAGACTATTAATCGTGTATTTGATGGCAATGATGCAGATGAATTTCATGAATTGATAGAATAAATGAATTTATTACAATTTTTAATTCTTATGATATTATACATTTTTGATTTTATGATAATTAAATGTTATCGTATTATCAGATTTATTTTATCTTTTTTACCTCCTGAAATGGCACATAAAATAACTATAAAGACTTTAAAATTGTATTCTTATTTTATAATAAAATATAATAAATACATTTTTAATTAGTAAGGAAATTAAAATGGCTTGGGGAAAATCATTATCTATAGATGTTTATAATTGTAATAATAAAAAAATCAATTCTTCTACAAATATAAAAAAATTTGTAGAAGAATTGGTTGAATCTATAGATATGGTTGCCTTTGGTGAACCCGAAATTGTTTATTTTGGTCATGGTAATAAAGCCGGATATACTTTATTACAAAAAATAGTTACAAGTAATATAACTGCACATTTTTCTTCTGATACCAATACAGCTTATTTTGATATTTTTTCATGTAAAGATTATGATCATAGAATTGTTGTTGAATGTGTAGAAAAATATTTTGGAGATATTGGTGTTTATTCCCATTATAATGTAATTGATAGGGGAATTTATATTTAATTTTTTTTATTTTTTTCTTGACTTGTAAAAGATTTTATGAGATAAATAAAGGATAGATGTTGATACATTTAGATAATCTTGGCAAGACCGGACTAGCGTATGTCCGCGAGTCCACCAAGAGTACATTAAGGTGTTTTGTTGATGGGCTCGAACAGGATCGATTGCTAGATGAAGGAAATGAGTAGTCTATCGGGGGAAACCTCCGTTAACGGAATAAAACTGTAAATGCAAATGATAATGAAGTTGCATTTGTTGAAGGTTTTGCACTCTGTGCATAATCTCTAACTAGGGCATAGGGGGAGAGCCTAGTAACAGAATCTCCCCACTTTTATCAGGATATTTCCAATATTTACTTCCATCTTCTCTAGTTTGTAATTTTCTTCCTATTATAGAATTTCTAAGTTTCTGGTCTTAATTTATAAGCTCTTAACATTGGTTTATTTGAACATATATAATAATCAGAAACTTTTCCTTTATGGCCACCAATATAAAAAAATTTAGATTTAATATCATACCAAATATAAATATAACCTGAATAAATAGTTGACAACAGAATAAAATTATTAAATTTGCGGGAATGGTATATAGGTTGTGCCACAGTCTTCCAAACTGTTGAAAAAGGTTCAAGTCCTTTTTTCCGCTCCATTTTTATACCAAGGTAGCTCAGTTGGTAGAGCTTTATGTCGGAGGTTCGAATCCTTCCCTTGGTCCAACTCTTTTTAAAAAAGGAATTATTAAATGTATGGTATTCATATAGAATTTAATGAAGAATTTAAAGAAAAAAATAAAAAAGAATATGAAAATATTGTATTGTTAATTAAAAGAGAAATTATATTATCTGGTTTTTCTAGAAATTTAGGAGAAAATGTATTTTACACGGAAGATAATCTAAAAAATAAATTATCACCTGTTATTAAATTAACAAATAATATATACATAAAAGCGTATAGTTTTTATATAAAAAATATAAAAATTCTTCGTCTTGAAGAAATATCAGATGTAACAAAAGAATTAAGAGGATTTTAAAGAGGTTAAAAAATGTTGAATTTTATTATTTCTAAAATTAAGAAATATAAAGAGTATCAAAGAATTTATAAAGAATTAAATTATTTAACCGATAAAGAACTTTCTGATATTGGAGTTAGAAGAGAAGATATTCAATTTATTGCGGCAGAATCAGTTAAAAACTTAGGATAATGAAATGAATTTTTCCGATGCTTTAATGTTATTAAAACCGATGCTTTAATGTTATTAAAACAAGGTAAAAAAATTACAAGAGATACAGAATCTTGTGTATATTATAATGTATATATATTTTATTCCCAAGAAGAAAATGAAATAAAATCTATTTTTTATGGTAATATAGAGGCTTCCGCAGAACTTACTAATAAAGATATCTTGGCGGAAGATTGGAAAATTTATTCTGAATAAATAGTAAAAAAATACTATTTAAAAGGAATTATATATGAGTAATAGTCCGCCATTTTCAGATTTTAATAGGTCAGTCTTAAAAATTAATGGCCTAGGAGATTCTATTATAGGTGGACAATCACTTTATACCATTTATAATGCCACGGCAACTCAATCACAATTATCAAATAATATTCCTGCATGGATTGCATCTACGGCATATACCCAAAATACCGTAGTTAAAAATGGTGGATATGCCTATAGATGCGTTACAGGCGGCACTTCTGCTTCTTCTGGTGGTCCTTCGGGAGTAACAAGTAGTATAACAGATAATACCGTTACATGGGCCTATCAGCCTTCCCTTAAAGTTATAAAACAGGGAACTTCCATGTTAACTTGGGCTGAAATTTTTTCATTAGGTTCCTTAAATTGGGATATGTCACAGGGGTACGGTGGTTATGGACTTTCTTTATTAAAAATTATTGTAATTTCTGGTGGAACAGGTTATTCTAATTCTGATACAATTACACTAAGTAATGGTGCAACAGGAACATTAGTTGTTTCTTCGGGTGTAATAACTGGTGTAAATATTACAAATATAGGATATTCTTCTACAAATACTTTTACTTATACAATTAATACTTCTGGTGGTTCTGGTGCAGTTTTATCTCTTGTAAATGGTGGAACAGGAACATTTGGAGTTCCGGGTTGTCTTACTTCTGATATGGTTGCCAGATTACCAGATTGTCTTGCATCTTCTATTGATATATTTTTAATTAATGGCGGAACTAATGATGCAACTAATGGTTCTGTTACGGTTGCCACGACAATAGCAAATCTTCAAACTTGTTATGAAACTTTAATGTTAGCAGGAAAAAGAGTAATAGCTTCTCCTATTACTCCAAGAGCTACATTGTTAACAGGAACAGTATCAGCTTATATTCATAGAGTAAATAGATGGATTCGTGCTTATTGTCGGGGAGAAACTTGGGCTAATCCTAAAGGATTTAATCAAATAATGATTGCTGATCCATCAGGATATATGACAGATGGAACTAACGGAACTTATTGGCCTATTGGCGGAACAGGTGGAGTTGCCAATGCAGTTACTCAGGATGGGCTTCATCCATCTCATAGAGGCGCAATGTATTGGGGTTATTCTATTGTTTTAGCACTACAAAAATTTTTTCCTTCTCTAATACCATATTCTTCAAGACCTTATTCTGCCGACGATGGATTTGATTCTTCTTTAAATCCATCGGGTAATATTTTTGAAGGAGTTGCCTGGAAATCAGCAACACCTTATGTTATTGGTCAACAATGTTTTAATGGTACTTCTATTTATAGATGTACAGCAAATGGAACATCTAATACTTCTGGTGGTCCTTTGGGAAGTAATGCAAGTATAACAGATAATACTGTAACTTGGTCCTATATGAAAACTGCTAAATTATCAGTTTTTGGTTCTGCAAATTCTACATTATCTTCTAATGTGGGAAATGTTGCTATATCCGGAAATATAGCGACAGGATGGGCATTAACTAGATATGGAGGAACTTCCAATGGAAGTATAGTTTGTTCTATAGAAAATCCTTGGAGTAATGGACAAAAAGGACAAAGACAAAATTTAGTATTTTCATTAGGTGGAGGAACAACTACAGAACAATGGGCATTATATACTTCATTTTCTGATACTGTTACTTCCATGAATATTCAATCTTCTGAATTGAATAATGTTCAATTTGAGTTTGAATCTGAATTAGAAGTATCAAATATGGTAAATATGACTCAACTTTATCTTTCGGGTGCTGGTGGTGATAATAATATATCTTGTGTTTGTGGTTCAACGCTTGGTGGGGCAGGAGAAGAACTTGTTCCTACTTCGGGTGATCCTTTAACTTGGCCTAATAATGGTAAAATTTATCTAAGAGTCGGTCCTGTTACTTTACCTCCCAATATTGTTGATTTTCAGACTACGTTAGTTATGGGATTTAATGCTAATGGAGTCGCAAATTCAGCCGGTGTAACATTAAAAGTTAATTATGTATCAGCAAGACGTTATGGTGTATTATAAAATAGGAGATAATATGTATAAAGAATATTTTTCAGATGATTTTAATTTAAAAGCGATTGTTAATGTAATGCATAAAATTAATCTTTATTGGATAGATTATTATTATAATAATAAATGGATAAAAAGTTCTTATTTTAATAATTTATCGATTAATGAATTATCGGATATTGCGGAAGATTATGTTTTAGGACTTAAGTCCTAAACGATATTGACATCCTATAAAATGTAGGATAGAGATAGAAATCTTCTAATCTCCAAGGAATATATATTATGAAATCTCAAAATTTAAGGGTTAAAGAACCTACTTTTGATCATCCTCCTACAGATTCCGAAATAACACAGGCATTTAACGACTATCATTATGACTTTACAGATAAAGATGGTCTTAAATTTATGTTGCAATATTTAAAAGAAACAAATCAAGAAAATATTGCAGAAATTATTAAAAAATCAAATCATATATTTTTGTCATTGACTGCATGTTGGATTGCACGTATGCTTTCTCGTGGGATTATTTTACCTGAAAGTTCCCATAAATTTTTACAAAATAAAATTAAAGAAATAGTAGATCGTTATAATAATGAAAAGAAAGTAAAAATGAATTACAATATGATAAAAAATAAAACTTTACAGGCCAAAGAAAAGGCTTTTGGAACTATCGATATTATTGAAAAAATTATTGAAAATAATAAATTTATTGATATAAATATTTATAATTTCTTATATGAGAAAAGTATTTCCGATATTATTTCTAAGTATATTTGGGATTATTTTTCTTGTCTTTTAGAAGAATTAATTTGTATTAAAGAAGATGAAGCTGCTGCCAAAGCATATTCTTATTTATCAAGAGAAGATATTCAGGATAGAATTAATTTTTATACTAAGTTTCTAAAAGATGTAGAAACATATAGAAATTTTTTAAGTTTACAAAATAAACCTCGTACAGAAGAAAAAACAATAATTCCAAATTTTAATGATTTTAAATTTCTAAAATCATGGAATTCTATTAGTTCAGAACTACCCCAAAAAATTATGGGTAGTAAAATTGTATGGACATTTAATACAAAATATAATTATCTTCATTGTATTCGTGGAAATAATCTTTCAATAATTCGTTCTCGTATAGAAGGAGAAGATTTATCAATTTCTTGGGCTAGAATTGTAAAAAAAGACTTTGACGAAATATATAAAATGATATGTGATGAAATTGATCCAGAAATTATTAGAGAAAAAATAAAAAATAAAACAGAATATCGTCCAATTGTAATGTGTAATGAAGTAACTTTAATATTAAAAACTGTAAAATAAAGGAGAAATGAAAATGTTGATCAATGATAAAGAATATAACATCGCACCAAAGGCCGATCTTCAAGGAGCCAATCTTCAAGGAGCCGATCTTCAAGGAGCCGATCTTCGGGAAGCCAATCTTCAAGGGGCTAATCTTCAAGGAGCCGATCTTCGGGAAGCCAATCTTCGGTGGACCGATCTTCGGGGGGCCAATCTTCAAGGGGCCAATCTTTATTTTGCTAATTTTTCAGGAGCCAATCTTCGGGGGGCCAATCTTTATGGTGCTGATCTTCTGAGGGTCGATCTTCAATGGGCTGATCTTCAATGGGCTGATCTTCAAGGGGCCAATCTTCAAGGGGCCGATCTTCAAGATGTCAATCTTCGGTGGGCTGATCTTCAAGGGGCCAATCTTCAAGGGGCCAATCTTTATTTTGCTAATTTTTCAGGAGCCGATCTTCGGGGGGCCAATCTTCGTGAAACCAATCTTTATGATGCTGATCTTGGTAAAGCCAAGAATATACCGGATCATGTAGTAGAAATGACCAATATTTGTCCGGAAGGAGAAATTATCGGTTATAAACAACTTAAAGGTGGTGTAATTTGTACACTTAAAATTCCGGCCGATTCTAAAAGAAGTAACGCCACAACTAGGAAATGCCGGGCCGAATATGTCATTGTTATAGAAGGTGAAGGGTTTTCTCGACATGATCCTAATTTTAAATATGAAGTTGGAAAAACCGTTAGACCTACCAAGCCATTCTGTGAAGATAGGTTTGACGAATGTTCTTCGGGGATACATTTTTTCTTGACAAGAGATGAAGCAGATAAATTTTAATTAAAATAATTAAAAAAGGATATTATTAAATGATGTATATTTCTTCTATGTTAAAACAAGCAGCAATCGAAGCTGATATGAAAATTCCTGATGATTTAGATAATTATTATAGAGATAATTATCCTCATTGGTGGGTATATTGTTATCTTCAGTTAGATGTTCCTATTACATGGGGGAATCATTGGAAGAATGCAAAAATAATTGTATCAATTCCAGAAGATAAAATTAAAAAAATGACTGCATTTGATATTTTTGATATGGGATTTGATCCATGAATAAAAAAAGATCAAAATATAGATGTTTTAATGGAAATTTAATATGGGAATATAAAATAATAATTAAAGATCAATGGAATTTTAAAACAAAAAAAGAGTATTATTTCGGATCAACAGAAAAAGATTTAGTAAAAAAACCTGAATTAATATATTCAGAATGTCCTTATTATATAGATACAAATGAAGTTTTTGCATTAGAGGAAGTATGGGAATGAATGATATAAATGAATATATGAAAAAAGATTTGGATGATTTAGAAAAATGTCTTAGACAATTTAATCAAAAATTACGTACATTTATTAAATTATATGGAAGTCAGTATGATATTAATGGTTATATGAAAGTTGTTGACGAAAAATGTGATGGTGTTAGATTAATAAAGAATATTAAATGGGTATTGTTGCAGGATTTAAAACATCAGATAGAAATTTTTTTGAAAAAAAAATAGATGCAAATGAATATGAACAAAATTTAATTAAGAAAAATGAAATAGAACATTTATTTATACAAAAATATAATATCAATAGCGTTAGTAGTGATTGGCGTAAAAAAATATCCGATTTTATAGTAAATAATAAAGAAGATATTATGAAAATCTTAGGAGAATAAAAATGAATGATAAAGAAAAACTAAATGAACTTTCCCATAAAGCTCATGAAATTTTACTGGAAGCACAAGAATTAGCCGATAAAAATGATATTGCTTTTAGGTTTACATTTCCTTGGGATAATGATAAAATACCTTGGAAATATAGAAAAAAAGAATTATCACATTATCAAATTATAAGAGAAGCTGTAGAGATAGTGGAAATTTATGAAACAAATAAAGAAATAAAAAAAGATATTATTTCCTACCTAATAGGATTATTAGAAAATAATCATCATAATATGACAGATGAAATAGAATATATTAATTTTTTATAGGAAAATTTTAAATGAGAACATATCATATAGAACAATGTAAAGATGATAAAGAATATTGGGCTGTTATTAATGATTATGGTGATGTTGTAATTGAATGTCCTAATGAAGAACTTGCACAACAAGAATGTGATTGGTTTAATGAAGCAGATAATGGTAAGACAAGAACTCCCGAAGAATATTTTGAATTGTGGTGTTCTAAACCTAAAAGATAAAAAATTATGACTCTTTTAGAAGAAATAAAAAATCTACTTCCCGAAAAACAAAGAAAGTTAATAATTTTAAAAAATAAAAATATAAATTTGTATAATCAAGTTATAGAAAATACAGCCTTTCTGAGAGAAAATACAAATCTCTCAGAAAGGCTTAAATTTTTAGAATTAGAATTTACAGAATTACCTAGATGTAAAATTTGTAATAAAGAACATCAACACTTTACAGATAAAAAAGAAATTTCTTTATATTGTTCCAAAAAATGTTATTTTTTAGATAAAGAGGTAATGAAAAAAAGAGTGTCGGGAATAGATCAAGAAGTTAAAAAAGAAAAAGCACGTAACACTTTATTGAAAAAATATGGTGTTGAATATAACTCCCAGAGAGAAGATATAAAAAAAATCTTGAGAAGGAGTAAACTAGAAAAAAATAATCCTCAAGCCTTAGAATATTTACAAAATAAAGAATGGTTAGAAAATGAATATCAAGAAAAAACCTCGGAAGAAATAGCAGAATTTCTAGGAGTTTATTATGGAACTGTTCTTGATTATCTTAGGAAATATAATATAGAAATAAAATATTATTGTAATCAATCAAAGGATGAAAGAGAAATTGGAGAATATATAAAATCTTTGGGTATTATTCCTGAAATCACCAATAGATCAATTTTAGATGGTAAGGAATTGGATATTTACATTCCTTCCCATAACTTAGCCATAGAAATAAATGGGCTCTATTGGCATTCTTATGTAGATTTTAAAAAAGAAAATCAGGAAAAATTGTTTAATAAAACTCTTGCATGTTTGAATAAAAATATAAAGATTCTCCATATATCTGATGAAAAATGGAGAGATAAAAAGGAAATTGTTGAATCCATTATATCAAATTCGCTTGGAAAATCAGAAAAGATAATGGGAAGAAAATGTGAAGTAAGAGAAATATCCAAGAAAGATCATGATGAATTTTGTCAGGAAAATCATATTAACGGAACAGCATCTTCTTCTGTCAGATATGGATTATTCTATGAAGATATTTTAGTACAAGTAATGTCATTTTCTCGTCCAAGATTTAATAAGAATTATGATTGGGAATTGGTAAGATTATGTACTTTAAAATTTAAAAATATTGTTGGTGGTGCTTCCAAATTATTTTCTCAATTTAAAAAGACTTTAAAAATAGAAGAAAAAGTGATATGTTATTCCGACAGACAATACGGAGAAGGTGAGGTTTTTGAAAGGATGGGGTTAAAATTTAAGGGTTCTACAAAAATAGGTTATAGATATACAGATGGTAATATTTCCTACAATAGAATGGAATTTCAGAAACATAAATTACAAAATCTAAAATTATATGATGAAACCCTATCTGAAAGAGAAAATATGTTGAATAATGGTTATAGGTTATTTTTTGACTGTGGAAATAACATATGGAGTTATGAAAATGTCTAGAAAAATCGAATGTCCAATTACTAAAGAAGAATTAGAAAATCTTTATAATGTCGAAAAGAAATCGCCTACTCAGATTTCTACACAATTCTCTGTTTCTCGACCTACCTTTCTTAGGTGGATGAGGAATTTTAATATTCCTCTAAGAGATCATGAGGAAGCATCTAAAATTGTCGGAGAAAATCAAATTGGAAAGAAAAGAAATAATAAATTAGAAGCTCATGAAAAATTGAATGACTATGAATGGTTATATGATATAAGAGTTAATCAAAAAAAATCTCAGTGGGATATAGGAGAGATTTTAGGTTGTTCTGAAGTTTTAGTAAAACAATATTTAATTAAACACCAAATAGAAAATTTTCGTGTTGGTATGTATTCTAGAGAAATTCTAACAAAAGAAGTAATAGAAAATGCCTACAATTCTGGTTTAACTATGCGTCAATTAGCAGATAAATTTGATGTTTCTTTAGGTGTTATTTCTACTTTATTTTCAGAATATGATATTATCGCCAAAAATCCTAATGATTATGATAAACCTCATGTAAAAGTTTCTAAATCCCAAAAAGAAATATATGATTTTATTAAATCATTTTATAATAATGAAATTAAAATTAATGATAGAACAACAATAATTAATGAAAAAAACAAAGAGCTAGATATTTATATGCCAGATAAAAAAATAGCCATTGAATATAATGGTCTTATTTTTCATCACGAAGAAGCAAAAGGAAAAGATAAATGGTATCATTTTAATAAAACTAATGCTTGTGAAAATGATGGAATTTTTCTTTTTCATGTATGGAGTGATATATGGGCAGAAAAACCAGAAATTATTAAAAGTATGATAAAAAATAAATTAGGATTCATTGATAGAAAAATATTTGCAAGAAAAACTATAATACAAGAAGTTCCTAAATATTTAAGAAAAAAATTTTTTGAAGATAATCATATACAAGGAGAAGATAATGCTTCTATTTCATATGGATTATATTCTGAAAACGAATTAGTTGCTTGTATGTCATTTTCAATATCAAGATTTAATAAAAATTATGATTGGGAATTAATTAGATATGCAAATAAACTAAATACTATAGTTTTAGGAGGATTTTCTAAACTTCTTAAACATTTTAAAAAAAATAATAAAGGCTCTATAATATCTTATTCTGATAGATCATATGCTTCTGGTAAGGTATATTCTTTACATGGATTTATATCAGTTGGAGAACCTTCACCTGATTATATGTATTTAGATAAAAATTTAAAAAGAATGTCCAAAAGAGGATTCAGAAAAGATATAATCCAATCACAATTTGGTTTAGATATGACTAATATGACAGAAAGTGAAGCAATGAAATTATTAGGATATAAAAGAGTATGGGATGCCGGAAAAATAACATGGGTATTGATATAAAAAAAGAGCCAATTAAGGCTCTTTTTTTTATTCTTATTTTACATAAGAAAATAGCATTTACATTAAATTTTTAATTTGCAGCCGATTAAAAAATAGATTGGAATCCTGGATAAGAGCACCTTGTCCAACAGTAAGTCCCTGAGCAAAAGGATTAGCAACCATGCCATAACGAGTCTTAAAGGCGATCTTAGGTTGGAGTGTATTTGGATCAATAGCTTTTAATAATTGTAGAGGAACATATGGACAGTAAAATAAACCAGCATCGAAGGCATTTTGACCTTTATATCCAATAGTCATATAATCACCAGTTGAATATGGATCAATATATACTTTATATCTTCCATTAAGAACACCAGCAAAAGTATTACCAGTATCATCAACTTCTAACTGATTTCCATCTAACTTAGGAGTAAACTGTAGAACACCAGCAGCCTGTAGTGCAGAAGCAACGTTAGAAGAACAAATTAAGAAGTTACCTTTACCACGTCGGGTATTCTTGGCAATTGCATTAGCTTCAAGATCAAGACGGAACATGAGACCTTTAAATTTCTCAATCATCCATCTACCATCCGAATCAAGATCAAGATCAAATACACCAACAGAAGTAGTACCAAACTGAGCACCAACAGAAGCAGTAACGTTAATAGTACGAACAACTTCACGATTAATTTCAGCAAGTAATTCAGCAGAAAGGAAATCCGAAAGAAGTGATTCAGCATCAAGACCATGAACAGCACGTAAATCCTGTGCAAGTTCGATAGAATATTCTGCTTTTAATCCTCTTTCCTTGGCATTAACATTGGTTTTTTCAATGGAGATAGCAATTTCAGGGAATACAGAGTTACCAAATCCAAGACCTTCCGCTACGGCAGTTGACATACCACCAGCGTAGTTATATGTTGAGTTACCAGCGTTATTGGAAATACCAGGAAGACCAGAAAGATTACCATTGGCACCACCAGGAACAGTAGTATTGGCATAACCAGCAGCATTGGCAGAAATGTTTGCACCTGGGAATGAAGACCATCCTGTGTTGACTTCGTTATAGAAGTTTTCAGTACCAGTCTGTGAACCATAACGTGAACGAAGTGCAAAGATTAATCCAGTAGGACCAGTCATAGGCTGTACCCCACAAATATCATATGCAATAAGATTAGGCATTGTTCGTCTAATTAGGGAAATAAGAATAGGATCAAATGTATCAATATTACCCGTTCCTGATACAGAAGAAGAAGTACCCATTACGTTTGTTGGAAATTCTTCGGCTAAGAGACCAAATCCCATACCCATTGCACGAGCTTCCCTCTGTGCATTTCGAGTATTTTCTAAAAGACGTGCAGTAACAGTTTTTCTATAATTAGATTTAATAGAAGGTAAAGAATCAACTTCTAGAACTTCTTTCCATTTTTCTGTAAGCATTTCAGAAGGTGAATTTTTAAAATTACTCATATATTGTTTTTTCTCCCTAATTTTTATATTCTATTTTTATTTATTATTTTGAATTTTTTACGAATTAAAATGGATTATCAGAAAATTTCTTATTTTTTCTGATAGCATTTACATAGGATGACATAGCAGGATCAGAAGAAGTTAATGAATTATTACTTTCTTCTGAAAAAGATTCTGAAATAATATTAGAATCTTTATTCTTATTTAAAAATCCTTCTTTAATTATAAGAATTTTTTTCTTGTATTCTTCTTCATTATCAAAATCTACACCTTCGATTAAAGTTTTAAATTTTTCTTTCTGTGGAAGAGTTAATGAAGAAGAATTTTCTAAAATAATAATTTCTTTTCTTAAATTATTAATTTCTTTTTTAGATTCAATTAATTTATTTTCTGATACATTTAAATTATTTTCTACTTCTGTAAAATTAGAAACAAGATTTTCATAGACATCAACTCTTTCCTCTGGAATTTCAATATAATGTTCATTAAATAAATTCTTAAGACCAGAAATAAATTCTTCTGTTAATTCAGTTTTTAAAGTAGATTCAATAGCAACTTGATTTTCTTTAATCCATTCTTCTGTTACATGATTAAAATAAGAATCTATATTTTCAATTAATTCTGAAGTAAGTGATTCAATATTTTCTAGTAATTTTTTATCATAAATTTCTTGAATTTTAAGAACTTCTTCTGTAAGACGAAGTGCAATCGAAGTCTCAAAAAGAGTAGAAATTTTTAATTTTGCATCTTCTGTTAATTCAGTTTCTCCAAAAATATTATCCATTTCTTCTTTTTGAAGTTTAACTGACTCTGTATATAAAGGTGATTTTTCTTGTGCTCCCGATGGTTTCATTTGTATAGAAGAACGATTTTTATCGGTATCATTTGCAGTACCGGCTCTTTCGGCTTCTCCCCCAATTTGTTTTAAAACTTTGTCTTGTAATCCTGCTAGTGTAGTTACGTCCATATCGGCTAAATTACCAACAATAGCACGAATCCAATCTAATTTAGTCTTTGGATTTCCATCGACCTCATCTGTAGCATCTGCTGTTTTATGTGTTTGAATTGATTTTTGTGCAGGTGTTTCATCTTCTTCAATTTCTGTTTCTTCTACATCATAATCATCCGAATCTAAAAGAGAATTTAATTCATCATTACTTAATTTTTCTTCCTTTTTATCTTCCCAAAGAATAGAAATATTATTTTCATCAATATTGGAAATAATTCCATTAATATTCTTTTCTTTATTAGTAATTATATAAACAGTATTTTTCATTAAATTCTCCGTTTTTTATATTTATTATTTAAGTATTAAATGCCAATAACATTGTAATAAACAGTTACGTTGGCAGTTGAGTTAGTTGTTAGTGTAATCTTGGTTGTGTTAGCAGCAGTAACAGCAACAGTTTCTCCCGCAGCATTAGATGTAGTTGTTACTGAAAAAACATTGGATACATAAGGATAACCGAGAGTAACCATGGTTCCGGTTGAATTGGCGTTGGCAGAACCATAATTGAGTGTAATTCCGTTAGTCAAAGTAGCAAATCCAGAAAGAGAATTGCTAGTATTGGCAGAACCAACAGCAAGAACAGTATTTGAACCAATAACCTGAATAATTCCATTAGTACCGGCAGTATTTCCTTCAAGTATTAAAAAACTTGCTGCTAAATCTATATTAGGCATTTTAAATCTCCTTTTTGTTTAAGTATTTGATATATAATCAAAATTTAGAATTAATTTTTTAGTACCCCCAGGATTGCCAAAAACATAGAACATTTGCTGTAGTGTTGGATGTAATTACAAGTGTAGTTGTATTAGATGTTGTAATTCCAACGCTTGAAGCTACAGTATTTGAATCGGCTCCAACTGAATATAATGCTGTTGTGTATGGGTGAGCTAGAGTAATTGTGGTTCCTGTTGAATTGGCGTTGCATGAACCCATATTCTGTACTATACCTTGAGGTAAAGTAATATATAAATTAAGTGAATTAGATGTATTGGCAACACCCAATGATAATATAGTATTTGATCCTACAACTTGGATAACACCATTAGTTCCTGATGTATTACCTTGTAAAATTAAAAAATTTGCGGCGTTATCTATATTTGGCATTTATTTCCCCTTTTTTTAAATTCTATATATTTATTATTTTTTGTTTTTTATAAGAGACCGAAGAAAGTGTTCAAACATTATTGTTTTCTTTTCAGAAATTTCTTTTAATGACATTTTTTTCATTTTTTTCTTGATTTCTTCTGTTTTTTCTGCTAACCATGATCCCGAAGATTCATCAAAAAAATATTCTACATTTTCCATGATGCCTTGAACAAATGCTCCATGTGCGGAAGGATCAGAGACAACATCGGCGGCAGTAATTAATTTATAATCTGGTTGAACTTCCATGAAACCTTCACATTGTTTTAAAGAACCAAGCCCACGAGAAGAAACACCAAGATTTCCTCCACTTTCTAATAACCCTTTAAGAATATTTCCATTAGGAGTATTGGTAATTATGGCCTTTCCGTACCAATTAGAACCATCCTTGTGCATTTCCGTAATTCTATGAGAAACATGAGTTAAACTTATTGTTGGTCTTGTCTCCGGATGATCACACTCCCCAAAGGCATTATTATTATTAACTTTTTCAGAAATATATTTTTTAACTGTAGGATCATGATATTCAGAAGAATATTTACGATTATTTTTATTGGGAGTATCAAATTCTAAAAATAAACCCGAAATATAATGTTTTTTAGAATTTCCTTCTCCCTCTGTTAGAAATTCTACTTTTTCTTGAAGTTCCGATAAAAGTTTCATTTTATTTCCTTTTTTAGAAATTATTTATTTTTGTTCTATAATTTAAAAGACCGGCTTTATATAATAAAAAAATTTCGTGGGGAGAAAGATCGCGATTATAAAATCTTACTTCTTCTATTTGACCACTAAAATACCAAGGATATGCATTTGAAGCATTTGACCAACCTGATGTTGAATATCCTGCACCAATAAACCAATAAGTTTCAATATCAGCATTTCCTGAATAACTTCCTATTAATTGCCCATCTAAATATCCATATTGATACTGAGAAACTGTATTATAAGTAAGACAGGCAAAATGCCATTTGTTATCATTTACATTTTTTGATGTAGTTATAGCTCCTAATGCGGTATAAGCCCCCATATGTATATTATTATCTGTACCTATATAAATATCAATATCAAATGAACTACTAGAAGTAGGTGGAGACGTATCATCATTTCCAATAATACATCCATCACCACCATTAGATTTGAACCAGACTGTTTGACTTCTTGAAACATTAGGAAAAACAGGATTATTGACAAAACTTATATAATTTGAAGAACCGTTAAAATTTAAACAGGACATATTTTGTCCGGATGAAATACTAACAGTTCCATTAATAGTTCCTGTAAGTTTATTACCAGAAATATCATAAACTATAGAATTAGTTAAATTTATTGTATCAATAGTTAAAGGCCAATATCCAACTAATCCATTAGGAACAATTAATTTATTTGGATTTAATGTATATTTTTGATTTAACGAAGATTGAAACATTTATCTTATTGATCTATTATAAGTTCTATATTTTATAACATTTGAAGAGGAAGCTAAAGTTGCACCAGCTACGTTATAAAGAACAAGTATAAATGATCCTGGTGGAAGTAGAATATTTGTAAATGATCCTGTTTGAGCTTGTGTAACAGACGGAATAAGAGATATTTGTCCTACATAATAAATTGGTAAAGGTGGACCAGCAGCAGCCGAGGCAAATCTACCATCTCCATATGTTGTACCATCTTGGTTTAATGGATAAAGATATAATCCAAGATAAGGAGCACCAGCAATAGTTGTTATTGATCCCATGGAAATTGAAATATCCATATAAGTATCCAAAGCACTACCATTGGTAATAACAACACTTGACTGAATTGCATAATTATTAGCAATAGAATTTATTTCAGTTGAAAATGCTGATCCCCAAGTTAAACCTTGACCAGAACCAGCTATCCATTTTTCTACACCAGATGTTCCAAAATTGAATGATCCAATTGTATTGGCTCCCGTAGGAAGACCAGTACCAATGGTAATAGTACCAGAAGTAATAGAAACGTTACCTATAGAATTAGTTCCTGTTGAAAGTCCACCAAGAGAAAGTGAACCAGAAATAGGAATAGGATTTGTATTTGTAACATAAGAACCATTGGAAAATAAAAGTGCAGAATTAACTACACCAGAAGTAATAACTAAAGAAGGAAGTGCTGTTACAGAAACATTACCCACAAAATTAGTTCCTGGTGCAAGAGTTGAATAAGTATATGCACCAACAGTAGTATTTCCCTTTAGTCTATCAAATGTAGAACCATTCCATAAGGCAACTCCTTCGGCAGGAATATTATTTGCTCCCATTCCATCAGAAGTTGCGACTCTACCAATAAAATATTTACCAGAAACAGGATCAAAAATAGCTTCTTCTTCAATTCCTACTCCAAATGGTAAAAATCCATTTAATTGTGCTCCAAGAGCGTTAAATGAATCATAGGAAAGAAATGTATAACCACCAGAAACAGTTTGAACTATATTTGATGATAATGGAACAGTTGTGGAACCAGGAATATATGATAAATCTATGTTAACAGCTTCATAAGTTTGTGTTCCAATAAGAGCATTATTAGATAAAAGAACTTTCATTCCAGGTTGAAGAGTATTTGCAGAGGCTATAACAATAGAATTAGAACCTACAGTACCACCAGAAGAAATTGCTACTTGTGTAAATCCTTTGGCATTAATTGATCTTTCTCTATCATAGTTGCCACCAGAAGGATCACCACCATTATATTCATAACCAGCAGCAACAGAAGTGCCAGCACCAGAAGCACCATCATTTTCACCAGCCGCATCTCTACCTTGATTATAGGTAAATCCTGTAATTAAAGTATTTGCAGGATGTACATAGGTAAATGTGGCAGTAAATTGTGTTGTATTAGCAGAACTAACAATTACAGTTTCTTGATTAGCTGTATTATAGCCTATAATTAAAACAGAACCACTTTGAATTTTCCATGGAACATTACCAACATTTCCAGAAAGAGCAACAGCATAAACAGAATTAGAACCAGTAGAAATACCAGTAGAATTATTAGAAAATGTTTTAAATTGCATTGCAGAAGTAGCAATACCAGTAGAAATACCAGTAGCAGGAATATTATCCAGACCAGTTCCTCTTTGACGATCAATATTGCCAATAGGATTTAATAATTGTGCAACTCCACCAGTATTAAGACCATAGGCTGTTCCTAAAGTTTGATTATCTGCATTATGAAAAGCTGCTACTAAAACTCTATTATTTGAACCACCAGAACCATCCTGTATCATAAATCCACCGATATTATTATTTCCTGATAAGATACTTACCGAACCAATATTAATTGTTGGTTCTACAGATAAAGAAACTGGAACAGGATTTGTATTTGTAACATAAGAACCATTGGAAAATAAAAGTGCAGAATTAACTACACCAGAACTTAGAGTTACAGCACCAATTGTATTTGATCCTGTGGGTAATCCAGAAGAAATAGGTAAACCTACAGCAATAAGATTATCAATAGTAGAAACATTACCTGTACCTACAGAGGGAACTCCATTTACCAAAGATACTTGCGTTATATTAGTCATTTATATTTCCTTATTTTATAAAAGAGTATTTATTATTGTACATAAAAAATGGGTACATCTAATTGTTTTCAAACCCCACTAAAACACCAAGTAATGTAGAATTAGAAGCCTGTATAGTTGTATTGGAAGATTTTTTAACAATTATTTCAGAAGAAGGCATAAGTGTAAGATTTGCCGTAGGATTTGAATTAACAGTAACAACAGCAGCAGTAGTACCAGTATTAATAATTCTTATAGAATTCCATCCTGCTATTGTATTAGATGTTTCATTGGAAAATGTATTTGCCGTAATAAATGATTGTTCCTGACCTATTATTTTAATTAATGATGCCATTTTTCTTCCTTTATTCTGTCATAACTGCAACTTGTGCGGTATTAGATGATGCGTAAATTTGTATTCTTCCTTTAAAGGTACTCGAAAACCAAGAACCACCTTGTGAACCTATTCCACTTCCTCCTGCTAATGTAAATACAGAAGAATTATTTAGAGTAGTATTATTAGCTGAAGTTCCGTCATCCCTTATAATTACTATTTGTGAACCAGAATTATTTTCAATATCAATATTATTTCTTGAAGTATTAGCAGAAACAGAAGTTATAAAAACATAATTAGAATATGGTCCTGAATTTGAAAAGTTTTGATATGTATTTGGTAATGTTGGTTTATTGCTCGAATAATCTAGACCAGTTGTTCCATTTTGAAATGAAGTTACTGATCCAATATTATTAGAACCCGCAGGTAAACCAAATATTATATTTTTTACACTATAAAACATTAAATTCCACTATCCTTTTTCTATTTTAACTTTATTTAAACTAGGATGTGTTTTCTTAAAATTTTTGTAGGCTTCCTTATTATTTTTATCCCAAGTGGAAGTAGCGGCCCATTTTCCATCTATAAAAATATGTCTCTTTTTCTCGGATTCATTAATATTTGATTCTCTCATATTATGTTTATTTACAAAATCTGTATAACTACGATCTTTATCTACAATATGACTTCCATCCGCTGTCATTTTTTTACGTTTTGGTTTAGTTCCAAGAAAATCTCCGGCATATTTCAATTTGTTTCCAGGTAACATTCTACATGCACCACCTTTTTTTGAAAAATGTTCTTCTCTGGCATTTTTTGCTTCTGTGTCTGTATCATATTGAAGATATTTCCAATTTTCCTTTAATTCTTCTGATTCATATGCGGTAATAGATTGATCTTCATCATTACCAAAATGATTTTCTTTTCTTGGGAAAGTTTTTACTATAGTTCCATTGAATAATTCATCATTACCTTGTTGACGAAAATTTTTAAGAATATCAAATTGTATGTGTTTATCATAAAATTTTTTTTCACCAGGAGCATGGGGAACAGTTTTTATTAAATCTTGGGTTATTTTAGCTTCTAATAATTCTCTAAATGTTTTCATGTTATCCTCTTATAAATCATTAGAAGTATCAATAGCTGTATTTCCTACATCACCGACTTTTTTAATTTTAGGAGGATTCATATTTTTTTTATTTTTAATAACATTTGGATCATTTAAATTTAAAGAATCCGAATCTTCTTTTATATTGAAAACGTTCTTATGAAGATTATTTTTAATATCTTCAATATAAAGATTAGCCTTTTCTTTTAATAAAGATTCAAATAAAGATTTAAATTTGACAGGTTGTTTGGTTATGATAGAATCAAGAAGAGGAATATAAGATTCAAAATAAGGAGGCATTTTTTTATCTTTTTTATTAGTAGGCAAAGTTCCATGAAAAGTACCGACATAAGCTAATTTATTACCGACTAAATGCCTACATGGATTACCAGAGTTAGTTTTAAAATGTTCTTCTCTTGCATTTTTTGCTTCTTCTCTTGAATCATATTGAAGAAATTTCCACTTCATAGCTTCCTCTAAATTTTCGGAATTAGGAATATAAGATTCTTTTGATAATTTAGGCATATAATTTTTTTTATCCTTATTTTTTGACGCTATTTCTTTAAAATCTTTAGGAGAATCTTTAGAAATTTTTCTTCCCATTGTTTTATTATCATATTCAGAATGTTCATTAGAATCATTATTTTTAAAAAATTCTTTTCCAATTTTTTTCATAAGCAAATTTTTTCTTGATTTATTAGCTTTATTAGCTTCCTTTAACATATAAATTCTCCTATATAAATTCTATATATTTATTATTTTTTATTTTTGGATATAATAACAGCAGCAGAACGTAATTTATTTTCTTCTTCAGGAGTTTTATCCTTGATATCGTGAAGGGCTCTAATGATATGTTTGGCGTTATCAACTTTAACAGAAGTATCATATTCTTTTCTATTTGGAGGATTGGAAGAAGATTCTTGTTCTTGATCTAATTCTTGTTGTGGATCAACTCCGCCATTCATTATTGCCATTTGTTGCTGTTGCATCATTTGATATAATGGATCAGCCATTTCTTGTGAAATTTCAGCAGTCATTCTTTCAATATCTTCATCGGTTTGCATAAGAATATTTCTTCTTATCCATTTATGTGAATAATAACCACCAACATAGGGTTGAATAAGTGCAAGTGTTTGTAATCTATTGGCAAGAATTTCTGCATCTTTTAATTCGGAAAAATGATTATCTCTAGAATATTCATATTTTATTTCTTTTTTAATTTCATCCCATTCTTCAATCGTCATATAACCTTTAAGTACAACTTGTTTTTCTAAACATCTTGTAAAAAGTAAAGAAAATTGATGACGTAATCTATTAATAAACTTATCAAATTTGATTTCATCACGAGATATTTCTTGTGTTCTTCCCAACATAAAAGGAGCATCAGGATTAATTCTTGCAACAGGAACATTTAAAGAATTATAAAGTTGTTTTTGAAAATAAAGAATATCTTCTATTTCACCTAGAGTTTTTCCACCAGGAAGATTTGTTACTTGTGTTCCACTTCCATCCGCTCTACGTGGAAGCCAGTAGTCCTCAAGCATGGTCATGAACTTCCTATCATCTTTTATTGAGTTAAATGTATAAATACTATTTAACGCGAAGGTATGATATTTGTGGTATTCTTCTTTTCCATCAATAGTCAATGTTCCTACCTGAATTTCTTTATCTAGGTATTCAATTGATGTAATTTTGTGGTTCCTTAGTTCTTCGGCATGATAACCATGTGAACCAAAAACACCTTTAATATTACTTCTATTGATATTTTTTTCTCGACAATATTCAGTAAGATTTTCAGAATATTCTTCGTTTCCTTCTGGTGTGGTTATTTTCCAGTTTTTATGAAAATTAACTTTTCCTAAACTAGATTTAGATAATTTTTCCTTCCATTCTTTGCTTCCTCTTTCAGAAATATTTTTATCTCTTCTATATCGAGAATGTCTTCCACGAACAGCAGAAATTGATGTTTCTAAATCAGTCGCCGCTTCTTCATATGTATTATATTTTCCCAATATTTTATTAAAAGAAAATCTATAGGATTTCCAATTATCAAATCCTTCTTCTTCAACTAATCTTAATATATCTTTATATGTAAATTCAAGATTAGAAACATTTCTAAGTCTTGTTAATTTACCTTTATTTAAAGAACACCATTCTTTTTTATTAATATTTTCATTGACAAATTCACATACCGCTTCCATGGATAAATCTTGTTTTGCAGATTCTTCTAGAAATGAATAAATTTCATCTGTATATTCAATAGTCTGAGAATTAGATAATTCTTTTTTATTTTTTTCTCCATCTGGTCCATTCCATTTTTTATCATTTAATTCATTAACTAAATTTGCATGATAAAGAATATGATCTCGATTATTCATTTTGATTAAATTAGAAGGAGAATTATTAAATCTATTTAAATCTTTATGATGAATAGTATTTTTTAATTTATTTTCATAATCCTCGTAATAAGTCCATACGTTTTCTATATTTTTTTCATCTTTCCAGTTAGAAACTTCTCTATGTGTAAATTCCCATTCTTTAGTATCATTCTTATAAAATTCTTCATATTCATTGGAATTTATACCAATTTGTTTATTTCTTCTATATAAAGGTATCATCGATTCTCCTACTTCTAATTGGTAGGCTCTTTTAAGACCATTCCAAGTAGGAAATCTATGATCAGGTGTACAAACAAATGATTCATTATTATCCAGAGTAATTTTCATGACTTTAGCTGATTCTTGTGTCACTCCGGCCCATGTAATTAATCCTGGTTCCATTTTGCCAGTTTCAGGATTACAAGAATAGGCCCATAATTCCTTATCTTTATATTCATGGGAAATTTCTTCAATAGTCAAAGTTCTACCATCAAGTAGAGGAATCTTAGTATCCATGGCAAAACAACCAGAATCAGCATCATAAATTAATCTATTTTTTTGGGAAATCATAATATCATGAACATATTGTTCTGCTTTAGCTTTGGGTAATTCACCAACATCTACATACCAAACTCTTCTTTCAGGAGCCCTTGCAAGACGATAAATTATCAAAGAATCTTCAATAGTTCTTAATTGATTAAGAATTTTAATACAATTATGAACAACCATATCATTGGCTACAAAGTTATGTAGAGAATTTTCAACTTCAATATCATATACAAATTTTTTAGTTTTTAGATTTTGTATAAAGGAAATGTCTTTAAATTCACCAACATTTAAATTATTAATAAAACAAATTTGATAGTTTTCTTTTATAATATCCTTTATTTCAATATAAGATATTTCTCCTGTTTCTTTATTTTTTACAAGAATAGGGTGATCTTCTGTACAAAATAATTCAGAAAATTTAGTTCTTATTTTATATAATGATTTTTCTCCATTATTCCATTTATTAGTAATTTTTGTTTCTTCTAGACTATCATTCTCATAATTATAAGAATAAACTTTATCTCCAACTTTTAAATCTCTTAGTAATTTCCAACCTAATGGAGTAGGTGTTTTAATTCTGGTATCTCCGGGAAGACATTTATGAAGATATCCCAAACCCATAGTTCCATTGACATCGGTTAAACCAGATGGTACATGAACGATAGAATCCTTGGCTATTCTTATTCCAGCAGCCTGCGAACCTTGTAAAGAAGGAGATGTTTTATTGGTTCCTCCAAATCCTTTTTCATTATATAAATAATATTCATTTTTTACAGTAGATATTTCTGCAATATTATTTGTATTTTTTACAGAAGTTTCTAATTTCTTTTTTTCAACTTCTTTAATTTCTCTAATTTTTCTTGGATCGATATATCTTAATTCTTTAATACCTTCCATGGGATTATTATTATCGATTACAACATCATAATATAATCTTCCGTCAACATACCATCTTTTGAAAATATCATAAGAATGAAATTTAAAATCTAATAATTTTAAAATTTCTTCAAATTCTTGTGAAATAATTTCTTTTGAATTATCCTCAAGAGGTAAATCATCTAAATCAATTTTAACAATATAATCTTCATCTGTACAAATAGTTTCATTAATAATTTCATCAACTGCATTTTCAACTTCAGGTTGAACTAACATATCTCTATATTTTGTTATTAATTCTGCTTCTGTTTTAATAACTCCTGATAAATCTACATATGTTCCAAAAGAAGCCGAAGCCGATATAACTGCCGCTGTTTCTTCTGTATTCCTTTCCACGAAGGATAAAGCGGAATTTGATATAGGATTTTCATAAGTTGGTTTAATACGTTCAAAATTGAATCCAAAAAGTTTCAAAGATAATTCCTTTTATTATTTTTATTTTATTTATTGTTTCTCTTGACATTTTTACGAATTTTGATAAACTCAACATAAGAAATGATAAGATATTATGATATATGATTATGAATGTTTCTTAGAACAACAAGGAAAAGGAGTAATAGAATTGCAAAATAATAAACAAATTCATTATAATATATTAGATTTTTTTGAAAATATTGAAAAAAACTATGATGATTATAGTAAATATCAAAAAAATATAATTCTAAAAAGAATCTCACACTATAATATTATTTGGTGTTAAAATGCAAAAACTAAAAGTAAAAGACTATCTTCCTGAATATCCTAAAATTAAACCCTTTGAAAAATTCCTTTTTGATAAAGGAGTAAGAAAAAATTCACAGGGTTTATGGGAATGTTATCAATGTCGTGGCAGAGGAACTTTAATTTGCCCAGAAGAATTTTGTGATCCTATTGATGGATATAAAGATGCCAAAAGATATACTTGTGATACGTGTTTAGGTGCCAGATATGGTAAATATCGTACTTATTATTTAGAAGAATATAAACATTATAAATGTGAAATATATATTAAAAGACATTTGTGGAATTTAAATAAAAAAATAATTCAGGATATTATAAATAATAAAGAATATCCTTATCTTGCTAAGGAATTATTTTTAAAAAAAATTAAATAAATAGGAGTATAAAATGGAAAAAGAAGATTTTATCATAGAAAAATTCTATAATGTATTAGATTTGGCTTTTGTGGTTTCTGGTACAAATTATTCTGTTATTAAAAATATGGATAATATAGTAAAAAGAAATGAATTATTATATAAACTTGATAAACTAAAAAAAGAAATTATACTTTTAGAATCTCTTATTGTAGAAAATTATTGTTAATATAAAAAAGGAATAAAAAAATGAAAAATTCTTATGAGAATGTAGAAAATTATTCTGATTTTTTTTCAGATATTCAAGATTTTTTAAATGTAACACCTTATTATAATTTAGAAGATAAGCAAGATAAAGAAAAATTATTATATGATCTGGATATTCTTAAATTATCTCTTTTAAAATTAGAAAAAAGTGTTTTAGAAAGTCTAGTAGAATAAATTTTAATTTAGCTTAATTCGGAGATTTAATATAATTAAATTTTTAAATACATTATATGATTGGTTTTGGATAGGAGTATTCTTATTACTCCTACTTAATTTTTGGATTATAGTTTTTTATATAATTTAAACAGTTATAGTTCCACCTGTTGAAGTTGTGGTAGAATCTGTAAGAGTTGAAATATAATTTGTACCCGTAAGACCGGAAAATTTTGCTCCGGTAATAGTTGAAGGATAAAAATTATCAAAAGCAACTTCTACTTCAAATTCCGAGATTCTATCTGTACCATTCCAATCCAATACCATTTGACCAATAGTTTTAGGCCATCCATTTTCAATAGTATATTGTGCAATACTTGTTCCATCTTTGGAATATTGTGTGACAGTCCAAGCACATTTATATCCTTCTCCGGTAGTACCAACAGAACCATCTAAATTTTGTTGCATTACGTTTGTCTGAATATTATTAATAGCATTATTCCAAGTTTCAAAACCAATTCTTGTAATGTAATCTTCATCAAGCATGACAGTGATTCTCCAATCATTCCACACTCTATCACCAGCAGTTTTAACTTTTCTTCCGAAATAAGGAATCATAATTTCACCTACTTGAAAAGCAGGAATAGAAGCTGCTTTACAAGTAAAATTTAATTTTCTGGAAAAAGTATTATCAAAATTTATTGCTGTAGGTAATGTTAATTGGACATCAAATTTAGATGGTCTAGCCCCACCATAGGTTAATCCTAATTGTAAAAATTGATTAATATCAAATGTCATTTATAATTTCTCCCTATAAAATTCTTCTTTTTATTTATTATTTATAGGTTTTCTGAAATGCTAGATTTCCTGCATCGTAAATAAGAAGATAATCATTATTTTTCATATTTTCTTTTTCAGAAATATTTACATCAAAAATAGGTAATATTTTCTCTAATTTATGTTTTTGAAATTTTTGACGAGAATAAAGTTTATGATCTCCTTTTTTAATATAAAAATAATTAGGAGCCGACATATGAAGAAAATCAAATCCTAAAGTTTTATAAATTTTACCTTCTGAAAATCTAAGATCAGCATAGGAAATAATAGAAGAAGGTTTATATATTTTTTCAAAGTAAGAATAAAGACGGGAAGTTCCGCCTATAATATTATTATTAATTTTAGAAGCAATACGGGTAATTTCCCATTCAAAATTCTTATTAAAACGAGAAGCAGAAAAACAAATTACCTGTACTAAATTTTCTTGATATATTAATCCTATATTTACAGTAGAATTATAATATCCCTGAATATGATTTTCCTCCATAAATTTTCTTGCTTCTGAATTTAAAATTTCTTTTATTTCACATTTCCTTGCCATAATTTTATTTTCTGTTTTACCAAGATTATTTTTAATTATTGATTTAATAATATCATTCTTATTATACCATTCATTTTCAAAAATAGTAATTAATTTTATTTCTTGTTCCTGAAACCAAATAGTTTTATATTGATGATAATTTTTTTCTTTTTGTTCAGAAGAATGCCAATATTCCCCACAATATTCTATTCCAAAATTAAATTCAGGACAAAAACAATCAATTTCGAAACATTTATCCTTATATGTAAATTTTCGAGAAATACACTCAACACCCAAAGAATTAATAAAATCTTTAACTTCTAACTCTCCTTTGGATTTGTTATAAGAATGAGAAATTACAGGAATTTTGTTTCTTCTAAAAATTTTTCTTATTCTTGTATAAGGAAGATTTAATATTTCTGCTATTTTTACACAATCATAAATTTTATTTAATTCAATAACTTTTTCTTTCAATAAATCATATTCTTTTCGAAGATGTTTCCAATTATCTGATTCTTTTTTAATAGAAATATTATTTTCTTTTCCCCATCTTTTAATAACAGAAATAGAGACGTTATATTTTTTGCTTAATTGAAATCTTGTTAATGTTTTAGCATCTTCTATAAATTGATTTAGATCATCAGGTTTTTTAATTGTTCCTGAATATCTTTCGGTTTTAATATTATAATTTTTTAAATATATATCAATATGTTGCCAAGGTACATTAAAATATTCGGCAATTTTATTTTTATTAATTCCACCAATTTTTTCAATGATTTCTAACAATTCTTCTTTGGTAGGCATCCAAATTTCATCAAAAAGATGTGAATAAGAAATATTAGACCTATCACAGAATTCTTTAATTTTTCCTTTCGAATAAAGAAAACCATATTCATCATTAATCTTTTCTCGAACTTCTAAAAATGTTTTGGAAGAAGAAATAATTTTTTTAAGATTTTCCACGCCAATTTTATCTTCTCTATGAAGATTTTGTTTGGGATATTCAGGAAGACCAGCTTCTTTTAACCACCTTTTAATTGGGTTAAAATTATAATGTTTAACTAATCCATTAATAGAATTATGAAGATGGTATTGCTCCACAAAATCATCTGGTATTTTTCTATCTCGTATTTTAGTGTTCATATAAAAAACCTTTCTGTTAATTTTTTTATTATAACAGAAAGGATTAGAATGTCAAGTCTTATATCAAACCTTATTTGATTTTATCAGGATATTGAGCCCAATGATGTACTCTTAATTGTAAATTATAATAACGTTTACTAATTTCTTCTGGTTTAATTAAATTAATCCATTCTTGTTCTTTTAAAAATAAATCTTGTCTATTAGTGTAAATTTTTGAAATAACTCTTCTTTTAAAATCTTCTGGTCTTCTTTTTTTAGAATTTAACATCCAATCAGAAGAACAAATATAACCATCATCTTCTGTTCCCCAATGACTTCCAATATAATATCTTTTTTTCTTTTTATCAAACCAAATATATACAAAACCATAATCGTTTTTCATTTAAAAATTAACTCCTAGTTTATTATGACATATACTAGGAGTTAATTTTTTCATGCAAGAAATAAGTTGTATTTTCTACTTTTTTTATTCTTACAAAATATTTATTTTAAAAGTGTTGCAAAAATGCAACTAGTAAGCTGATGACTCAATCTCGGCAAATGAAACCGTATCGCTAACAGCCACGAAGTCTAAGCGAATAAAATCGATGACCCGACTAGGTTTTATGTATATTCCAGCAATAAATTGGTTATTATCAACAACTTGTGGAGTATTATTAGTAGCATCACAAATAACCACGAAATCGGTAATACCTCTTGCACCAACAATACCCTTAAGAAATGGATTAACCATATTTTTAAATTGATTCTGAGTAAATACGTCATTTATATCAAATAGAATTACTTTAGTAGCTTTAACAATAGCCTGTTCACAATAAATGAATAGATTTCTAACATTTATTCTATTGAAAGCTGTATTAACTTGGGTAAACATTCTATCACCATCAAGATAAGTTCCATAACCAGCCTCGGAAATAACAGGATTAATACCAAGAGGATATAAGTAATCTCTATCAGTTTCATTTGGATTATAGGCAAGTTTAGTCACATTATTAATTAAACCATTATTAATACCAGCATTGGAAAACCAAGGATAGGAAATACCATCTGTATAGGCTCTTGTTCCTGCAATACTTCCATTAAGAGGTATCCAACGATAAATGTTATTATATCTATCATACATACTAAAATAACCAGAATCAATGAATAGATAAGTAGAAGCATTTAAGAAAGAAGTCCATCCTGCTATTGATTGTTGTTCAAATCCAGAATTATTAACAACTGTTGCAATATCTGGTGAAGCAAAAACAATAGAATCATATTTTCTTGGTGCAACTACGTTTTGAACAAGCCAATTTGTTAATTGAAAGTTATTATATGAAGCTCCGTTATAAACACCAGTACCGCTTATGGCTTTACCTTGAATAATATAAGAAATAGGATAGGCTTTATTAGTAAATAATTGCCATCCATTTGCAAGAGTCTGTAATGGCGCAATTCCTTCTGCATCTCCATCCTGTCCAAGATTAAATTGAAGAGAAAGAGGATTTTGATTGGTAGAATTTACTAAATTAATAGAATTTGCCGAAGTAATTCCATTTCTATCATTAACACACCAAAGATATTGTGACTGTGTATTAAGAACAGTTTTATAATAATTAGTAGAACCATCCGCATTTATAGCATCTATTGCATATGAAAGATTATTCCAGATTTCAAGAATAGTTCCTGGTACACCCGAAAATGATCCTTGCTGATCAACCACAACTATACTTAATTGATCCACAAGAGAAGAATTAGAAGTAATTGCAAGAACAGATGCAGTTTCACCCGGACCCGTATTAACCTGATTATAAAATTCCCAATATCGTTTTACAGTATTTGCAGAATAATTATAGGCTAATCTTGAAGGATTATTAAAAGATAAATTAATAAGTGTAGCAGTAGAATTTGTAATAGCATTGGAAATAGCAGTAATTTTTAATGGAGTTGTATAAGAAGTTCCAAGAGAAGTATTTCCAATGAGAATATTATCTCCTACAGTAAAATCTTGAATAAGAGTAGAAGCAAAAGTATTTCCTACAGCAACATTAGAACCAGTTGTGGGGGTAATAACAATAGTACCCGTATTTGCTCCAATATTAACTGATAACATTCCGGTATAAGAATTACCTACACCATTTCCTGCAATAACTGTTCCTGAAAGAGAAACATTGGAAGAATATGCGTTAGGAGAATCACATTGTGCAATTCTTAGAGAATTTCCCATAGAACCAGCATATCTTGCAATATAAAGAACATTTGTATCTGTAAATTGTTGATTGGCAAACGTAAGTTGATTAAGAACCACGTTATTAAGAATATTAGCTACGTTACCAGTATTTGCAACAGCATTATAAGCCGCATTAGAAGTATTAGCAGTCGTATTAGCAGTTCTTGTCACCCAAAGAGCATTAGTATAACCCAAGAAATTTGCACCAGAAAACCAAGTTTCTGCATTAAGATTTGAAGGAGGACCAAATACATTTAATAATTGTGATTCCGAAGAAATAAGATATGGTTCAAAAAGTGGACCCCATTTAAAAATTCCACTAATTGCGCCCTGTGAAGATGATACACCAGAAACGAACTGCGAGAGATCCACTTCCGTAAAATAAATGCCGGGGGATAAATTAAACGTCATGGTTTGATATAACTCCTTCTAATAATTCTAATTGTTTTCTAAATTATTTATTATTATAGGATTTTTAGAATTATGGGAATTTTTCTTGACTCATTTTCATTTACGAAGTTAGATTACCAATATTAAAAAAAGAAAGGAAAAATAATAATTAAATGTATTGTACGTATTTAACAACTTATTCAGGAGATAAATTACCTAAGTGGTATCTTGGTTCTACTTCCATGGAAAAAATAAAAAATGGGTATCATGGAAGTGTAAAATCTATGAAATATAAAGATATTTGGAAATCTGAATTAAAAGAGCATCCTGAATTATTCAAAAGTGAAATAATCAAGGAATTCGAAACTCGTGAGGAAGCATTACAATCAGAATATGAATTACAAATCGGTTGTGATGTAGTAAAATCTGAAAACTATATTAATATGTCTTTGGCTGCACCTAATGGATTTTTTGGAAGAGAAATGTTTGGTAATACGAATCCTAATTTTGGAAAAATCGGTGGACTAAAAGGACAATTTGGTGAAAATCATCCTAAATATGGAAAAAAAGAATCCAAAGAAACCAGAAAAAAGAAATCAGAAGCACATATGGGACTTATGGTAGGGAAAAATCATCCTTTTTTTGGTAAACCAGCTTATAATAAAGATATTCCACATTCCCAAGAAACTAAAAATAAAATTTCTCAGGCTAATAAAGGAAAATTATCTGGTTCTAAAAATCCTTTATTTGGAAAAATTAGAATAACCAATGGGGTACATAATACCCAAGTAGATGAAGAAATGCTTGATTTTTATATTTCATTGGGTTATAGAAAAGGAATAACAATGAAAGAAAAGAAATTTAATCCTGAAAATTCTATAAAAGGGAGAATTCAGATTAATAATGAGATAGTAACAAAAATTATCAAAAAAGAAGAATTTGAAAATTATATTAATAATGGTTTTATAAAAGGAAGACTAAAATGAAAAATGGAAATTTAATAGTACAAGGTCAAGAAGCACAATATTTTCTTAATACTTGTGAGTTTACAAAAATAGAAGAATTTTTTCGTTGGGAAAATGATGCAAGATATGCTTATAATTCCAAAAAAACTAAAGAAGAATATCTACATTCTTTAGAAGATTTATTTGGAGAAAATTTTTCCAAAACTTTTTATCATCTAAAAAATATATTAGTTTTAAATTTTTCTATGAGAAATATTATTAGAGATATTAATTATCTTGAACAAAAAAGAAGAAAAATGGAAGATTTATATCTAAAAGATTATATTTCTAATGATGATATAGACATTTATTTTGAAGTTTTTAAGGAAAAAGGTGTTGACTTAGAAACTTGAATGTGAGATAAATAGGACGTTCAAGAGAGAACAAACTAAAATCTAGCAGATTAACCTAAATAAATATGAGGTTATCATGGTTTAATTTTTCCTAGATACTCATAAATGGCAAAAATATAAAATTATATATTGGAATAATAAACAAGTTTTTTACTGGTTTTTGAAAGGATAAAAATCAGGATATTAACCCAGGAGACTAAAATGTAGACCCTATCATGTGAGGATGAATTGTAACCCCTCGTTAAAAAAGATTTACTAAAGGCTGAACATCCTTTATATAACTGTTCTCTCTTAATGAAGCATGTGGAAAAAGGATAGTGTCTAGCTATCGCCCATCTGTCAGGGAATTTAAGAAGCCTAAAATAGAGGCTAACGTGACAGAATGCTTCCTTAAGAGATGCCAAGGTTCTGTGAAGAATTCTTTGGTCAATGGCGAAAGACTGACTAGCTCATTGACAAGTAGAATGTTCCTTAAAATGTCAGATAATAGGAACCATCTCTTATATAAAAACTTTCAAAAATTTCCTTAAGTAGGTGAAAGTTTTTATATTTTTTTTTATTTTTTATTTTTAATATCTGGGATTATATTCCGCATATTCCCAAACTACATTATCAAATATTTCTCTTCTACCAATTTCAACTTCTTCCACAAATTCTCTGAATGGAATATTCATATTATGAATTTCATAATATTCTTTATATTTTTTTGGTGGTCCTAAAATTCCATGAATAAATCCAAATGGTGTTAATTTATTATTAATGTCTTCTTCGTTATTTTCTCGAAAAGACATAATAGTATTAATTTCAGTAAATTCTTTAAAATAATTTTGATCCGTAAGCCATGCAAATAAAACCAAACCCATGACTAAATCATCATGTTTTCCATGTTCAGCTTCATAGGATAATTTTTTCTTGGAAAATGTTGTTAATTCATTGACTGTTTCTTGATCATATATTAAAATTTTATCTTGTTCTATGAGAAGTTTAAGAAAAGAACACCCAAGAGCTTTAACAAATTTAGTAGTTCTAATTCCTTTGTCTGCTTTTTTGCCTCCAAAAGTTATTCTTTTACCTTTTGTTGAAGATGTTTCTGTACAAAGAACATTTTCATAACCAAATTCCATCATTAACATATAACCAATTTGTTCTCCAATATCATTAATTTCTACTAATACATTGGCTGCATTATAAATAGTAGCTGTTTTATAAATTATTTCTGCATAATCAGCAGGAGATATCTCATTGTCTCTAAATGTACAAACTTGTTTATAAGGAAGTTCTGTACAATCAATAACAGAAAATGCAGAATAATCTGATCCTTTTCCTCTGGATACATCTGCAATAAGAAAATATTTATGTGGTGGTAAAACTTCTTTTACATTATCATTCATTCTTACCAATTCACCAATAGGTCTTTCATACATATTTAATTTTAAATTATCATCTTTTACTAATGGTTGTTTATACATAGTTATTAATTGTTTTAATTTATGACCAGATATTAAAGTAGAAGATGAACCAATGAAAGAACATTCGAATTCAACTGCAAATTTTTCTAGATCATTATTAATACCTTCAAGTGTTTGTTTTTTCCATTTTTCATCTCTACCAGGAACTCTATACCAAGGAACAAATATAGGATTAAACCCATTAGTTCCCGCCTGTGCTCCTTGCCAAAAATCGTAAAAATGGTTTAAGGAATTTGGTGTCTGATGTCCTACAATTCCGTTGTAAAGAACAGAATGGCACCAAGAATCATTTTCTATATCATTTAAAGAAAAATCATAGACATAATTTTCTGAATTTTCTATTTTTTTTATTTTTTCCCAACAGATTTTTTCATCTAATATAGAATCAAATTGTCTTAGATTTTCTATTTCTAAACATTTTTTTCTAGAAATATGAGGAATTCTTTTTAGATCAGATGTTTCTTTTATTTCAAAACCTTTATTTTTAAAATATTCTCTTCCCCAAGGAATAATATCCTTGGTAATATTTTTGGAAGGAGGTTTATTGAATATAAATCTATCTGATTTTCTTTTTAATCTAAATCCTATTTTTTCCGAGAATAATTTAATATCTTCATACGAACATATTTCTAATATCCAGACGTGAGAAGAAACTCTAACTTTTTTAGAAGGAACCGTAAAACGATTATATAATTGTGTTCTTATACCTAAATTTAAAAGTAACATTCTTATTTGTTTTATCATTTTTACTGAAGTAGATGTTAAGGTAATTCTTCCTTTTTGGGTAATACATCCATCTCCATCAAAATATCCAGATAGAAAATTACAAATATTATATTCGGATAATTCCATTATTTTAGAAGGTAAAGTTTTTTCCTTGGCCTTTTTGGAAGTATCAAATCCTAATGTTTCTAAAAATTCAGTAAAATATTTAGAAGAAATATTATAATGAACTTTATCATGTTTTGTAAAAGTTAATCCGATATTAGTAATTGATTCTGAAATATCATCACCACAAGTTATAATAGTTCTACCTCTTTTAGAATCTGTATATCCTTTTGCTAAATATAAACCTAGAAAATAAGATAGATTTTTATCAATTTTTTCTGGATATTGAAAATAATTTATATCTCTCCATATTTTTTTATTTTTATTTTTAAATTCTATTAAATCATTATTTCCCCATAAATTCATTCCATATTTTACAGAAATATAGTCTCCTTCTTCTAATTCTTCAGATTTAAACCAATCAAATATTCCATTTTTACAAGCCCATAATTTATGATTATAAGAACATTCAATTTCGGATGATTTACTTATTATGATTTTTGTTGGTGCTTTTCCAGAATTAACCATAATATTTCCATGATTAATTCCTGATTTTCCTTCTACCGAATAATTTTCAATTTCATAACCAATATTCGGATTTTCTGGTTTAGATTTATCAATAAAATCTCTTACCTGTTTTATACCTTTATCGGTAAAAATATAAGTATCATCTGCAACACAAGAAACCATGATAATTTTTGTTTCTACGCCAGCAGAAATTACAGGATAAACTGCCGAATAAAATTCATCAAAATTTTCAATGAAAGCTGCTTCGTCAAGTATAACACAATGTGCCGTAAATCCTCGCGCAGAGTTTTTCGAAGTAGAAGTTGCTATAATTCTAGAATTATTTTCTAATGTAAATGTACCTTTATTAAAGTCTTTGACTGCCAATTGAAGCCAAATAGGAAGATTTTGATAGGATAATTGTAATTTAGAAAGAATTTCTCTGGCAGTTTCCGCTTTGTTAGCCAAAATAGCAACAGTTTTATATTCATTAAAAAGAATATAATGTGTAATAAAAATACGAAATACCTCGGTTTTACCTGATTGTCTTGCACAACAAAACAAACTAAATCTATTTTCCTGCATGGATTTAAGCATTTCTATTTGATAATCACGTAATTTTATTAATTCAAAACCTTTTTCTACCACAATTTTAAAATAATGTTCTGCAAAATATACAACATCATCACGACATTTTACATATTCCGCAATAAGTTCTTTGGTCCAATTTAATTTGGCACCACTTTTCTTTAGACCTTCTTTACCTCTATAACTAAATAATGTATTCGTCAAACTATAGACATCCTATGATAATGAACCTTTAAATTTCCATATATTTTATGTTTTTCAGAATGTACATCAGTTCCTTCATGTTTTAACCTAGTTCCTCTAGGTAAAATAAATTCTCTTTCCTCTGGTTTATCGGAAATGTTTGCAACATAAGCCCCAGGATGATCTTTAGGAACATTAATACACATAACATGCCTAATATTACCTTTTTGTACTTCTGCAAATGATTTGCCCATTCCTAAACTTAATGAGGTAGAAAGATAAGAAGGATGATCGACAATTCCATTTTCATCTTTTAATTTATTTGGATCATGCCGAGTACCAGAATAAACAGTTAATGAATGAGGAGTTTTGTGCTTATTTAATGCAGAATCTAAATGATTAATTTTTGGTGTAAGAGGATGGTTAAAATTTTCTTTTTCGTCATCCGTTTCTTCTAAATTCTTATTTTTTTTCCATAAATGGTTATTAACCGCATAAGAATCAGTGGTATATTTATAAATATTATCTTTATGATTTTTATCATTAAATTTATAATGTCTAGATAAAGAAGAATGAAGAGGATCGGTTTCTTCATCTCCATTTTTTTCATTTAATTTTTTTTGAAATAATTCTTTAAATTTTATCATTTGTCTATTTGAATCGAAGTTCTAGAATGAGGGATTACTTCTACATGATGAAGTTTATATTTTCTTGTTTTTCCTGTTTTTCTTCCAGTATAATCATGTTCAGGAGCTTCTATCGTTTCGTGACCATGATATTTAAAATGTGTATTATTAGGTAAAAGCATTTCTCTTTCGGGAGTCCAAGAATTTAATTTAGGATGACTTACATATAATGCTTTACTTCCTTGTGGAATATGAAAAGCCATAATATCTTCACCTTTGGCAAAATGTGTAGCTCTAGCAGGATCAAGAGTAGTCGAAGAAAATCCTCTAGAATGAAAAGTATCTCCTGGTCTTAAACTATTCAAGGATCTGGAATGATTTGCATGTATTCCACGATAAGCATAAGTTGCGTTGGGCAATTCATGACCATTTACAGCATTATGTAAATGATTTGATATTTCATCAGTTTCTTCATCACCATTTCCATTTCTCATATGTCCATTTATTTCTTTATAACCTACCGGAGAAGGTTGAGTCCATCGTCCAATTGCATGTTTTTCTTCTCCTTTAATATGTGAAATATTTCCGGTTAAATTTCTTTGGGCATTTTCGTGTACCCAATCGTAATTTGGTAATGATTTAGATTTTAAATCTTTTTTAAATTGCGTAGGAGAAACTCCCTGAATATTGTTATCTTCGTTTTCTAAAATTAATCTAAGACTTTTCATTAATTGATCCTTCTATATTTTTTAAAGCTGCTGAAATTTGTGATGTAGTTAAAAATAAATTAAAATTATTATCGCCTTCTTTTTTCATTTTTTTATTATTTATTTTTTCCATTTGTATATGAGTTTCCATTAACTTATTGGAAGTATCCGATAAATCTTTAATCAATTTAGATAAAATTTCATAATGTTCTGGGGACTGAGAAACATTGGCAAGATAGGCTAATTCTTTAACTGCCGAAGAACCAATTTGTATGATATCAACAATATTACCTCTAGCTTTTTCAAAATCACTTTTGGCTATAATTTCTTCTTCGGGTATTTTTTCTACCTTAAAATTATTATCGAGAGAATCTATATTAAGATTTAATTCTAGAGTATTAGAAGTCATTGTAATTCCATTTCATGAAAATGTGTAAAATTGTTTTTATGTGTTTCTTGGGAATTTGTTTGAATGTATTTTAAATAAGATGAATGCGGTATAATAAATTCTTTTACTTTATTATCAATATTATATTCATCAGGTATAAAAATTCCAGGATTTCCTTTTCTTATATTTATTATAAAAATATTATTATGATAAATATTATCTATTTTATAGACATTCCTATTCTTATAATAAAATTCAACATAATTTTTAGAAATAGAAGTTGAAATGTAACAAGGAAAAAATATATTATTATCTATTTTATATAATTTTCTTGGATCATAGATAGATTTATGATAAACTTTCATATCTTTAGGCATCGAATATGAAAAAAGAATTTGATCTATATTATTTACTATGGCTTCAAATTCAAAAGAAACTTCTATTTCTTTATTATATTTTTTCCATAGATAATTATTAATAGGAAAAGAATTTTCTGTAAATGTTTTTATAATTCTTTCATATTTTTTTGGTATAATATAATTTTCTTTTAGAATATCTAAATTCATAGTCCCGCCAAATCTTTAAAGGGTTGAAGTGCTGCACTACCAATATTTTCTATTTGACTTAAATTATTTGTCAATTGTGTAAAAATTTGATTGGTAGATTGAGAAACAGCTTGAGTCGCCAACGCCTTTTTACCATTTGTAGGTGCTTTCAGCAAGGATTGATTCATAGAAAATTTTTTTAAAGCCTCTGTTATTAAAGGTTGATTTAATACAGAAGGAGGAAGATGATTATTAAGAGTATTTTCTATTTGGGAGGTAATTGTAGGAAGTAAAGTAGATAACATATTAAAAATGTTAGATTGAGTAGCACCTTGTCCCAGAGTAGCTTGTGTACCATTATCTTGTATTTGGGATAAAAATAAAGAAATAATATTTTCAAATTGTGTTACTGTTATTGAACCATTTTGAATTAAAGGTGTTAGAGTATTAATTAAAGGTTGTAGAGAAGAGTTAATAACTCCTTGAACAGTGGCAGAAACATTTATTTCTTGATTTAATAAGGATAAAGCAGTAGTAAGAGCTTGTGAGGCATTCGTAGATAGTGAAGAAAATGAATTCAATAAAGGTGTTATAGAAGATATAATAGATGAAAAACTACCTAATTGTGATGCAATAGAATTAAAGGCACTTCCCAATGCTTGTCCTAGAACTCCAACAGCACCAGAAGTTGAAGAAAATGTATTTAAATCTAGAATTTTTTGAAAATTAGGAATTGCATTAGGTAAAACAGCATTAAGATTTTGAGGATCAATTTTTTGTAGTTGAGAAAGAATATTTCCAACAGGATTTAGAACGGAAGACACTGTAGGTATAGAGGAAAATTTTGTTTTATCAATCGCATTTTTTGTAATATTTACTCCATCCGTATCATTTTGTTCTGGGGGAGTATAGTTATTATTATAGGAAATTTGAGTTTGATCATCAGTTTGTATATTTCTACTTGCTCTGGTAATATTTGCATTATTTGCAATTCTTATTCCTGGGGGAGTAGAATTAGTACCATCTTTTAATTGTTCTTTTCCACCAACAGTTTCAGTATTAGAAGCATCCCCGGCTTTGGCAATTGATCCTATATGTACAGGATATTGTTGATCATTATCTAAAAAAAATCCCATAACAGTAGAACCAACTATTAAACCTACCGGAGCTTTTCCAATTTTATTATGACCAGCAGAAGTAATATCTTGTAGAGGTTTAGACCAAGGCAAAGCAGAACTAGGAACATCACTTTCATTATCATGTAATTTATGAATTCTTACTCGGACTCTACCCTCCTGATCGGGGTCCATTACAGAATCAACTACTCCCCACCACATTCTATTTTCAAGACCAGCAAAACTTCTTTCAGTCATTTTTATCCCTTTTTATTATTTTAAATATTTATTTAGAAAATATGAGTTGACATTTGAAATTTTTTTAGTAGGGTAGTAGTGTACATAATATCAATTGGAGAAAAAAGATGATTTTATTATTTTATGGAGACAATTATTATCCTAGTGGTGGATTTGAGGATTTTAAAGGAAAATTTTATAATAAAAACGAAATGATAGAATATTTGAAAAGTAAGCCCCATAATTGGGATTGGTGTCATTATGTTTATATTGAAGAAGAATTCTTATGTCCAATTAATATAGATGATAAGTGGATAAAAGAAAATATACATAATAAGGAAAATAAAGATAAATAAAAAATGTTTAATATTTTTAATTTTAGAAAGAAAAAAATGAATTATATTGCCAGATTTTTAGTAGACGTGGATAATGAAAAATATCCACAATTATATGCAAAATTTATGTTTAGAAATATTCATATTAATTTTAAGGAAAATTTAAAGCCTCCTAATCAGGCTGAATTTGTTTTAGGTCCATTTGAAAGAAATATTATAGATAAATGGATGGAAATTTTTAGAAGTTCTGGTTGCAATTTCAAGATGTTTATAGCAGAATATGATCTTGTAAAAGATAAGAATTATTTTCTATGAAATATATTAAAAAATTTTTTTCATCCTATTGGAAATATAATGATTTATATTGTATAATCAAACAAAGAGAATATCATGAAACCAAAAAATGTAAAGAAATTATTATAAATAGGTAAATAACCCTCGTTCGTTTAAAAGTAGGATACGTGGCCTTCACCCACATGAAAACGGGGCAGTACCGTTACGAGGGACCAAATTTAAAATGAAAAAATTATGTCAGGATGTTCCAGAATGGTTATGGTAAGGTCTGCAAAACCTTTTTATATGGGTTCGAGTCCCATTCCTGACTCCAATTAAAAAAAAGGAAAACAAATGAAACTTATTGATGTGCTTCTTAATGTAGATAAATCAAAAGAAAATAAAGAAGACCTTAATCCAAAGCATTTTACACAACTTTTTCTCGAAACTTTTATTTTTGTTGTTAATCCTATTGAATTTAATAAATATATTCATGGTTATTGGTTACGTAAATAGTGGTCAAATAATGAATATGTAGGATTTATTTCATTATGGTATTATGATAAAATACTTGATATTCAAAAATTTATTGGTTATTATTACAAGGCTTCTAGTGAAAGTAATATAAAAATTAAATTTTATAATGAATATTGTATTGCTATGGTTAAAGCAGTTATTATTAATTTTAATACTCTTGAAAGTAAACAAGAATTAATTCTTAATTATGATATTCTTTCCCAAGAAATAGAAGGAAAAGATATAAAATTAAGATTACAAGGAAGTAAATTAGAATTAGAAAAAGGATTAGGATTTTAAATGAAAAAATTATTAATTACACTAGGTTTATTATTATCAATTAATTCTGTATCGGCAGCACCTTATACACAAGAAAATCCAGATTGTTCTAAATCAGAAACATTTATTTCTGATATCTCAAAAAAAGGATTTTTATCTATATTAAAATTTGAAGATAATATCAATAATGTAAGTTATATATTATTTAATAATTTTAAAACTTCTCAGGATATTCTCATTTCTATTAAAAATGATAAATCTAAAATTTGTATTGTATTTCTTAGTTATAATGAAACTACAGAATTTAATTTACCTCCATTAAGAGATTTTCTCGATAATTTAGTAAAGGATGCCAAATGAAATTTTTTTTATTTTTTCTTTTATTATTTTCTAATATTTCTTTTGCAGATGAAATAAAAAGTTCCGATGTTGTGGATAATATTTCTAATATTTCCGATGGAACAGTTAATATTCAAGTAGCAAGTATTGAGGAAAGAAAACCAGAAGATTATACACCTTTTGATATGCAATTTCAAGAATCAATGAAAAAATATAAAAAAACAAATTTATCTTTTCCTCATAAAATTCAACATTCTGTAGGTTCTGGATTTATTCTTTTTAAAAATGGTCTTATTTTAACTAATTCCCATATTATTAATAATGCATTTGATATTTTAGTTACATTTTCTGATGGTACAAAAGAAAATGCCGATGTAGTTGGAAATGATCAAAGAGAAGATATTGCGCTTCTTAAAGTTGAAAAAATTCCCCTCTCTTCAAGATATGTAAAAATTGGAGATTCTGATAATATAAAAGTTGGTGACGAAATTTGGACTTCTGGTTCCCCTCTTGGTTTGGAACAAACACTTACCCGTGGTATTATATCTCACCTTCACAGAAAACTTCAAGGGGCTGATTCTGTTTTTAATGATTATATTCAAATAGATGCACCTATGAATCATGGTAATTCTGGTGGTCCATTATTTAATTCTCATATGGAAGTCATAGGAATGAATTCTATGATTATCTCAACTACAGGAAATTCTATTGGTTTAGGTTTTGCTATTCCTTCTAAATATTTAAATTTTGTTTCCTATGAATTAGGATTATTTCATCATTTTCTTAATAGAAGAATTGGAATAAAAATAACCAATTTAAATGAAGATAATTCAATAATTTATAATATGGATAAATCAGGAGTTTTAGTTGTTGATGTTCTCAAAAATTATCCCGCATATGGAATTTTAGAAAAAAATGATATTATTTTATCTATTGACAATATTAATATGTTAGATACTTCTGATGTCATTAAGACGTTATATTTACATACACCAGAAGATATTATAAAAATTAAAATTCTACGTAATGGAAAAGAAATAGAAAAAGAACTAAAAATAATTATTGATTTATAAATTTTTCTCTTGACATTTTTTCTAAAAGGTGGTATAGAATACTTACCCTCTAAAAGGAGAATGAAAATGGAAGAGAGAATTACCATTAAAAATCAGGTTTGTCTTACCTATCAAGCCAATAGTTCTGTTCTTCCCTATCATTTTATAGGTTCAACTGAGGAAGATGCCAGAGCCCAACTTCAAGAATGGCTTAATAGACCCAGAGGGAAGGCCCCAGAAGCCGTTTTAGAAGAAGATGGGGAACAAAGTAAGGAAATTAGGGTTGGGGGGCGTGGAGCTTCCCTTGTGGGTAAGGTTTGGATGGGCAATAAAGAAACAAAGGAAAAAATTCGTGTTGATCCTTCTGAAGTCGGAAAATATCTTAATATGGGTTTTATAAAAGCTGGTCCTCGCACACAACTTTAATGCAAATAAAAGGGAGAGTAAAATCTCCCTTTTTTAATATTTTTTTTATGGAGATTAAATTATAATGCAACACGAATTAAAAAAATTTAAAATTACTGATATAAGACATGGAAAAGGAGAACATGGAGATACTATCTATGCAAAATTGAAAGAATATCATACAGGAGAAATTTATGCAATGGCTACTCTTTCTTATATTCTAAATATTGTAAAAAGAGAAGGTTATCTTTTAGTAGGAGATAACCATCATAAAGAAAAACTATCAATAGTAAATGATATGGAAGAAATAGAGAAGAAAAAGAAAAAACTCGAAGAACTTAAAAATCAAATAAAAGAATTAGATATGGAATTAAATTTTAATACCTAATTCTTTTTCTGTAAATATTTTAAATTTCCATCCTCTTTTATCACAGTAATCTTGTGCGGCTTTCCATTTAGCATCGTTTACTGCATATGTTAGAACTTCATTAATAAAGCCCTTGGTTATTCTTTTTCCCTTTATAGGTGGAGAAGTTTGAACCAAGGGCTTTATTTCTATTAATAATGTTTCTATAATGCCATTTTTATTTTTTAATTTACAAAAAATATCAACAAAATATCTATGTATTTTATTATCTTTTGGAGAAATATAGGGAATAATTATTTCTTCTGATGACCATTCAATAACGTTTGGATTTCTGTCTAATATAGAAAATGTTTTTAATTCCCAAGATGATCTGTAAAATATATTATTTACATCACCTTTATATTTTTCTGGTTTAGAAGGTTTAAATTGACCTTGTTTATACTTAGGCATTAGGAATATATGGCTGCTTTAACTCTTACTATTTGTGTATTTCCATTTTGTATTATTTGTGTATTAGATGTATTAGCCGTAAATTGTGTAAAAAGATATAAAACTCTTTCAGAAATATTTACAGAATTAGAAATCCAATTAATAGTATTATTTGAAGGAGAGGATAATGTTAAAGTATAATTAATAGAATTTGGAGTCGAAGTTACGATGGGAGATAAATTACAATTTAAAATTCCAATTTCTGTATTATTAAAATATAAATCATTCAGGTCTAGAGAAGTGACTACAGCATTAGCATTCCATGAATATGAATTAGAAAGAGAAACATTGGACGTGTAAGAAAAAGTATCTCCCGCATATAATTCTATCATTTAATTCTTACCTTTCTACCTTTATTATATTTATCTTTTTCATAATAAATATAATAAAAAAGAAAGAATTAAATGGCAGATTCAATAGTAGGAACTTTAGAAAATAATTTAAATAGTTTAGTAAAATCAGGTGTTTCTGGTGTTTCTAATTTTTTATCTACTGTAACACAAAGAACTAATTCACAATATAATACAGTACAGACAACAGTTTTTCCTGGTGATTTAATAGATGCAACTTCTTCTCGTGCATATTTTATGTCTTTTACATTTTATCAATATCAAAGACCATCTATTTTTCAGACTCCCTTTGCAAATCCACAGGGTACAATAATATTACCTCTCCCTTCTCAATTAATAGATGCACAGTCAATTAATTATAAGGAAGCAGATTTTCATTTAAATCCTGCCATTGGCGCGGCTCTTGATGCTCAGATACAAGTAAAAAACTCTGGGCAGAGTACAATTTCACAATTACAAAATGATTCTACGGCATTTTTAGAAGGATTGGCAACAGGTGGTGCTTCTAATCTTATAAATGCTCTAGGTCAAATTTTTGGAGTACAAAATGCAACCGCTCTTGCTTTACAAACCGAAGGCGTAGCGATAAATCCTTATGATACAATCTTATTTACTTCTCCTACTTTTAAAAGACATACATTTTCATGGATATTTACGGCTACCAATCAGACAGAATCAAATACTCTAAAATATATTATTAATAAATTTAGATATCATCAACTTCCTGATACAAATCAAGCAGCAGCCGGTACTTTATTACAATATCCTGATTTAGTCTTACCCGTTATTACCCCAGCCGGATATATGTATTCTTTTAAATATTGTGTTATAGAAAGTGCCGAAGTAAATTATGCTCCCGGACAGACTCCTGGATTTTATGCAACTACCAATGCACCTATTTCTATTGGACTTACTCTTAGATTATTAGAAATTGAATATTGGCTTAAGTCTGATTTGGCTGGAAATACTCTTGATCCTAATTATACAATTCCAGGAGTAAATACAATTAATATATATAATAAATAGGAGATTTTAGAATCGATACTTTTTTTAGTAAATTTCCATTAATTAATTATAATGGTCAACAAGTTGTTAATATAACAGAAAGAGCGGCAATTGCCAATTCCACTCTAAGTAATCCATACTTATTTTATCCTGTATCTATCGATAATAACCAAAGATCGGATCAAATGGCTCGCCAGTATTATGGTGATCCTTATCAAGAATGGTTGTTATTTTTAACAAATAATATACAAGACCCTTATGGACAATGGTATATGAATCCTTCGGAATTTTCAGATTTTATTATACAAAAATATGGGTCTTTAACATTACCTCAAATTTCTACAATGTATTTTACTAACAATTGGTATCGAGCTAATTCTAATATATCGGTATCCGCATATAATGCATTAGATACAGATTTATTAAAATATTATGAACCACAATTCGATGCATATGGGCAAATATTTGGATATGTAAGAGTTCAAGAAGATTGGACATTAATAACTAATTATTTGGTTTCTTTTAATTTTTCTACAAATATACCAAATTTTATTATAGATGAAATAGTAAATATTAATTATAGTAATAATATGTATGGATCAGGCCAAGTCGTACAATTTTCTTCTAATAATATATCAATACAACATTGCAACGGATATTTTCTTCCTAATAATCAAGTAAATTCTGTTATTAATTCTTCTTATTTTAGTATATACGGAACACAATCCAATTCAACTATAACGATTGCAAATTCCTCTGATATTATTATTAATTTATATCAATCAGTTGCCAATGATGAGCTTGTTTTTTATGATCCTGTAACATATTTTCAATACGAAACTAATAAAAATGAATCAAATAAAATAATTTCTATTCTACAATCTCAATATGTAGCGAATACTTCGGCTCAACTAACGAAAGTTTTACAATAAACTAAAGTTTTACAATAAACTAAAGTTTTACAATAAACTAAAGTTTTACAATAAACTAAAGTTTTACAATAAACGAAAGGAAAATAAAATTTCAATAGGTTCTTTTGCCCCA